TCAGCCGGCGATTCCCCAGAGAGTCGATCGTTTCCAACGACGACGCGTGACCTTGCCGGTCTCACTGGTCGTCACCTCGTCTGCGGCGTCGAGGACGCGTGGAGGCAGGCTGGCGGGACGTGGGTAGCCGAGCACTCGAGCGGCTTCGGCGGCAGCGACCAATTCGTCAGGATCGCCGCTGCGGTCGACGACACGGCTGGCCGCGATCGCACCGGTCGGCCGACCCGTCCGGCCGGTCCGCTGCTCCAGGACTTCCCAGACGACGCGGACCGGCCAGCGTTTGCGGATGCGGCCGCTGGGCAGTTGCTGATTATGTTCCGGGTTGTTGCGCTGGTCCAGGGCAGTGATCAGCGATGAGCCGCGCAGATTCTCGACTTTCGCGTAGCCGGCGATACGCGCCACGCCTGCCTGGCTGACGAGGTCTTCGGGATCGGCGGTGTAATCGACCTCGGTAAGGAGGCCGCGGCGCTCCTCGGCGCGTCGTGCAAGCCACGCGTCGAGAGCGTCCGCGTCGCACCCGTGGTCCCGGGTCATGGGCGGGAAGCCATTGGTAGACCGATGAGCGATCCAGACGTCCACGGCGCCGACGCGCACGCCGGCGCGTTCGGCAACTCCACGTCGGTCCAAGTGCTCCGGACCGTCGACGGCGGTGGTCCCGGCACCAAGGCCGGTGTCGGCGTAGTCCCACAGCGTTGCGCGCCGGAACCGGCGCCGTAGGACGTGGCCGTCGTCGTCGATCTCGTCGGCGCGGTCAAGAAGGCCTTGTGGTAGTGCCTTGTGCTGTGGGTAGCCGAGCACGCGTGCGGCCTCGTGGGTGCCCACGAGCTCGTCAGGGTCCCCGCTGCGGTCGATAGCGCGTGCCATGTGCTGATCGTGCCGTATCGCGCGACGGGTGCGCAGCCGGGTTCCCGGCCATGACGGCTGAGGCGGTGCTGTCACGGTGCGCCGGTGCACCGCCGATTCGGTGACGATGTGGGGAAGCACGAGGCCTACCTCTCCGAGACCGGTCATATGGCCCATCCAGCGTGTCTGCCAGGCGGAACACGCAGTGCCCGAGCCTGGGTGTGGGCCGGTATAGTCCAGGGCTGAGATGCCTATCTCTGGCGCAGTGACCGAAAGGCCGCTGTTCTCGGAGTGGTTTCTTGCTGAAGCGGCCGGCGGTTCTTGCCAGACGCACCCTTGTGGTGTTTCCCCCTTCGGGGTGGGCGTCGGCCGCGTTTACCTTTCTCGGTATCGCCGGGTTGTTACGTCGCGAGGCAGCATCAGACGCTGGGCGGTCCGCCAGGCGTCGTGTGATCGATGTCTGGCGGAGGTGGCTGTGCTGGCGGTGAGGTCAGTGCATCTCGATGTCATCGACGCTGACATGCATGGTGATCATGTGGGCCGACGGCGCCGTGCGTAGCGAGACGTGGAAGTAGCACGGCTCGGCCGGGTCGGGAGTGATTACCATCCGCGGCCCGTTCGCCTGGTCACCTCCGTACTCGCTCAACGCTTGGCGCACGTGACGTAAGACAGTCGCGGTGAGTTCCACGCGCGGGCGGGGTGACTCGCTCATGGGAGGCTGTCCGTCCACTCGACTGCTCCGATGTCTGCCCATCCGACCCGTCGTCCGTCCGATTCGAAGACTCGGATCCGGCCCGCCGCGTCGCGGACCGGCATTGCTCGGCCGGCACCGTGCACGGGCCAGGAGAACATCACGCCGACCTCACGCGGGTCGAACACTTCGCCCAGTGTTGGTGTGGTGGCGGAAGGTGAGGTGCCCGTCGGTGTGCTGGCGCAGTCGGTGACGGCGTCGTTCGTGAGTGGCGGTGTGCGGTGCGCGATCTCGGTGGCGATGGCGTTCTGCCAGCAGGCGAGAGCGGCCGGATCGAGTGCGGCGAGGTCGAGGTGGTGTTCCTCGACGTAGCTGGATTCGTTGGCACCCTGGTCGTGGCGGGTGGCCCAGTCGAAGTTGCCGGCTCGTTCGTCGTCGGCCGGGGGCGTGTCCGGGACGGTGGCGTCGGTCGGCCGGCCGGGGCCGGTCAATGGTCGGCCCGCGAGCTGTGCCCAGTCGGCGCGGGCCGCGGCAGCGCGCGCGGTATAGGCGTCGGTGCTGGTGGCGAACACGGTGATGTCGGTGCCAGCAGCGGATCGGGAGATCAGCAAGTACAGGGGAAAGCGCATGGTGAGGTCCTGTCTGGAAGAGTCGGCGACGCGGTCCGGGCTCGGTCGGCAGGCTGCCGTCCGGCGAGGCGTGCGGGCCGCGTCGCCGGGGGTGCTACGGGCGGGGGTGGACGGCGAACCAGATGTGTGACTGGTGGTCGTACTGCTCGCCGGCGCTGAGGGTGATGGTGTGCCAGGTGCCGGACTCACGCCGGTCGCGGGCGGTGCTGACGTCGGCGACGGGGCCGCAGACGGTGCGCGCGAGGATCCGGCCGGAATAGCCGCGCTCCCATATACCGGCGATGATGTCGCCGGGCTGCAGCTGGTCTATGCGCCTGTCGATGGGCTGGCCGTCGGGCATGGTCCAGGCTGGGGGCGGGCAGAGCGCGCGGAGCGCGGCGACAGAGTCGGCGACCGCGGCGGTGACGTCGGCCGGGGTGTCGCCGGCGGCGAGCCGGTCGAAGATCTCCAAGGTCAGCCTCGCTGCGGTGCGCTGGCCGTCGATGTGGTCGGGGCCTGGCCGGGCGGCGAGTTCGGCCGCGGCGGCGGTGACGGGCAGGCCGGCGGCGATCCGGCGCGCGGCGGCCACGTGCCGGGCCTCGTCGGCGGTGCCGCGGCTGGTGGAATCGGCGCGTGCCTGCAGGCGCTGCCACCGGTCGACGGCGACGGCATGCGCGACCGGCCACGGCGTGCCGGTGGGGGTGTCGTGCTGCTGGCCGTCGCGTCGGCGGCCGTGCACGGCGTCCCACCGCACCGGGCGGGCTTTCTCGCCGGGGTAGGCGTCGGGCCGCAGGACGCTGATGCTGGCCCGGTTGACGCGCGCGACGTGGCACCACAGCCCACCGATGTTGGCCAGGTCCCCGGGCCGGAAGTCTTCGCGTGACCAGGCGACGAACTCGTCCCGTGCGGCGAGCTCGGCGAGCACGGCCTGCTGGTGGGCGATGTCCTCGTGGATCCGTTCGGCCTCCAGCGCGGCCCGGCGCTGCCTGGCCGGGGTCGTGGCCGTTTCGGCGACGTGTTCCCAGCGGCGCAGGTCTGCGGTGAGCGTGTCGAGGCGGCGCATGAGGGCCCGGGGGTGGCCGTGGGCGTCGGCCTCGGTGCGGCGCGCGGCGGCGGCCCGCCCGGTGAGGTATGCGGCGTACTCGGATTCGGCGGCTGCTTTCTCCCGGTGAGCGTCGGCGCGCGCCAGCGCGCGCCGGTGCCGTGGTGCGCTGTGGTGGTCGGTGAGGATCGGCTGTCCAAGGGGCCAGCCGTCGCGGATGTCCCGCTCGGCGGCGTACGCGGTGGCGGCGCAGCCGGCGGCGAGACCCGCGCGGTATTCGAGCCGGGCCGCGCGAGCCCCGGCGCGGGCCGCGCGGTCGTCCTGGCGGGCGTGGGCAGGCCGCCAGAGGTCGTCGATGTGAACGGCGACGCGGTGCCCGGCGGCGCGCAGGTCCGCGGCGAGCGCGGTGATGAGCGACAGATCGGCGAAGCTGTCCCGGCTGCCGGACAGGTGCACGCCACAGTCGCGCCGCCAGGCGAGGCCGTGGCGTTCGGCGATGGGCAGGGTCCCGTCATCACGGCACCCGCCCTCCAGCCGGGTGCCGTGATGGTGGTCGTGCGCGATCGCCAGCGGCGCGTCGTCGTCGCTGGGCAGCTGCGGCGCGTACATCTCGGCCGGCAGCCGGTACGGGCTACGACCGGCCAGGTTGTCGGAGGCGTCGGTGTGTTCGGTCATCGCAATGAGATTCCTTCCGGGGTATCGGCGGGGCGCGCCGATCAGAGCCGGGCAGCGTGTCCGTGCGGACCTGCGGCCTGGCGTGGACGGGATCGCCGGTGCGTGGCGGAGTACAGGGGAGTCCGCGCGTTCTGCCGTGATAGGGCTATGCGCGGGTGATGGTGGCCCGTAGAGGGGCGGTGAAGCCGACCAAGTCGAGTGCGCTGAGGTAGAGATGGCAGGTGTCCGTGTCGATGCCGAAGCGGGCTTCCAGCACATGACAGGTGGTCGGTAAACCGGCGGCGTCGACGAAGGCGAATTCGTCGCCGCGCTTCAGGTCCTGCACCGTGAGGTAGTGCCATGGATCAGGATCGGTGGCCCTGCGGATGAGGACGATGGTGCGCATGCTGGCCGTGCGTGGCACGCCGATGTCGGGCAGGTCCGGCCAGCGCACGGAGACCGCGAAGTCCAGCGCGGCCCGCAGCACCGCGATTTCCTGGGCGGCGCTGTCCGCCTCTGCCGCCGCGCGGGCGCGGCGCAGGTGTCGACGCATCTCACGCACGGCGGCCTCTGTACCGCCATCGGCTCTGCGGGCTTTCACCGCAGTTCCTGCGCGGCGGCGATGGCGCGGTGTGCGGCATCGTGCGGGGTGTCGACGTAGGTGGGCGGTGGCGTCGTGGCGAAGGGCTGGTGTGGAGATGCGGAGAGCGCGTTCGTAGGGACTTCTTCGACGTCGATGACGTCGGCGGTGCGGCGGGCGTCGGCGACCTCGGCGAGGATCTCGCGGGCGAAGGACTCGATGACGTCGAATCCCCCGGTCAGTGCCAGGGCGGAGGACCATGGATTGCCGATGACCAGGGAGTGATCGTCGGTGAGTTCGTCGCCGAGAGCAGTCCCTGGTGGGACGATCTCGATCTCTGCGCCGCCGTGATACGTCTCGTAGCGTTGGGACATCTGAAAGCCTTTCGGAGCCGGCCGGGCGCGTCGGCACCCGGACCGGATGAGGTGTTGTCGGTTGCTGCCGTCGGCGGCACGTGAGGCGCCGCCGCGGGGCCCGCGCGGGGGCGCTCGATGCGCGTCCGTGCGGCCGGCGAGCACAGCGGGGCGCGGGCAGATGGAGACGCGGAGCGCGTGCTCAATGCACGCGGGACGCGTGCTCCCGCGGCGTGAACCGCAGCCGGGCGGGGCATGTCGTGCGTGCTCCGCCCGGCGCGGTGACGGGCTTGGCGAGGGTCAGGAAGCCGGTGCGGCGCTGACCGGTGCCGGTACCTGACGGTTCCCCTCACGCCAGGCGTCCGCGCGGAGGGTTGCGCGCAGGCTGTCGGGGATGAGCGCGTAGGGGCGCAGCCCGTCGATCACGACGGCAGGGTCGGTGACCTTCCGCCGGGTAGTGCCGACCGCGAAGATCTCATCGCCGTTGTCGACCACTGAGCCGAAGAACGTGCCGAGCGGGCCGTCCCACCCGGCGGTGACCTGCACGGCAGGTGAGGCCTTGATGGCTATCAGGGTGTGGGTGCTCATGATGGATGCCTTTCGCCGTGGTGGTTTCTGCTGTGGTGCGGCGGGGCTTGCCTCCCCGCCAATAGCTACTAATATACCTCGTTTGTGCGGAAGTGTCCAGCTCGGCTGGTGGCTGGGTTCCGTAAGGGAGGCGGTGTGGCGCGCACCGGGTGGGCGTCCGGCACGCGCCACGCTGACGCCGTCAGGCGGCTACCGGGATGGACGCGTCGAAGTCATCGTCATCGGATTCATCCGTGGGGCCGGGAGCGCTCACGAGTGCCGCGAGCTGGGCAAGCTCATCGCCGGTATCGATCGGCTCCGGCGGCTCCTCCTCACCGAACGCCAGGTCATTTACCGGGTCTGTGTCCGTCGCAGTGATGTCCGGGCCCGCCGCGATCTGCGACACGGTCGTGCTCAGTGGGGGTGTACCCGGCCTCGGCCTTCCGGCCGGACCCGCCTTCTCGATGATGATCTTTTCCACCGGGTCGAGGGCGAAGCCGTTCGTCTCGCAGAATTCCAGCCACAGCGCCACGGCGGGTTCGACGGTGCGCCACGTCGTCTTGGTGATGCGGCTTTCGATCGCGGCGGCGATCGCGGTCAGCATGATGGTGCGGCAGCGTTCCTCGGTGGCCTTGGCCGGAACGTACGCGGTGCCGGGGCGGCGCGCCTTGCCGGGATACATCAGCTCGTCGAGCATCGGCCGACCGCGCTTGGACCAGGACTCCAGCACCTCGCAGTGTGTGGTGAGCATTTGGGCGACCAGCCGTCCGACGCCCTTCGGTGCCTTCCGGGCCGCCAGCATCTGGGCGACGAACTCCCGGCGGACGGGGCTGGCGGCGTCCATGCGCCGGTTGTTCTCCTTGGTGATACGCAGGTCGGCGCGCTCGGCTTCCGACATCTTGCCGCGTCGCGCGCCGCTGATGCTGCTGTAGAGCTGGTGGCGGTGCTTGGCGTAGTCGGTGCAGTAGTAGAACTCTCGGGGCCTCGGGTCACCGGTCGTCAGGTAGATGGCGTGGCCGGGGCAGCTGCGGTGGCTGTCGGCCGTCACCGTGCGGCCGTCATGGTTGCGCAGCTCCACCAGCGGCTTGTGCGTCTTGTCGGACCAATCGGGCCGCTGAGCGAGAAGCGCCACGCCCTCGGCGCGCAGGGCGGCCCGGCGCACCTCGCATTGACGTGCGGCCTCGCGGGCGTTGTCCGCCCGCAGGGCGGCGCGGGCGAACTCGTGCGGGCCGTCTTCTGCGGCAGCGATGAGCGCCGCAGCCGCCTGCTCGTCGTCGGCGTACTCGGCGAGCTTGGCGAGCTGGGTGAGGTCGAGGCCGGTCTGGGCGGCGGAGGCGGTGAGGCTGGTGCCCATACGTGCTGCCCGGCGGCTGGCGGTGACGACCTGAGGCAGGTAGCCGGTGCTGTCGGCGATCTCGTCGTCGGACATGCCGTCCAAGGCCAGCAGCTCGAACGCGCGGGCCTGCTGCATCCCGGACGGGTCGGTGCGGTGCGACTGGCGCAGCATCGCGATGATCTGATCTCGGTCACCGGCCAGATCGTCACGGATGATCGCTTGGATCTTCTTCTGCCCTGCCTCCACGGCGGACAGGTACCGCTGTTCGCCATCGATCAGCAGGTACGTCGTGGTGTCCTCGTCTTCGCTTTCGTCTGCGTCTTTGCCCTCGCCGCCGTCGTGGTCCCCGTCGCCGCTGTCGGCCTGCGCGACGATCTCCGGGTCTGCCTCCGGGGCGTCGCTGGTGCCGAGAGAGACGACGATGACGGGCGCGAGCATGCCCTTCATGCCGCTGGTGCGCAGGTTCATCACGATGCCGGGCAGGGCGACGGCATCGGTGCGGACGTTGCGTTCGTTGACGATGACGCTCTTGACGGGGATGGACCTGTACCGGCCGGGAAGCTCCTCGTCCTGGTCCGCTTCGCCGGGCGTGTGCTGGACGGTGTCCCGGTCCTCTGTGACCGATGAATCGTGGGAGTTCGCCTCACCCTCGTCGGCGAGCAGGTCGTCATCTGCTGGCGAGGTGAGGTCATGGGGCAGTGCGGTGATGCTCACGGTGTCTCCTTGGAATCGGTTTCTTGCTGGCCGGACTCCGTCACGGGCTTGCCTCCCGATCTGGGCCGGTCGTCGTGGGGCGGTGGCGGACATAGGAGCTTCCGCCAGGAGCAGCGAGCCGAGCCGGGGGGCGTCCGGGCCGTGCTGGCTCGGACGCCCGGCCGCTGTCAGCTGGTGAGGGCGTGGATGCTGTTGGAGGCCCACCGTGCGTGCTGCGCGGTCCGCTCGGCCGCGTCCGTGACCTCGGCCCATGTTCGCCACCGGTTGTGGTGGTGCAGGACCAGGGACACCAGCGCCCGGAGGTCGGCGACGAGTCCCGCCGCGATGGGGGCCTGCGGGCAGGCGGGCTCACTGAGCCGGACGAGAAGAGTGATCGACTCGTCCGTCCAGAATCGGGTGACCCGTTCCCAGTCGGTGAGTGGGATCGCCAGGCACTCTGCCGCGAGACCGTCGCACAGCAGCTCACGGACCGCGTGCGTCACCTGCTCGCGGGCGCTCTCGATCAGCTCCAGCGACCGTGTGTCCAAGGGCCTGGGCATCGGTTGCGGCCCGCGAATCAGGTCGGCGAAACCGCGATCGCCGGAGAGGTCGGTCGCCGGGTCGTGTTCGGCGCTACCGGGAAGTAAATCGATGACCGTCAAGACGCGTTCCTTTCGGCGGTGGCTTGCCGTGTCGGCGGGGCTTGCCTCCCCGTCAATAACTAATAATATACCTTGTTTTTGATTTCGTGTCCACCTGGAATATGGAGACCCCAGGTGGATGGTCCGGTGTGGTGGGTGGTGCCGCGTCCGGGGCCCGCCCCGGACGCGGCGGCGATGATCAATGCGCCGGGCGTGAGCGGGCGCTCGCCAGGTAGACCGGTACGTGATCGGTTCCCAGGAAGACGGGGCCGTCGGGACTGTCCCAGGTGCCACGGTGCGTGTGCGGGTCCTCGCCGGTGGCCGCGATGTGTGCGGCCACGGCGTCCACGGTGCGGGCGAACTGTATCCAGGGCCCGCGACGCAGTCGTGACTTGTCCGCCAGCACCTCGTACTGCTCCCGCTCCGGGTCGGTCAGTTGGGCGTGGACGCCGCTGAGCTTCAGGCGGGCGTCAAATTCCGGAGTCACGTCGAAGTCATGAACTCCGGTCCACTCCATCTGACCATTCGGGTCCAGGCACAGCATGACCCAGCGAAAGTACGTGGACTTCGGCCACGGGTTGTTCCACGGGCTGCCGGGCTGGTGCGGGTTGGTGGTCTGCGCCATGACTCTGTGCTGCTGCCGCTTTGGGCCGCGCGTAGCGGTCTCGACCCAATACCGGATCTTGCTGACCCGGACGCCGTACCGGTGTCCGTCGATTTCGTATGCGGTGCTGCGACTGACGTGACCTCGCAGAACCCGCAATGGCGGTACGTATGCGGCGATGGAATTCGTGCCCTCGTCCATGGATGTCCTTCTCTGGTGGTCTCCTGCTGATGTCGGCTGGGCTTGCCCTCCCTGCCGAGCTGCTACTAATATACCTTGTTTGTGGGCTGAGGTCCACCTTTCTATGCCTGTTCGCCTCTTTTGTCTGAGTCGGGCGGCGTAAGGTGCCGACGAAACGCTCGCACTTGGGGCTCGTGGCCTCGCCCTTTTTCGGCCGGCGGGGGGCGAGCGTGCTCGCTCCGGTGCTGGACGGCGGCTGTCACATCCGGGACGGGGGTTTCGAGCAAAAGATCATGTGTTCTTCCGCATGATGTTTTGCTCGCCCGTCCCGGATTTGACTGACGATGGCCAGCACCCACACTTCCGGCGCAGCCGGTGGCCGAGAAAGGGTAAGGCAGCGCGGCCGAAGGCCGCTCCGGTCTACGGGACTGACTCGTTAAAGGAGCCGCGCCAGCCGGTTCATGCCGCCATGTCATCCTGCGAGGACGGGATGTCTGTCAGCGCGCCGGCCCACGTCTGCGCTGCGGCGGCGACCTCGTGCAGTGCGGCTCCAAATGGGTACGCCACGCCGATCCGCGCGGCCAGCTCGTTGCCGTCTCGGGCCATCAGCTGCGCATCGTCGAATACCCGCGCGAGCGCGCGCAGCGCGTCGGCGGTGATGCGCGCTGCGCGGGTGAAGGGGGTGAAGCAGCCGTCGAAGTGGCCGGCCCCCTGACTCCAGCCGCAGTCGGCGCACACGCCCGGGGCGTGAAGCAGCGTGTGCACCCGGGCGGCGATGGTGGAGGCGGTGTCCTGATCGGTGAACGTGATGGCGTCCTCGGTGGTGCCGTCGTTGTCGCGCATCGCGGCGACGCCCTCGCCAAGCGCGACGTATGGCGGGTCGCCGAGGTGAACTCTGCCGAGAATCACGCGGAAGTGGCCGGAGGGCGTGCGCGGGCCGATTGCCAGCATCGGACATCCCGGGGGCTGTTGCCACACCTCCATGACGTGCTCCGGAACCCCTCGCGCGGCCAGCTTCGCGATGATGTCCGGCACCGTGATGCACCTGTTCGTACCGATGACGTGCTGCATAGTGACTCTCCGAGAATCGGTCCGCCATGATGGGCGGATGAGGCATCGGCGGGCGGGGCTGCTGGCCGAGTGGAAGCGGCAAGCGGCCAGCAGCCCCTTTCGCCACTGGGGGAAGTCGGGGGCGTTCCGGGTGCCTCAGGCGGCGTCGGGTACGACCGTCAGGTGCCGCGTGGCCGGATCATCCGGCACCGGCTCGACTCTGGACTGCGATGGCGTCTCGGGGGCGGGGATCCCGCAACGGACACACCTCGACTCTGCGAACTGGTGCGCTTTTTCGGCCGCGGTGGCAGGGCAGCGCGCCTGCTGGAGGGTGCCAAGGTCGGTGCGCACCAGGCACGAGGCGCAATGACTCCAGGTCAGATCGGGCGCGGCGTCCAGCGCGGCACCGCACGCGAGGCATTCCAGACCCGCCTGCCGGACGGCCGCATCGAGCAGGCCCGCCTCGACGACGGCGCGGATGCCGACCCTGCGTACCGACCGCCAGGCTGCGGTCTTCCGCACGCGGCGCCACTGCTGCTCGCTCAGGCGATGCCGGGACTTGCTTTCCGCCGGGTGGTCGCGGTTGACGGCCAGGTGCTCTTCGACGACGCCTCGGCCAAAGAGCTGGTATGACCATCCGTAGTGTTCTGCGAGCCTGCTCACCAGGTCGACGGCGTCGGCTTCGGTCAGGGTTCGCGGTAGCTGCACGCCGTGAGGAACGGCGATGCGTAGAGATGTGGGCACGGTAACTCCGATGATCGAGGGTGGCCTGTTCAAGGCCATGCGTGACGGCGACGGGATGGGCGCGGGCCACCCCCGGAGCGCACTGGCTCCGGGGGTGGCGGCGTTCAGGCGGTCGCGGCGATCTCCATCGCCCGCACGCCCTGCATCTCCATGGCGAAGGCGGCGTCAGGATCGGTCAGTGTCTGCGCGGTGCTCGTCACCGCGTGCATGACCCCGCCGGCCGTCCGGTCTCCGCCAGCGATGAAGTGGTTGAGGATCTCCCGCTGCTCGTCGGCGGTGAACCGCAGCCGCTGGGAGACGACCTGGATCGCGGCCTGGGGGTCGCTGATCTCCCGTCCTGCCTTCCTCTCGATCTCGGTCAGCTTCCGCGTGACGTAATCCACGTCCAGGAAGCTGCGCACGGCGTCGCGGGCCTGCTTCACGATGAGCGTCAGGTTCGCCGCCCGCGTGTCCTCAGACCAGGCGATCACACCGGTATCGGCCAGCTCCGCGCCGAGATGGACAGCACCGATCATGTCCTCGTTCATGGTCATGCCGTTGGAGCAGACCCGCACCACGATCCGCGGCGTCACGGTCCATCGGCTCGCGCCGGTCTCGCCGTTGGTGAACACGAACCCGGCGAACACCGTGGGATCGTCGGCGCCGGTGGCGTCGCTGAATGGCGACCGATACCGGCGCAGCAACGCCGGGGCGAGCGCTCGGATCTCCTCCGACTGCACCCTCACAGTCATCCGCCGCTCGGTCAGGTCCGCCGTAGCGGTGACCGCCATCCCCGATTCCTTGATGCCGCGTAGCACCGCGAATAGCACATCGGTGTGATCGATGATCTTGTAGTTGGTCGAGAGGACGGCGCGGGCGACACCGACACCGTCCGGGCCGTCGGAGAAGCAGCGGACCAGGAAGCGGCGGTCTTCGAGACGGCGAAGCCACGTGTTGATGTTGGTATCGAGCAAGCCCGTGTCCTCGGCGCGCATCTTCCGCAGGTACGGCAGCGGAATCGCCAGCTTCGAGGACAAGGTGCTGTCGCAGATGCTGGTGGGCGCGTACAGGCCGCTGGTACGGGTTACGCCCTCCGGGGTGAGCAGGCTTTCAGTGTCCCGGAGCCGCAGATCGCCGTCCTCGGCGCAGATGGCGCTCGCGGGGAGCACGGCATCGATCTTGCGCTCCTGCCGGATGCGCAGGGTCTCCACGAGGGTTGGCAGCGCGGCGAGCCGCAACGGCTGCTGGAGTTCGTGCAGAAGGGCCGACATGAGGTTGCCTTTCGGTCGATGGTGTCTTGCTGGTCGCGCAGGGCTTGCCATCCCGATGCGATAACTACTAATATACCTTGTTTTGGGTCGGGCGTCAATTTGCACCACGTAGCGACCCGAGGCTGTTGATCTTGCATTCTTGTGCTGGGTGAGAGATCCATCCCGTCGGCCTGATCTTCGATCTACCGCGCCAGCGTCAGGGCTGCCGGGATCGCCGAAGGCGACCGCGAAGCGGCGCGTAGCGTCCTGGTTGCCCTGACGCTGGTGTGGTAGCCCTTTGGCGGGCCGACAGGATGGATCGTCCAGTTCGCCACCACGGACGAGGTGTGGAACGTGAAGTCGTCCATCCCGGAGGCCTGCCTCGCCGGCGAGGCGCTCCGTCGATAGGGCGGAAAGGCTGCATCTGGTCCCACGATGGCAGCTGAACGGCGTCGGACGAATCGACGGCCAGGGCGAGCGCTGACGGGTAGCGCGAGGGGCGCCGGGATCGAGGGGCGCCGGGATCGCTATGGTGGCGGCGTAGCGCGGTGGAGTCAGCCGCGAGGATATTTATGCGTGCTCTGCGGCCATGGTGCCGATAGCGGCCCAGACCCGGTGACGGTCTGACGCCGAGGATCCCTTGTCTGATCATGGTGGTGTAGCGGTGTGCTGTGCCACCAGCTCGTACGCGAGTACGCCCAAGGGGAGCAGCACGTGACCATCCTCCACCCGACCCGCCCGCCCGCCGATGCGCTGCCGGACGGGCACTGTCCGATCGTGCAGCGGGTGACGATCGCGGAGGTCCGCGATCCGGTCACCGGGCGGCCGCGCACGCTGGAAGCGGTCGACGGCAGCAGCCTGGAGATCGAGATCTTCCGGTGGCAGCTGCAGCAGCTGATGACCGGCGGCGGACCTCTACTCGGGCCGGTCCGCTACCGACAGCAGCACCGGGCACGCTGCCCACTGTGCGGATTCCGGCGCCTGCCCGGCCCGCGCGTGTTCGGCTGGTGGATCCCCGAGACCTGGCAGGCGGACACCCGCTACGACAGCGTTTCGGCCGACCGCGGCCTGGAGACGTTCGCCAATCTCGCCGAGGCCCACGCACGTACCTCCGGCCGGCTGCGGGTGATGACCCGCCAGCGCCGGATACCCGGGGCGGGTGCGGTCGTCGTGCAGGACCTGCAAGTGCCGGTCGACGGCCGCCAGCCGGACATCGGCCCGGTCTTCGTCTCCGGCACCACGCAGGTGTGGCTGTGGGACGACCTCGAGGCAGCCCGGCACCGGGACCAGCCGGATCGCATCATCCTGTCCCGCGCCGGCCGGGCCGCGCCGGTCACCGGGAGCACGGAGATCGCCCGCATCGTCGCGGCCGCGCGCCGGCCCGCCCCGTGCCCTGCCAGCACCGCGTCGGACACCTTCCGTACGACGCTGCTGGACGGGCACACGATCCGCTGGATTCCCGGCGACGGCACGCTCATGTCGATCCAGGCCCCGGACAGCACCCGGCCCGCGTACCGGCTGCGCCCCGACGGCAGCACCGAAGCACTTCCCGACGCCCCGCGTGGTCTGGTCGTGCTCGGCACCCACCGCGGCGACCGCCCGGCCCTGCACCGGCTCGGCGACTGGCTCCCCGACTACGCGCCGCTCGCCGGCCGGCTCCGTGCCAGCCACGGCACCACCATCTAACCCCTGCGGCGGCCCGCCACACCAGGAAACGGCTGCGGCGGCACCGCGGGTGGTGAGACGTGCCGGTCCGGGAGACGCCTATTGAGATCCCGAGCCCTTGAGCTCTTCCGTGAGATCGCGCGCCCGGACCGGCACCCCACACGACGACAGGACCACCATCATGAGCAGCGCACGGCAGCTGTGGGCCGGGATCGACTGGTCCACCACCCACCACGACCTCGCCGTCATCAGCCCCACCGAACCGGTCCTGCAACTGCGGGTACCGCACACCACCGACGGGCTCACCCAGCTCATCGACGCCCTCGCCGGCGTGCACCGCATGTGGCGGCGCATCCCGATCGGCATCGAGACGAACGACGGTCTCCTCGTGACCTTCCTGCGCCAGCACGGCGCCCGGATCGTCCCGATCCCACCGCAGCAGGCCCACGCCCACCGGACCCGGCACGGCAACCCGGGCCGTAAATCTGATCGCGGCGACGCCGTCCTGCTCGCCCACGTCGTCGCGACCGCCCCCTGCCGGCCGGCCCCGGACATCACACCCGCGGTCCGCGCGATCCGCACCGCAGTACGCGCCCAACGCCGCACCAGCCACAACGCACGGCTGCACACCAGCCAGCTCCGCGCCCACCTGACCACGTACTTCCCCGCCGTGGCCGTCGCCTGGCCCGGCCGCAGCGCTCTCCAACGCCCCGCACCCCGGCTCATCCTGCGGATCGCGCCCAGCCCGGCGGCGGCGCGCCGCCTCACCGTGCGCCGCCTCGAGCGCCTGCTGGAGCGCTCCGGCCGGGTCCGCGGGGTCGCTGGCGAAGCTGTCCGCCTGCACGAGGTCTTCCACGCCCCCGCCCTGCACGAGCACGCCGAGGTCACCGCGGCCAGCGCGGCGATCACCGGCGCACTCCTCGACCAGATCGCCACCGCACTCGACGCCGGCGACCGTCTCCAGCAGCACACCAACCGGCTGTTCGACAGCCACCCGCACGCGCCGATCTACACCAGCTTCCCCGGCCTCGGACCGCACCTGGCCCCACGACTCCTCGGCGAACTCGGCGACGACCTCACCCGATTCGCCACCGCCCGCGCGCTGCGCGCCTACGCCGGCGCCGCCCCGCTGACCTGGGCCAGCGGCAGCCACACGCGCATCCGCCACCGCCGCCACACCAACACGATCCTCGCCGAAACCGGCCACCTGTGGGCCTACGCCTCCCTGCGCGCCTCACCCGGCGCCCGTGCCCTCTACGACCAGCGCAAAGCCGCCGGTGACCGGCACGCCGCCGCGCTGCGCCGCGTCTACAGCCGCTTCCTCGGCCAGCTGCACCACTGCCTCGCCCACCAGATCACCTACGACGAACACGCCGCATGGTACGGCCGGGACAGCGACGCGTCGTGAACACTTCTGCTGGTCACGCGGTGGGCGGGGTCGTGCGTCACCTGGTGCGGGGACGGTCGTGTCTCGTAGGGTCGGTTCATGATCAAACCGGGGGATGAGATCGAAGGCGCCACCGAGCAACTCGCCGCGGCCGCGCTTACCACGCTGCTCGCGGATGTCCGCGCACGCGAACAGGACATGGACGTCACCGTAGTCAAGCATCGTGTGGCAGAGATCGAGGGAGATCCGGAACGGGATGCCGGCGCCGACGCGGGTGGATGGTTCGCCTGGCGGGTACGGATGTCCGACGGCCGCGACATTTTGGTGCTGATTCCCGGTGTCGAGTTGAAGCGGATGCGCGGCCCCGGACTGTCGGCTGAGGCGCCGCGCGTAGGGATCGGCACGGGGTTGTGGTGGTGGGCGGACGCCGTCGGATCACTGGCCGCTGAAGGCACGGCACTACGACCGGACCTGGTTTCACCGAAGGCCGGACCGATGAAGCCCACACTGCCGAAATGACCTGCACACCACCGTGCTCGGCGGCCACGCCGCTGCCCGACGACGGCCGGGTCAAGTACGACGACGACCCCGTACATGCACGCGACGTGGCATCCGCAGCACGTGCACCAGCTGGACGGGCAGGACCGGGCCGATCGGAGGGCGGCGGCCCGGCTGGAATCCCCACAGCGGGTCGGGATGCGCGACTGCGCGCTGCTGGCCGGTGTTCCCTCGGCGGCCACGATCCACGATGCGAAGGGCCGCTACCGATCGGGCCGCCGGATCGACCGCTGGTACGCCACCTACCACCTGCCCGGCGCCGCGGTGACCGGCCTGCCGGTCACCGGCGCAGACCACGACGGCTTCGGCGCCGGCAGGCGGGACACGGCGCCGGTCTCGGATCACCGCCCCGTGAAGGTCACCATCGGCTCGCACCAGCTCGATCTCTGAGGTGGGCAAGTAGACCGTGCGCGAGGATGGCCAGCGGCTGACCCGGTTGGTGCAGGATGCCCAGGCCGGGCATGCCGGAACGTGAAGGTTTATCGTATTGTCCGACTAGGGCGTCGGGATCTCGTTCGAGTGAAACCCGGGCGTGCCCCTCCGGTCCAGCTCTCGGTGGGCGGGCGGCGCTCGGCGCCGGGTCGAGCTGGAGCCGGGCTTCGTCCGGGTCGGGCGGTCTGGGCCGGGGCTGTTGATCGACTCGCCCCCCCCGCCGGGTCGCTATCCCGCGGGTTGGGTTAAAGGTCCTGCTGCGCGTGCTGGCCGTCCGATCGGCCGCGTCCACGACGACCGCTTGCCGAGCGCGCCATCCTCTGCGCGGGTGCTCGTGCTGGAGACCTGGCCGGCCTCCGGGGTGCGCCGGGCGCGCGGGGCCTCGTCCCGGCATGGGCTCGTGGGCACGGTCTGGGGATCACCGCGGCGGTGACAGCCGCATGTGGACGATGCCGGGGTCTCCCTTAGTCTTTGCTGGTCACGGAGGGAAAGGGGAGAAGGTGCGCGGGTGGAAACGGCTGCAGGCGTGGTGGGCCGGCTCGCCGAAGCCTGGAGAGGAGCATGTCGCCCTGCTTCCGCTGACGCCACAATTCCAGCCGGAGCAGCACGACGAGTACCTCGTACGGCTGAACGCCGCCTTGGAGCGGCCGGACGTGCGCAACATCGCGCTGACCGGCCGGTACGGCGCGGGCAAGTCCAGCATCCTGAAGAAGTTCACCGACCAGCATTCGCGACGCGCTCTCAACCTCTCGCTGTCGACCCTCGGCCCTTCCTCGAAGGGGGAGGAGAAAACGGAGGGGGAGGAGGAGTCGACCACCAACCGGATCGAGCGAGAGCTCGTCAAGCAGCTCCTGCACAGCCAGCCGCAGCGGGTGCTACCCCGGTCGCGCTTCCGGCGCATCGACAAGCCGCACCTTCTCCGGGGCGTCATCGTCGCGACGGCACAGGTCACGGCGGTCGGGCTGATCCTGTTCCTCCTCGGCGACTTCCCCCGTCTGACGGGCGCCACCAAGAACCATCCGTGGCCGGTGAGGGCCGGTGCGGTCCTGCTGTTCGGGCTGCTGATCGTGGCCGCGCTGACGTGGGTCAGGCAGGCCCTGCACAACCGGGTCCTATCCTCGGTGTCCGCCGCCGGCGCGACCATCGCGCTGGGGGCGCAAGAGGTCAGCTACTTCGACAAGTACCTCGACGAGATCATCTACTTCTTCGAGTCGACGACGTACGACGTAGTCGTCTTCGAGGACCTCGACCGGTTCGACGACCCGCACATCTTCGAGGCGCTGCGCGAGCTGAACACACTACTCAACACCTCGCACGCGGCGCGGCGCCGGACGTTCCGGTTCATCTACGCGCTGAAGGACAGCATCTTCGAGGGCCTGGGCGCCGACACTACGGGGCCGGACGACGCCGCCTCGGCGGAGGCGGTGCGGGCGAACCGGACGAAGTTCTTCGACCTGGTCGTGCCGGTGGTGCCGTTCATCACGCACCGCACGTCACGGGATCTGCTCACCGGTCTGCTGGCCGCGCAGGGCGTCGTTCCGGTGGCTCCGGACCTGGTCGACCTGGTCGGCCGGCACATCGTCGACATGCGGCTGCTGACGAATGTTCGTAACGAGTACGTGGTGTTCGCCGCCCGCCTGATCACCGCGAAGCAGGGCGTGCCCCAGCTGCGCGCCGACGCGGTCTTCGCGATGATGGTCTACAAGAACATCCACCTCGGCGACTTCGAGCAGATCGCGTTGGGCCGCAGCGACCTCGACATGCTCTACTTCCTCAGCCGCGCCCTGGTGAATCAGTCCATTGCGAAACGGCGCACCCGCCTCAGCGAGATCGCCGGCTCCGAGACGCTCGCCCGCGCCCTCCAGGACAAGCCTGAACAGCTCGGCCGGCGCCTGAACTGGTACGTCGACGCCCTCCGGCGCTCCACCCCCTATAGCCACTACACCCGCGCTGACTATGCGATCGGCACTCAGGCTTTCACTCCCGCCCAGGCCGGCACCGCGTCATTCTGGCGGGCGGTGATCGCCGACGGAAACGGGCTGACCGTGACCCTCACGCATCATTACGGCTCGCCTCAGCAGGTGCACATCCCGGTGACCGACATCCGCGAGCTCCTCCTGCCCGAGGTTGACCTGGACGACTGGGACTCCCGCGAGCGTCAGGAACTGGACGCCGAACGTGAGCAGGTGAACGCCGAGATCGCGGAGCTGCGGAAGGCCGACTTCGCCGACCTCGCCGCGAACCCCGCCTTCACCCTTGTCCGCGGCGACGTCGAGGTCCCCTTCCAGGGACTCCTCAAGAAGACGATCGGCTCCGAAGTCGCCCGTGACCTGATCCGGCGCGGCTTCATCGACCAGAACTTCGCACTCTACGTGGCCCACTACTACGGTGAGCGCGTCTCCGCCCGCGCCCTGAACTTCATCGTGCAGCACGTCCAGCCCAACGTCCCCGACACCTACTACGCCTTCGGCGGAATGGCCAACGTCGCAGGCGTTCTGCGGGAGACCAAGGCGGACTTCCTCGACCTGCACAGCGCCTACAACATCGAAATCCTGGACTATCTGCTGGCCAACCAGGACTCCGGCGCCCGGACCGTCCTCGGCCGCCTGACCGGGATCGACGGCCCAGCCGAGCGCGACTTCCTCCAGGCCTACCTGAGCGGCGGAGAGCAGGCCGCGGAGGCCGTCCGGTACCTGTCCGGCACATGGTCGCCGATCCTGAGCCGGATCCTGGAGGCGGCGGATCTGCCGCCGGACCGCCGTCTCGATCTGGTTGACGTGGCCGTCGCGCACGCCGGCCCGGACCTCGGCTGGCAGATCGATGCGCCTGTGACCACCTACCTTCAGGACAACTACACCCGCCTGCCCTGCCTGACCCAGCCCGTTGACCCGACCTCGGCAGGCAACGCGGTCGCGCTGCTCGGGCAGGCCCGGGTGGTGATCGACGACCTGGCCGTCCTCGACGATGGCGTTCGAGCGTTGGTCGTCGCCGACAGCATGTACACCATCACCAGCGGAAACCTGCGTAGCGCGCTGCACGATCCGCCGACTCTGAGCCTGGACACCATCAAAGCGATCGACTCCACCGTCTACGACTACTGCGTCGCCCAGCCCGCCGACTACCTCGACGCGGTCGACACCGACGCGCCCACGACGGTCACGGTCGCGGACCCCGGCACGTTCGCAGAGATCGTCACCGACATCTCCGACTGGGAGACCGGCCTGACGGAGCGTGCCTGCCGCCAGGCGGCGCAGACGTGCCGGATCGAGGACATCGCCGACGTACCCGCGCAGGTCTGGCCCGCGCTGGCCCGCTCCCGGCGGTTCCCCGCGACGGTGACCAACACCGCCGCCTACATCGACCAGACCGGTGAGGTCGACACCGACCTTGCCGGGCTGCTCGTCGACGCGGGCGCGATCACGGCTCGCGCCGGTGAGCCCGATACCGTCGGCGCGCAGGAGATGCAGGTCGCGGTCGCGATCCTTCGCAGCCGCAAGACGATCCCCGACCCCGGGACCCGAGCCGCGCTGGTCGCCTCGCTCGACCTGACCGAGTGGGTCGCCGCGAGCGACATCGAGCAGGAGAACGGCCCGCTGCTCGGCGAACTGCTCCGCCAACGGATCTGCAACGACACCGCCGGGGTGTTCCAGCGATTCGCCACCAGCGACTGGGAGACCATCCGGCACGGCATCGAGTCCTCGGCGAACTTCGCCGACTTCGTCACGCCCGCCCTGCTCGACCCAGACATGACGGCCCGGTTGCTGGGCAGCACCTCTATCAGCAAGACGCTCCGGCAGACCGTCCTGTCCCGGCTGGACGAGTTCGTCCCGACCGGCCACCACGATGCGCTGCGGGCCGCCGGGCGCTTCGCCGCGACAGCCCAGGTGCCGGTGACGCCCGCCCACCTGGAGCGGATCGCCCAGGCAACCCACGATGCGCAGCTGGTGGTTCCGCTGGTCGACCAGCCCGAGAACACCTTCTCGGCCGATGAGATCCTCACCGTCCTCGCGCACCTCGGCGGCCCGTACGCCGACCTGTCCACCCCTGACGCGACACCGACGTTCCCCAATGATGCCCACCACCTGCGGATCCTCAAACGGCTCGAACAGGATGGACGGCTGTCGAAGGTGACCCAGCGTCGGGTCAAGCCCCAGATCGACGTCACGGTCGCCTGAACGCTCGCCCGACGGGAGACTAGGTGCCCGAGAACACGGGCGAGGACCTGAACGGGGCGCTGCATCCGCCGTGCGGCACACGCGCTCACCGACATCGATCACGATAAAGATGCTGTCAGGAACAGAGCGGCGGAACACGTCATGTGGGATCGAATGCCGCGATGCGTTAATCTGCCGCGTGGATGCGCGGCGATTGGCCACTTGTGCCGCGAAGGATCACGTCGGCAGGACGTGCGTCAGCCTGTCGGCAGGCAATGTGTCGCCAACCTTATGCGCTCTGGCGATTGTCTATCCGGGCTAATTATTCTAGAACGGCCCAAATCCGACACCGAAACGTACGAGTGAGCAAATTTATGCTCTCCGCGATGCGATCGTGACAGATTGTGTGCGCAGGGAGCTGATGCGGAAAACGGGCGTAGTGCCGCGCGGTATCCGACTGTCGGTCATGGCGTGTCGGGATCTACCGTGAATCCGGAGACCTGAGAATGTCGATGGGGTGAGAGCGATGCCTGCCGGGTATGAGCCGACGACGAGCCAGGCGGCGTCTCCACGCGACCGCGGACCGACTCCCCGCCCGCCCGCGCCGAGTACCGGTGGCTGCGCATGTGGTGGCGCGTTGATCGGTGTGCCGGTGCTGTACGAGCGCAGCCGGCTCGCCTACTCCTCCCGGACCTCCTCCGTGAGCGCCACCGGCATGAGCTGGCAGCACACGCAGACCGGCGTGGCGATCACGGACCTCGGCGCGCGGCTCGCACCGCCACGAGCCCCCGGATCATGGGTGCTGCCGGCGATCGTCGCGCTCGTGGGCGTCAGCGGGCTCGCGCTGGCCGCAGTCGTCTCTGCCCTGTCGGTGCTGACGGGTGAACACACGGGTGGCGTCGGCCTGCTGGTCTGTATGTCTCTTGGGCTCGTCCTGCCGTGCGGCGCGATAGGCGCCCTTCTGTGGCGAACGGAGCGCGGGATCGGGCCGACGATGATCGCCGCGCGGCGGCTGTGGGCAGCCAGCCACTTCTGCGAGAAATGCGGTTGTACGACTCTTCCCGACGGCCGCAGAATCGGACCCGGTCGCATTGCGCCCGCGCTCATCCGTGCCGTGTGAACACCGGCCTGACTGGGCCGGCGAGAGCGGGCCCGCCGCAACCGTGCAAGCCGTTCGGACGGAAGGACGGTTTCGCGCTCGTTCCGGGATACGGCCGCGTCACGTAAATACAGCCGGCACCGCGGGAACGACGCTCGCCACACGAACAGTCGGGCGACGGCGACGTTCTCGACCGCGAGTAGCCCGCGAATCAGACACGGTAATATTGCACAGGGGCGGCGCCCTTTACTCAGTCTCCCGCAAAGACGTCGGCGCCGTCCCGCCACCGCACCAATCTGGCGCTCAAGACCACTCACCGTGCGGTGAGCGTTACACCCATATACGTCTCCGTCATGTGGTCAACGTATCGTTGACCACATGGCAGATCCGACAGGTCCGGTCCGCGTCGGCCGACGGGTGCGTATAGAACCTGACGGCCGGCGCGGCTCCGTCGCCGGCGCGATCCCCGGCACGGAAGATGCCGAGATCATGGTTCTCCTAGATGCCGGCACGATAGTCGCCGTGCCGGCATCTGAGCTGTCATCGCCCGAGCACCTGGTCACCAACCCCGCCGACACCGCGGGTAGTAGGAGCGATTGTCGGAGGGCCGAAGGACCGCATCGATTCTTTCGCCGCGCGGCTCCCGCGATCCTCGCAAGCAGGCTAGCGGCATGATCACGGCGGTGATCGGCACTATCTCCGACGTGCTGCCCCCGATTCCCTTGCGAGATCGAGGATGTGTGGCTGCTGGCTCCTGGTCACCAGGGTCTCCCGGTAGGGGACTACGGCGAGCGGATCGCGCGGTCGACGGACATAACACGATCGAGTATCGTCTGCGCGCCGCTGTTGGCCCGGCAGCCGGGCATGACCGGCCCATCCGGATAGAGGATCGCGGCCCGACCCGGCACGGCGGTCCATGCTGATGTTCCTTGCCGCCAGCGCCGCAGACCTGAAGGGACCATGGCGACGGGGTAGGCGACGAGCGTGCCCAGGTTCGCGTGGACGCGGTGTTGCAGGACAGGGTCTCCGATGGCGAGATCGCTGATGCGGACCACCGGACGGACGCTTCGAATGTGGGCGTCGGCGCGATCGTCACGCTGCTGTGGTGGTAGGAGAACTCCTGCACCACGGCTCGGACTCGTCCGAGGTCGCCGGTGCGGATCGAGACCGCCTGCGGCGGCCGCGCGGACATCCACGATCGGCAACGGCCGCAACGGCTCGACTTGCCTCCACCCGATGTATGCCCGCACGTCGACACCGGGGCCGGCCAGGCGCGGCCCGAGTGGTGAGTGCAGCAGCATGGCCATGTGTCGCACCCCGGTCGCCAGCCCAGTGTCCTGGCCGGTGACCGATCGAGGCGAGGCGACGGTTCAGTTGGTCGGGCTGGTGCTCGGCGTCGCACTCGGGTCGCTGTCCGGCGTGCCCTGCTCCGGGCCGTGGCCCTTGCCCGGCCAGGCCGTCTGCGAGGTGACGGTGCCGAGGTCGGCGGAGACCTCGAACATGACCTTGTCGCTGTTTTTGGTGCCGAAGACGTCGTAGGAGCCGTCTGGGTCCTTGCGGACGCTGGTGACGGTGACCGTGGAGTCCTTCGCGGTGACCGCTGCGGTGACCTTGGTGGCCTCGTCGCCGGTCACCGCCGTGTCCGTCGATCCGTCCCGGCCGCCGCCCCCGCCGCCGTGGCCACGGCCGGTGCCCTGCGTGACCGTGCTGAGGTCGGCGGAGACCTCGAACATGGCCTTGTCGCTGTTTTTGGTGCCGAAGACGTCGTAGGAGCCGTCTGGGTCCTTGCGGACGCTGGTGACGGTGACCGTGGAGTCCTTCGCCGTGACCGCGGCCGTGACCTTCGTGGCCTCGTCGCCGGTCACGTCGGTGTGCTCGTGACCCTGGCCGGGCGTGCCGTTCGACGAGTCCGCGGACGCGGACGGGGTGGGCGTCGCGGTCGCGGCGCTGGCCAGGGTGGCCCCGCCGAACACGAGGATTCCGGCCGCGGCGGTGCTGGCGGCGACGAGACCGATCTTCTTGAGCTTCAAAAGGTGCCTGCTTCCCTCAGCCTGGGACCGGCACCGTGCCGGTCGAGCTGATACCCAGATTCGCGGCTCATCCTGTGCCTGAGCTGTCACGGCGGTGCCGTTGACCTGGAAGAACAGGTGCGATTCGGGTGCCGGGGACTTGAGACCGTGCTTCGGCCACGGTCGACGCGGACATCCACGGTGCGGCCGAACGCCGCGCAGAGCGCGCGACGGGGCTGGGCCGTGGGTCACGAAGAGCATCTTGGACGACCCCATTGCCCGCTGGGCCGACCGCCGCCGCGGGTGAGCTGCATCCGGTTCACCCGCCCGGTGCGGAGCCGCGCCTGCCACGGTATGTGGCCGGCAAGCGGCGGGAGTCGTGGCTGTGTGCTGTGGGCCGAGACGGTAGGGCAGCGGTTTCGCCGACCGGGTCGTCGACGCCTCAGCGCGTCCTGGCGGCATGGAATACCGCGTCGGGTGACTGTTCGCTCTTCTTGGCCAGGGCACGGTGCCGTCCGGGCCGATGCCAGGGTGCAGGGTCCGGGTGCTCTGCTGTGGACATGGACCAGGCTGGTGTGAAGCGCGCGCTGCTCTTCCTCTTCGCCGGTGGCGCCTGCGTGGTGGGTGTCGTCTTCGCGGTGCGGCATCCTGATCAACTCGCCTGGGAGCTCGTACCCGGCGTCCTCGTCGCGGCGTTCTGGCTTTTCCTCCGGGTGGTGGCCCCGCCCCGGCTGTCCTGCCCGCAGTGCGGCGACCACACGAAGATCGTGCGGGGAACCTCGGCGGCGGGTCATTGGCGCAACTTCGCCGGCGTCATGCTGGTGATCTTCTCCTCCCTGTTCGGGCCGATCGTCACCATCGGCGGCTGCACCGATCTCCAGCAGGGCAATCATGACAATCTGCCGCTGCTCTTCACGCTCGGCCCGACCGTTGTTCTCGGCTTCCTCCTCGGCCTGCACTGGGTCCGCCACTACCGCCGTCAGCCGCCGGTACGGTGCAACGCATGCGGATACCAGTGGCCGGCTCTGCGCCGTACCAGGTAGCGCTCTCACCCACGGGCCGAGCTTCTCCGCCCGCCTCCGGCGAGCTGCGACAGGCTATGGCTTCGCGGACGGCGCGCGGACAGGCCGGAGGGTGCGTGCTACGAGCGGATGCGGTGTGTGGGCACGCTGGCCGCGGTCAGCATCGACGCGAGCGGCCGGAGGTATGCGTGTAGAAGACCGCGACGTGGTGCACGTCGGCGAGGGCACAGACTGCGGCGAGGGTGCCGATGCTGATCGAGTCGATGGTGCCGATGTCGGCCAGCGCGACCTCCAGCCGTAGCGGGCGTGTCCTGCGTACCGCGTGGACAAGAGTCTGCCGGAGCACGCCGCGTCATCGGCGCCGACGTCGCCGTGCGGGGCGATGACGAGGGTGCCGTCCGCGGCTGTTGTCACGTCGAGGGCGGTGTCCACGGGTAGTTCCGCCTTCCGACGCCGGACGTCCACAAGGGTTCAGGCTAGGGGCTCGGCATCGACGCGTCGACCGGCCCGGCCGTCGAGTGTCATACCGGATCGGTCACGGCACACGCCGTCCCGCTCGCCCGACGCGGTCTGCAGCCCGAGGTCGGCCGCGGGTACGGTCGCCCATCGTTTGTGGGTTGGCGGATAGTCGTTCGGCCTACACGATGGTCGATTTTGCCTACGCTGTGGCCGAACCCCTCCTTGGATGTCCTCGCCTGCATCCCCCTGCACGCCGAGGGCGTCCAGCTGTGGCCCCTCCACCAGATTCGGCGGAGGGACCACAGCGCAAGGCCGCATCCACAGTGGGACCGGCCGACAGCCCGCAGGCGGATAAATCCCGCACGGTGGGCACTTGCATCGGAACTCGCGCTGCTCACGGGACTGAATGGGCCGCGGCGGCAGAACCGGCCCGGCGGCCGTCGGTGACGGCGTCATCGTGCAGGACGCGGTACCAGCGGTGGTCGCCGCGGGAGGCGGCGTGGACCTGCCAGCGCCCGTCCGGCTACATGTGCTGAGGGCCAGGCTGGATCTGGAACCAGCGGTGCCGTTATGGGCGCTCCACCACGGCTCCGTTGCCTGACCGCTGAACGCGAGACAAGCCCAGACTGGATGCATCGAGCCCGGCAGCACCAGCGACGCGGCATCGCTGCTGGATTGACCCTTCGCAGGTACCTCACCCGAATCGTGGGGTCCCGCGACTGCTGTAACAGGTCCTGCCCTGGCCGGATGACAACCCGGTCTGGTGCCCTCAGGCCAGCCATCCGGATCGAGGAGGCCGGTGATCTCGCAGACCTCGGCGTGTTCACGCATGTCATCGTCGGTATCGATGGTGGGAACCCAGTCGGTGGCGGCCTGGATCGCTTCCCGGACGGGGACGGTGATCGCGGCACCGACGCTGAACCGAATGTCATGATGCTCCTGGCGCAGCGACCGGGTGTGGGCGAGGAGCCGTGCGTGGACCCGGCCGCATCCGAGCGCAGCAGGATCGGGGTCCCGTGCCGGACGTCATCGGGTATCTGGGCTAGGGCCTGGTCCAGGACGGTGATGTGGTCGGTGGTGTTCGATCCGGCCCGGCCCTCACATAGCAGGCTGGCGAGGGCTTCACCGGTGTTGTCCAGGAAACATAGCAATGGATGGAACCCGAACGCCTCCTTCCAGGTCTGGGTCGCTGCTTCCTTCTCGGAGTGACAGATGACCATCGTCGCGTCGATATCCAGGACCAGCCAGTCAACCTGCCGCCCGGCGACCGCAGCCTGGGGCAGGTCACCGCGGACGTCGGCGTGCTGGGCCCAGGTAAGTTTACGAGCCTGGGCACGGGCGGCCCGCAGCGCGGCCAGGGAGGTCTCGTCGAGCCGGGACAGCAGCCGCCACGCGGCCGGATCCGACGCGACCGGCCCGAACAAGGCCCGCTGATCCCGCAGCACCGTCAGGTCCGCGATCGCCTTACCGCCATCGGCGAGCGTCACGGCGAGATCGACAGCGATCCGGCCTGGGTCATGCCCGCCCTGCCGCTGCCGCAACCCGGCGAGAGCATCACCGAACGCGCTGGCCAGACCGGTCGCGTCCGCCAGATCGGTGAGCAGCCGGGCACCTGCATGACCGACCACACCCCGGCCGCCGCCGGTCACCGTAACCTTCGGACGCGTTGCGGTAGTCTGCACCCTGCAAGTGCCTTTCGTGACAGAACAATGTGGACCCTCAGCAAGCCCTATTGCCTGATCGGAATGCACTTCTTCATTTCTGCCCGGCCCTTGGATAAACCCTTAACGAAGGGGCCGAGGCTAGCCCTCGTTTTCTGGTCATGATCAAGAATGGCGGCCGTGCTACTAAGTTCGATGCAGGCCGGGGTGCGCGAGCGTGGGCCGGCCTGCATCGTCAATCGTTAGTCGGGTGGTTTCAACGTTCCGCCGCTGATATTCCTCCATGATTCAGACGACCACTCGCGCAGCAATACCTTTGCGAGGTCCGGGCTCGATTCGGCAAGAGACATTACGCGCGACATGCGTTTCTTTAGCTTGTTTGCGGCTTCTGGCCACCGATTTGTTGCGGGACTGTTGACCGCCCGCAGGAAAGCCTCTCTTGCACCGGTGACATCATCTTTTAGGAGTAAGATGTAGCAGATCTTTTCTAGATGGTAAAAATTGGCAGGAGCGGAGTGGCTTCTCTCCCAAATTTCTGTTAGATATCCGTCGATTGTGGCGATTGACTTGAAGTAGGGCATGGCCTCGGCTTGGACAATGTTCAGCACTCGGGTCATGACTGGTGCCGCTAGTTCGACGTTTTCTGGAACTACTAGTGGCTCATTTTCTGGGCCATTCGTGAGGGTATGAAAGAATGGCCCTTCGAGTTGTGTTGCCGGAATCGGCAGAAGTTGTACTAGGCGCTCGACGGTGAACCAATTCGCCTTGCTGTATTGGCTCACGTACAGCGCGCAGATGATCCATTCGTTCTGGCTGTGGTGGAGCAGGCTGCCAGATACCGTCCAGCTTCCGGGTAGGTGTGGGGCGAGGTACTGCTGTGCGCAGGCGCGCCACAGGTCGGTGCGCAAACGAGTCTCCGAAATTCCGATTCTCATGTTACGGGCAGTAGAGTCTTACCACGGGAATGTCGTCGAATCCGAACGGCAACTCCCTGAACAGGTCCCTGACCCACTCCCTGCGGATAAGCCCAAGGCCGGATTTCAGATCAAACACAACCTCTGGCGTGTCCTCCGTGGCACCGAATATGGCATCTGGATACCTGTGGTCGTACTGGCGGGGGCCTGGTGGTTTGGGAATCCCTTTACCGCTGAAGTAGGCGGTTTCGCCGAACAACTTAGGGTTTGTCTTTCTGGCAATCTGCACGAGGTCCTCGAACTCTTCGTGAACGAGTTCACCCCAGGCTGATTTGGACAGCGATCCGCGCGGTACCGATCTGCAGGCCTTGGCGGCCAATCCTTGGAGCCGGAACTTCATGGCGAGCTGCTCTTCGTTGAGCATCGGTTGGCGCCCACCTGGGAGGGTGTGCAGAAATTGCAGGATGGACGTCGTTATGTCAACATACTTGAGTACGGTCTCCGCGGCGGACTCTGTCTTGGCCGTGTCGCAGTCGTTGATGTCCCTGGCATTCTCGACGCAATATGCCTCGATGTAGGATGCGGTGAAGTCTTTCCTGACGGTCCCGTCAAGATTGAATATTCGCTGCCAGTCGACAATAGTCTTGACAAGATCGGCCTCGAAATATTCCGGCGTCCGTCCGGTTATTTCGCTGCGCAGGGCGTGCCACCAAGTGTAGCCCCCGCCCTCATTCTCGTAGAGGCGGTGCGACAAAGTGTATATTTCGCCGCAATTGGAGGTGCAGAGCTGTGTTTGCGGGTCCCATGTCAGAACCTTGCCGGAGGGGCCGGGTACGTACGCCGCCTCGAAGCCCTCCGGTATCAAATCCATCGGATTTCCCTCGGGTACCAGGGTGTAGTTGTTCCTGATGTCGATGGAATTCATCGGGGCATCTGGCTGGGTAGGGCCGCCTATATCGATGGACCGTGTGCCGGCTTTCGGTACCGAGTTGGTTGGAGGAGTTAAAAGGCGATCGATTGCAGTGAACGGATCCTGTGCGCGCCGGATCACTGTCTTGGCTTCAGTGGAGTCGGCAATCAGTAGGGTGTCGCCCGCAGTAGTTAGGCCAACAATGCTGGAGAAGCCGGCGTGGTCTGCGCCTCCATCTTGCTGCACGGACTGTTGAGTGCCGGCAACCTCATTGACGATTAGGCTGCTCTTGCCAATCTCGACGAGAGTGGTGAAGCCATAGGGGGCGGATGCACTTCTGATTCCTGCGTACAGCGAGTTTCCTGCCGAGACGAGGACAGAGGGCGGCCGGTATCTGCCAGGTCCGTCGCAGGCCCAGTATCCCCTGCAGACGGGAAGCCTGGCGGCAGTGGTCTGCGCCCGGAGGGTGTCGAGGGCGATGCTGTAGAGCGTGCCGCCACGGCCGTCCAGATGCCAGACGTATTCGCTGTCAGCGGCGATCGGTCCGGGATAGGGCGTCGTGCCGATCTCGGTGCGCTGATTGGGGCTGCGTAGGTCGTGCCGGTAGATCGTTCCGCTGTTTGAGATCGCGTACAGGAACTCGCCGGCTACCGTTCCGTAGTCGTACCTGTCGGGTGCGATGTAGGTGGTGGCACCGGTGGTGGAGTCGATTCTGCGGGGCCCGCATTCGGTGTCGACGATGTAGATGTAGACGCCGTCGGTGCCCATCATTCTGAGGAAGTGGCTTCCGAACCGGACGGCGGAGCCGGTGGAACTATTGGTGCAGCCGGTGGCTGCTTGGTCGCCGGCAATTGGTGTCACCGCGCCGGTGGCGGGGTCTACCCGGACTACCCGGCGGCCGTCGATGGCGACCACGCTTTTACCGAGCATGGCGATACCGCCGGTCTGCAGCGACAGGTATGGAGACGGCAGTAGTGAAATCCCTCCCACGGTGGACACGACCGCTGCGTCGAGCTCAGGCCCTGCGGCCGGGGGCGCGAAGGTGCGGATATCGGTGGGCGTGATGACCTTCAGATGCGTGACCGTCGGCTGGCTGTCGACGATGTAAAGCTTGCGGCCGTCGGCGGCAATGCCGGCGATCTTGTTGAAGTTGAAGCCGTCCTGGCCTCGGTCGCCGCCATCGATGTGCTGCACCTTGCCGTCGGCTTTGGCGATCCGGACGAGCTGGTGCGGGCTGGAGGAGTCGCGGGCGAAGTGCAGGTTGGCGTAGAGGTAGTCGCCGATCGACTGCAGGCGGTTCAGCCCGCCGGGGAACGCGGACGGGATGGTTACGTCCTGGCCGGTGGCGATGTTGAGGCGGTGGAGGCCGTCGGCTAGCAGGTACCAGATGCTGTCGGTGTCCGCGGTGATCGCGGTGATCGGGAAGCCGGTGCTGAGGCGGCGGCGGTTGGCGATGTGTCGTAGGTCGTGTTGGAAGAGTTCGTTCCGGGTGGTCATGCCATACAGGTAGTGCCCGGCTACGGTCGCGTACCGGTAGCCGCCGGCGAAGGTGCTGGTGGCTCCGGTCCCCGGGTCGACGCGGTGGAGCCCGCACGGGCCGGTGAGGTAGATGTAGGCGCCGTCGGTGCCGGCCATGCGGAGTTCCTGCGCGTTGGTGAGCCGCACGTCGCCACCAGTGGCGCTGTCTCGGCAGCCTTGCTCAGCAGCCGATCCGGCGGCGGTGGTGACCTCGCCGGTGGTCAGGTTGACCCGCGCGAGGCGGTGGCGGTCGATGACGTAGGCGGCGCCGCCGGCCACGGCCACGCCACCGGATGATTCCCAGGTCTCGGTGCCGGCGAGGTCTCCGGAGCGGGTGAGGGTTTCCGCGATACCGGCACCGAGCTGCGGGCCCGAGATGTTGGCGAAGGTACGCACTCCGGTAGGCGTGATCGTCTTGAGGTGGGTGGCCGTGGGCGCGCTGTCGACGAGGTAAAGCTTCTGGCCGTCGGCGGCGATACCGGTGATCTTAGTGAAGTTGAAGCCGCGCTGGCCCTCGTTGCCGCCCTCGATCTGCTGGGGTTCGCCGTCGGTCTTCGAGATTCGGACCAGCTGGTACAGGCCAGCGTAAGACTGCATGACAGCGGCGTAGAGGTAACCGCCGATTGTCTGGATGCGGTGTACCTGGCCCGGCAGCCCCGTGCGGGTGGTGACGGTGACGTCCTCGCCGGTGGCGATGTCGACGCGGCGCAGCAGGGTGCCTTGGGAGTACCAGACGCTGTCGTTGTCCGCCGCGATGGGGGTGATCGCGTTGACCTGGCCGATCTGGCGCCGGTTGGGGAAGTCCTGAAGGTCGTGCTGGAAAAGCTGACCAGAGTTGTTGACCGCGTAGAGGTAACGCCCGGCCACCGAGGCGTGCTTGTAGTACTGGGGGAAGGTGACGGTCGCGCCGGTGTCGGGATCGACACGCTGCAGGCCGCAGTAGCCGACGGTGTAGATGAATGTGCCGTCGGTGCCGGCCATGCGGAATTCGCCCTGGTTGTAGAACCGGACATCCGCGCCCGTGGCGGCGTCGCGGCAGTCTTCCTGGGCGGCGACGCCCGCCGTTGTCGTGACCTGCCCGGAAGTGAGATTCACGCGCGCGATGCGGCCTCGGTCGATCACGTATGCCGCGCCCTTGACGACAGTCACGCCGCCGGACCAGTCATAAGTGCCCGTGCCGGGGAGATCTCCGGAGCCAGTGACAGTCTCCGCGATGCCGGCCTCGAGTTGCGGCTCCGAAGCCGGCGTCGGGAACACCTGGGTGACCGTCGCGCGCGCAGGTGTTGCCAGCAGCGTGGCGAGCAGGGCCGCTGATGTCAGCGCGGCGATCGACATCGCGAAGCGCCGGCGGCTGCTGGGGGGCAGCAGCTTTCTGGTGGATGCCGATATGTCGGCATGTGTAATCCGCGGCATTTCCGCAGTACCTCCCATGATCGCCGGTGATACTACGGTCTTCTATCGTAAATCCGACATAAACGATTGATCGGATGTACTGCCCATTCACCCGATGGCTTTCACATCCGCACCGCTGACCCCAAGGCGGGCGCAGGTGGGGGGACGGCAGTAGGCAAGACCGCATCGACGCGGTGCGTAACGCCCTGCAGACGGCGTCCCTGCGGGATGCCGCTTTCGTGTCCCAGTTGGCCCATCTGTGGGAGGCCGCGTGGTGGCCGCGGGTCGGCAGGCGGCGAGGTGCACAACATACGTCGGTGGACATCTCGCCTACGCCTATACGTCGCCGGGCGGTCCCGCCGACGCTCGCTGAGGTCGGCTACCTGACCGGGTGCGATGGGGCGGCCGCGCCGACGCTGCCGAGATCATGCGGCGGGTCGACGGCCACGGCGAGGTGGTCAGAAGGCCGTGGGAGACCGTGCTGGCGATCGCCGCGCTCGTACGGTGCGCGCCGCTGCTTGCCGTGCGCGGGCTGCTCTTCGGAGCCTTCACCGACCTGCTCAACCGTGAGTTCCCCCTCCCCGCCGCGCTGCTCGGCACGGCCGCGCGATCGGGCTCATCGCCACGGTGATCACCCTGGTGCTCCTCGCCCACGTCGAGTCGAAGAGCGGTGACGGCGGCCCACGGGCGAGGCCCTTGATCACGATGGACTCGCCCGGCATCGAGATCAGCTACCAAGGTTGTCGGGCAGCCAGGCGGTGATCGCGCCAGTGGCACCGGCGAGAAGGCCCGTGAGCGCGGCCAAGGCGGCACATCCTTTCTTGACGTTCGGTCCGTCCGGGCGCCGCAGGGCTGGGGCCATCAGGATGCTCCGCCCGGTGTCTGAGCCGAGATACGGAAGCCGACGCCAGCTTCTATCGCAGGCGGACCCAGCGCTCCAGGTCCCCGAGGGCCGGCACCTCTGACGTGTCGTACCAGACGGCCAGGCTCATCCGCTGGACGTAGTCGAGGCGGTGGTAACCACCCTCCGCCCCAGTCTCACCCAGCCGCAGACACGCCCGGCGGCACCTCGCCCAGGTGAGTGACGTGCGGTCATCGAGACCAAGAACCCCGCGCGCCAACGGGCCACCAGCTCCGGACCGCCCTGCGCGATCCCGACCTGCCAAATCCGACATCATCCGGCAGGCGCTCGGTCTGCTTGCGCCAGACCGCCGTACGTTTCTTCTGCCGGTAAAAGTCGACTGACTACCACCTCGTGCCGGATCCGGGCGGTGATCTCGAGCGGGCCGCGGTTGACGTCCCCGATAGACGGAGCGGCTGAACTGCGAAAGGTAGCCCAGATGGCGCGCTTGTCCGCCATCTATCCATTTACCACGGGCCGGAGGCGGGAACCAAAATTCGTTCCATTTGATTTGCACCGCTGGTCTTCTTTTGTGGCCCTGTGTTTAGCTCGGTGTATAGCGGCGTGGAACTGAGGCTTGCTGCGGGGGTGGAGAAAGATAGTGGACTAGCCTCCTAGGAGGCTCTAGGCATGATGCCCGGGACGACTCGACGGGCATAGGGGCCCCTGCGGACCGTGCCATGGCGAGGAAAACGCCGGAGATGCCGTAGGGCGCCTTACCAAACAATTGAAATTGGGGAATCAAACTGCACTACGCGTACTTTCAGGTCAACACCCTGCTCGGAGGGTTGAGGACGCGCCGAAATCAAATGACCAAGTGTTCCAAATTCAAAGAGTCGCCCATGTTGAAGGACGCAAAGTCGAACCGTTCCAGCCGGCCATCTGGAGAAGATCGCCGACGGCGAGCCCTGCCTGACGCAGGCCGCGCCGATCCGAAAAATCCCCACAAGACCCGGGAGCAGGCTGTAGCCGATTTCTGGAGAATCGCCGCTCATGCCCACCTAGAGACCTGCTTACGCGAGGCTCATGCTGCCCAGAATTTGGCGACGCGCCGCAGGGGCGCCGACGCCGCCTGAACGGCATCGGTCACAGATATCGTGGCGGCAAATTGGAATAACTATCCCACCTCGCCGGTTCTATCCCATATTGGAACAACGACGAGTCGCTTAGATTCGTTCGCACTCTTCGGGAGAACCGTCACACTACCCACCAACTGAAGCAATGCCTCCCGCCGCTTATCCGGTTCCCAAAGATCCCACTCCTGAGCCAGTGTCGAAAAGGCCCGGACATAACTTACCCCCGAACGCCGCTCATCCTCTCGCGCCTCAGCGAGGGCAGCCTGCACCACCTCCAACTCCACCAGAAGCGATGCACGCCTCTCCTCAAACTCCTCGCGCGTCACCAAATCATCGGAGTACAGGTCGATCAGCTTCGCTCGCCGCCCCTTGATCTTCTTGTCCTGCTCGGACAGCCGGGCCACGCGGTCACGTGCCACACGACCTCGCTCCAGCCGACGAGCCTCCTCCGTTACCGCCCCACTAGACTTCTCCGGCACATTGGACAACAACCAGTCCAAAGCCTCTTGACTTGCCCGGACGTCCGAAATGTAGTTCGGCTCGTGGTGCCGGGACGCTCGTGCCTTCGAACACGACCACTGACGCCCGTTCCTTCCATGCATCACTGTCATCGACGCTCCGCACAGTGCACACCGCATGACAGACGACAAGGCGTACTTCGGCGACCGAGACCTCGGAGGAAGCTTCGCCTGTTGCTTGCGGCGTTCGAGATACCGAACCCAGACCGGCTCTGAAATCAACGGCTCATGTGCGCCTACGCGCCAGATATCGTACGAGTCGAGCGTGCGCCTGGTGGCCTTGCCCTCACGGCGACGCTGTTGGGAAGACTTCTCTCGAATCAGCCCAGCCGCGAAACCCGTATCCATGAGAACCGAGAGCGCCGTCTGACTCCAAACATCCGTCTGGGGCGGCTGGATGCCGCTGCGGTTCAACTCCAGGACGAGCTTGTAGAAGGACTCCCCGGCAACATACCGCTCATAGAAGCTCGCCAGCAGTGGCCCGGTTTCAGGATGAGGGGTATAGCCGGTCTTCCGGCTGTACTCGTACCCGAACCGAGGCCGACCGTTATGAGGTAGGCCATTGCGGCGACGACGGTCCTGGGTATCACGCCAACTGTCACCGATCATGTCCGATTGCAGTTGCGCGAAGGACAGCATCTGGTCTCGGCTGAAGCGGCCGATAGTTGTTCCCGGGTCGAAATCCTCCGTCGCTGCGCGTACGACGCCGCCAGCGTCCTCAGCCCGACCCAGGTACAGCTGAGACTGGCGCATGTTGCGGCCCCAGCGGGACCACTTCCAGAGCAGGACGTACTGCCACTTGCCGTTCCGGATTCCGTCGATGATCTCCTCGACGCGACGTTTGGTGAAGTCGCGTCCGGACCGGTCTAGATCCTGCATCTCCTCGACGATCTTGATCCCTTCGCGCCGGGCAAGCTCATCGATCTGGAATCGCTGCAACTCCGGAGAGATGAGGTCATCGTCCCGTCCGCCCACCCGGGACACCCGTATGTAGGCCACGGCGTACTTGGGAGAGCCGCTGTCAGTGCTACCTGCCCAATCCGAGGGATTTCGCATCACACGATTCGCTCTCTATCTGGGGAAACATGAGATGCAGTTTAGGCGGCATTGCGTCGGTCCGGTTCGGCAGCCCGGAGGCGCGCACCACGCGTACCGCCTCCGCCACGATCGTCCCGACCTCTTCGCCCGCTCCGAGCGGCGACACACTGAAAGCCACGAGCACAGACATGCCGACGACGATAATCGGATGCGACCGGCCTCCGGGGCTCGATAGGGTCGCGCCATGAGCCGTGGCATCCGAGTGACCGTGCGTGGCGCCTTCGACCGACTGACCCCGGAGCAGACCGCGGCCCTGACCGCCGACGCCGCCGGCCGTGACTTCCTCACCACGGCCTACACGCCCGAGGGCCACCTCGCCTACGACCTGGCCGCCCGCCCGTTCTTCACGTTCCGCTACCTCGTCGAGGCCGACGACGACGAGGACCTCGACGTCACCGCCACCCGCGCCGAACTCCTCGCCGACGAGTGGCTGACCTCCCGCGGCTACGCCTACAAGAACCTGACCTCGGTCGCCGTCGACCCCGCTCAGATTCCATTGGGCGCCCGAGGCCGCAAGATCCAGACCCGATAGGCCGCTTTCCCGCTTCCGGCGTGGTCCGGCAGCGTTGCTCCCGCGGGCGCTGTGTTTCCCCGGGGCCCGAGCCCCGGACCCCACGACGTGCCCGCTTCCGGCGTGGTCCCGCAGCGTTGCTCCCGCGGGCCAACCTCCGGGGTTCGGAAGACTCCGCTGGCGCTCCGCTTCCGATCCCCGATCGGAGCCGGTGCCGCCGCTGGTCACCGAAGAGCACGCGACTCCCGCCGCCGCTCACGTTTGCTGCCGCGCGTGCCGGTGCGCGGCGGGATGTCGTACCCCCTGGTCAGGGCTCTGGTCCGTGCTTGAAGATCTTGACGGGGTGGACCGGGCGAGGCCGACCCACGCCTACGGCACCGCGGACACCGTGCCGGACCGGCGGTCCGCGATCACCGAGGGCATGCCCGCTGGATGCTGCCGCCGTCGCAGCAGGTCAGCGACGAGTCGATCGTGGGTGCAGGACCTGCGGGACGGCCGGGGAGGGCGGTCCACCTGGGACGCGCGTGGGGCGAGGGGCCGCTATCTTGGTTCGGTGACGCACCTCTGCATAGATTTCGGCACCTCCAGCACGGTGGCAGTGTTCGATGGTCCGCTGGGGGTACGCCCGGTGCTGTTCGACGGCGCGCCGTCGCTGCCGTCGGGGGTCTGTGCGGATCCGGGCGGCCGGCTGCTGGTGGGGCCGGATGCGGCGCACGCGGCCCGGACGGCGCCGGAGAGCTATGAGCCGTACCCGAAGCAGCGCATCGACGAGCAGTCCGTGCTGCTCGGGGGCGTCGAGGTGGCGGTGCCGGACATGTTCGCGGCCGTGCTGCGGCGGGTGGCGGACCAGGTGCAGGGCACGCCGGACCGGGTGACGATCACGCACCCGGCGGCCTGGGGCAAGCGGCGGCGGGACGTGCTGCTGGACTCGGCGGCGCGTGCGGGCCTGCGCAACGTGCGGCTGGTCAGCGAGCCGGTCGCGGCGGCGGCGTACTTCGCGAGCACGGCCGGGACCACGATCCCGGTCGGCGGCAGCGTGGTCGTCTGTGACCTGGGCGCGGGCACGTACGACGCGTCGGTGATCCGGCGGACCGGGGACGGTTTCGCACTGCTGGCCACGTCGGGGCTGTCCGACGGCGGTGGCCTGGACCTGGACGCGGCGATCGTCGCGCACCTCGGCGCGGTGTACGCGCCGAAGGACCCGGCGGCCTGGGCGCGCCTGACCGCGCCGGCCGACGCGGCGGACCGGCGGGCCTCGCGTGCACTGTGGGCGGACGTGCGTACCGGCAAGGAGATGCTGTCCCGGTCCTCGGCCACCCACATCCACCTGCCGCTGCTGGAGGTGGAGGCGCCGCTCGGCCGCGAGCAGTTCGAGGCGCTGGCCCGGCCGGTGATCGACCGTACGGTGGCGACCACGCGCCTGGTGCTGCGCGAGGCCGGCGTGGAGGCGTCCGCGCTGAAGGGTGTGCTGCTGGTCGGCGGCGCGAGCCGGGTGCCGCTGGTCGCGTCCATGCTGCACCGCGCGCTGAGCGTGGCGCCGGCCGTGATCGAGCAGCCGGAGCTGGCGGTGGCGAACGGCGCGGTCACGGCCGAGACCGTGGGTGGCCTGGACGCGGACCGGACCGCGCGCGTGACGCGGGAGCAGGTGGCCGCGGCGCTCGCGGGCCAGGTCTCCGCGCCGCCGGCCTATCCGGCGTCGCCGTCCGGTCCGGGCCTGGCGAACGTGCTGCACGCCCCGCCGGTCACTATGGCGCCGTTGACACCCCCGCGCGGTGCGCCGGCCCAGCCGGTGCCGTCGCGGGCCCCGCAGGCCGACGACGGGCTCGCGCCGACGCGGCCGTACTCGCAGTTCGAGGTGCCGGGCAGGCCGGGGCGCAGGGCGACCGGGGCCGCGGCGGTGCCGGCCGGTCCGCCGCCGAGGAAGAAGCGCCGCTGGCCGGTCGCGCTGGTGATCCTGCTGGTGCTGGCCGCGGCGGGCGCCGGATATGTCGCCTACGGGAACCGTGGCGACGAGAAGATCGGGTCGCCGCAGAACGGCCCGACCAGCGGCGCTCCGTCGAACACGCCCGCCGCCACCCCCAGCGCCACGCCGGTCGGCACCGGCCCGCGGAACAACCGGGGCGAGCCGCTCGACCCGCGCGTGGTGCAGGCCGTCAAGGAGGCCAACCCGGACGACCCGGACGCGTACCTGGAGCTGCCCGGCACCGACTACAGCGGGCCCGGCCCGTTCCTGATGGTCGTCGACTCCGCGAGCACGGCCGGCGGCCACCTCAAGCTCCGGATCCGCGAGGCGGCGGACAAGAACGCGGGCAACAGCGACGGGCTGGGTCCGCTGTGGATCGCGCCCGCGGAGGAGGCCGAGATCCGCACGATCAACGGCGGCCCCTACGCGCTCAACGACTTCGCGGCCGACATGGCCGATCCGTCGGATGCCGAGCGGTCTCAGGTGTGGTCGGTCACGTTCGGTAACGGTCTCGCGATCGCCACCATGGATCAGCAGTAGCGGCTCACCCGGCCACGACGAGCGGTAACACGGCACCACGGAGGCCCGGGGCGGCGGTCGCGACGACGCGGCCGCCCTCGGAGCCGGGCAGGATGTCGTGCCGGGCCGGGTCGAGCGCGACGCCCCCGGCCGGCCAGAGCCACTCGTGCACGGCGACGGCGTCGCGCAGCGGTGTGGCGCCGTCACGAGCCTCGATGAGGGTACGGACGAGCGCCGCGTCGTTGCGCCACGAGGTGTCGCCCAGCAGGTCGGTGACGGTGTCGCCGACCAGGCGGTGCCGGGTCTCCGCGTCGGTGGCCGGGGTCAGGAGCACCCGGCAGAGCGCGTGCATCGCGGCGCCGCGGGCCGGTGCGGGCGCGTCGGACCCGGCGCGGCGGGTGAGCACCTTCGCGAGCCGGAGCAGCGGGCCGTCCCGCCAGGTGCGGTAATCCTGTGCGAGGTCGTCGGCGGGCGGCGGCGGGGACGGGCGGAGCGCCGCCACCTCGGCGCGGAGCGCGGCGACCTCGGCGCGCAGGGCCGCGAGCTCACTGCTCCGGCGGGCGCGCATCTGCTTCCCGAGCCGCATGATCACGCACCCTACCAGCGATTGTCGGGTGCTCCCGCGGGCGTACCGTGGGAATCGCGTTTAATTGGTTGTGCGTGTTGTGCGGGGTCACTAACGTGTATTCCAGCACCGAGCGAGACGGACGAAACGAAGGAGGCGATGGCGATGTCGAAGAACGTAGTAATGGCGAAGAGTGTTGCCTGGCGCCTGCAGCCGAGTTCATCCGTCCGAGGTCCCGACAAGCGGCGCCGCCTGGGGTAGTACGCCTACCCGGCTAGACGCGCCGCCTGAGTCCGACATCGGACCGGGCGGTTTTTCGTATCCCATACGGGTGTAGCTCAACTGGTAGAGCAACGGCCTCCAAAACCGTAGGTTGCGGGTTCGACTCCTGCCGCCCGTGCGCTTTGTCCTGCGCATTTTATGCGCACGGAAATGATGATTGAGAATTCCATAGCGGATGGTTAAGTACGGGATGTGGCGCAGCTTGGTCAGCGCGTCCGCTTTGGGAGCGGAAGGCCCCCGGTTCGAATCCGGGCATCCCGACGATGCGGTTGTAGCACAACGGCAGTGCGGCTGCTTGCCATGCAGCAGACCGGGGTTCGACTCCCCGTAACCGCTCTCACCTCGACAAACCCATGAAAGGAGGATCCGGTGGACGTGCTGGTGCTGAACGCCGACCTCGGCCCGTTGCACCGGGTCAGTCTCCGCCACGCGGTGCGGATGCTGGTGCGCCGCGTGGCGGAGGTTCACGAGTCGCACCCCGACTCGCAGATAGGCGTCTGGCCGGTGCCGACCGTGGTGCGGCTGGTCAGCTACGTGGTGACGCGCTGGCGGCACTCGCGTGGCCCCGGCTGGTCGCGGGCCGGCGTGCTGGTCCGGGACGGCCGTCGCTGCGTCTACTGCGGCGGCCACGCCTCGACGATCGACCACGTGATGCCCCGCTCGCGCGGCGGCCGCAACTCATGGGCGAACACGGCCGCCGCGTGCGGCGCCTGTAACCAGCGCAAGGGTGACCGCACGCCTGTCGAGGCGCGCATGCCCCTGCGATTCCGGCCGGTCGCCCCCACCTGGGCGGCAATGGCCCTGTGACGTCCCGGGCCGTGTCGATCACGGCCCGGGACGCCCCGGTGCGGGCTGGTGCAACCGGCAGCACATCCGGCTCTGACCCGGACGATGGAGGTTCGAATCCTCCGCCCGCAGCGTTTCTCGCAATGCAAGGAGAGTTGGCCGAGCGGTCCAAGGCAGCGGTTTGCTACACCGTAGCGGGGGCGAACACCTCCGCCGAGGGTTCGAATCCCTCACTCTCCTCCACGCCTCTGTAGCTCAGCGGATAGAGCACCGGATTACGGATCCGGGTGTCGGGAGTTCGAATCTCTCCAGAGGCACCTGCTAAAACGCCGTGCCCTCATGGGGCTCCTAGAAACTCTAGGGGCACCGTGGGGGCACGGCGTTTTTTGCTGCCCTGGTTTCTGCTGCGCAGAGCTGCCTGACTGCAGCGCGCGGCCGGCCGCAACACGCTCGGGCGACAGGCTGGCGACAAGTGCTGCTCAATCCTGCTCAATCCTGTACGCTTCTGCTTCATGGAGCCCATGCACGCCAGCCCCCGCGTCGACGGGGCGAAGATGCGCCAACAGCGCCAGCGGAAGCGCCTCACGATCACCCAGCTCGCCGACACGATCGGCCTGTCCGTCTCCTACGTCGCGCAGATCGAACGCGGCCAGCGGCCCACCGTGAAGCCCGCGACCTACGGCCGCATCACCGACGCCCTCGGCGTCAGCTACGACGACCTCCTCAAGGCCGGGCCGACGGCGGCCGCGGCATGACCGACGTCATCGAGCAGCCGCTATTCATCCCCGGCGCCCCGGACCCGTTCGTCTACACCCTGGAACAGGTCGAGTACCTAACCGGCTGGACCGTCCGCTCCGTCATGGACGAGTGCAAGGCCGGCCGCATCGACCACGTAAACCGCAAGGGCACGTACGGCATGACCCGCGAGCAGATCTACAAGGCTGCCGAGGCCTACACCCGGCAGGCGACCGAAGCGGCCAACGCCGCGGAAGCGAAGCGGATCGCGGACAGCAACACCATGCGCCAGGTCGCCGCCGGCATGCGCACCCGCGGCCGTAGCCGCGCCAAGCGCGTCGCCACGGCTTAACGCAAGGAAGCCCCGGCCGTCCGACCGGCCAGGGCTTCACAGCTCAACCGTCCACCTGAGAGGACGCCGAGATGCTCGCTGAGCAGACTACACCGACAACCACCAATATCACCGGGCCCGACCCGCTCTGGCGCCTCGTCGCCGAGCAGCGCGAAGCCCGCGGCCTGTCCATCAACAAGTTCGCCGCGATGATCGGCAAGCTCGCCCCGACGCACCGCTCCCACGAGGCCGGCGAGCGCCGCGCCTCCATCCAGGACCTACGGGCCGCACTCGCCGCCGTCGGCCTGCAGCTGTCCGCGATCCCGAAGGGCTGGGCCGCGACGCCCACCCCGAACGGCTCGACCACCCAGGTCGAGTGGGCGGCCATCTTCCCGAACGGCGTCGTTCGGCCGCAGCAGGACGAGCGGGCCGCACGTGACTTGGCCGTTCTGATCCCGGGCGTGGTCGCCGTGTCTCGCAGTGTGCACGCCGGCCCGTGGACCGCCGACACCCAGGAGGTGGCGGCATGACCGCCCCGAAGCACGCCCGCCGTCCCGCCACCCCGGTCGAGGTCCGGTGTGTCGCCTGGCACCCGAACCCGGAGATCGCCGCGGACCTCGCCGCCCGCCCGGCCGGGACGATGATCGTGTTCGCCGACGACCTCTGCCAGTGCGGCCGCCAATTCCTGGACGCGACCGACGCCGACCTGTCCGGGCACGACGGGCGGACCGTGTTCGAAGACCCGGCCGGGATGCTGTTCGGGTCGCCGAAGTGCGCCGGCGCCTACTTCGACGGCGGCCCGGACGACCGCGGCGAGCCCGCCCCGGTGCCGTCGGCGCGCGAGCTGGCGTTGGAGGGTATCGTCCGCGAGTTCGTCGCGGCCCGGTCCGGTCCGACGTCGTGGGCTGACGACGAGGTGCTGTTCGTCCGCGCGCAGATGCTCGTCGGCGGTGCGGCATGACGATCGCCCCGGAGCGCCCGAGCGCCGCATTCCTCCTCTACCGCCGCGTGGCCGCGGCAGCGCTGGCCCCGATCACCGAGACGTGCAAGACCTGCAACGCCAGGCCGGGTATCCACTGCCGCAGCCGCACCGGCTATCAGGTGCAGTTCCACAAGCCCCGCCGTGACGCGGTTGCGCACCTGAACGAGGACGAGCGGGCTGCCGCCGTCGAGACGCTGCAGGCCGGGCAGGCAAAGCGGCGCGCCGACGCCGAGCAGGCCCGCGCCGAGCTGGCCGCGGACCCGGCCCGGTCGGCGGCGCAGGCTGCCTCGCACGCCCGGATCCAGGCCGCGTGGGACGCGACGGCGGTGGCGCTGTGACCGTCGAGCTGAAGAACCCCGCCACCGCGCAGGACGCCGCGGACGCGTTCAACGAGATGGCGCCGGTCGGCATGCTGGTCCGCTACTGGCGGAGTGGCCGCCAGGGCCCGCCGTCCGGCGTTGGTCGGGTCTACCACCCGTCCACGGTCCTCGGTGGGCACACCGCGGTCGCCTGGATCTCGGGCTGCTCCGGCGCGGTCAGCCTCACCCACGTCGAGGTGCTGGACCGGGCCGCCCTGGTCGAGGAGACCGCTGCCGCGCTGGTGGTGGCGCTGTGACCGCGCTGACCACGGCCGTCACCGGCCTGATCGAGCGGGTCCGGACCGCGCGCGCCGCCCAGCAGTCGGTCACCTGCCCGTACTGCCAGCGGCCCGTCGCCGGCCTGCTGTCCGGGTGTGAGCAGCCCGCGTGCGTCAGCGCCGAGATCGCCGCCGACGCGCGCTTCCAGCGGGCGGTGGACCTGTGACCCGCCTGCCGTCCCTCGCCGAACGAAAGCCCGTCCGTACCGACACCGTCACGTTCTCGGACGGCTCGACCAGCGACTACACGCCGCCGGTCAACACCCTGGACCCGCGCTACACGGCGTGCGCCGACCACCGCGTCGGCTGTGACTGCCGCGAGGCGGACCTGCGCGAGGACATCGCCGACCTGCGGATCGAGGTCGAGTCGCTGCGCGCTGAGAACCGCCGGCTTCGGGCGCTCATGGTGTCCGTCGCCGACGGTCTGAACCAGGAGGCTCGGCGATGACCGCGACCATGCCCGCCCTCGCAGTCCCGGTCTCCAGCTGGGACGCCACCGACGACGAATGGCGCCTGGCCCGCACCCGCGGGCTCGGCGGCTCGGACATCTCCGCGGTGCTCGGCTTCTCCAGCTACCGGACGCCGTGGGACGTGTGGGCGGAGAAGACCGGCGTCCGGTCCTGGGCCGACGACGACGCGACCGCCGCATCGGATCTCGGGACCGCGCTGGAGCCGTGGATCGTCGACCAGGCCGCCCGGCTCATCGGCGCCCCCGTCGGCCGGACCGGCCATCGCATGTACGCGCACCCGGTCCACGGGTGGCGGCTGTGTTCTCCTGACGCCGAGGTCGCCGACGGCCGGCTCGTCGAGGCGAAGACCGCCGGGCTCGCCTCGGGCTGGGGTGCGGCGAAGGGCTGGGACGACGGCGGGATTCCGCTCGGCTACGAGTTCCAGTGCCGCTGGTCCATGCACGTCCTCGACCGGCCCGCCGTCGAACTGATCGCGCTCGCTGCCGGCCACGGCCTGATCCGGCGCACGGTCGTCCGGGACCTGGACGTCGAGGCGGACATGGTCGAGCAGGTCGCCGCGTGGCGTGACGAGCACATCGTCGACGGGATCGAGCCGCCGCTCGGCGCGGTCGACAACAAGGCACTCGCCGCGCTCTACCCGGTCCCGAACGGCAAGCAGGTCGACCTCGACGGCACCGATGCCGAGGAACTCCACGCCGCCTACCTCGCCGGCCTTGAGGCCGAGAAGGCGGGCAAGGCCGCGAAGGAGACCGCGGGCGCCGGGCTGAAGAAGCTCCTCGCCGAGAACGAGAAAGGCCAGCTCGGCGGCCGGGTCGCCGTCGCCTGGTCGAGCAAGACCGGGCACGTCGACTGGCCGCGTCTCGCCGCCGACCTGGCCGAGGCCGCCGGCGTGCCGATGCCGAACCCCGAGCTTTACCGCAAATCCCCCAGCCGCTCCCTCTCCGTAAAGGATCTCGCCAAATGACCAACGCTGCTGCTGCCGCCCTTGCTACCCGCCGTGAGAACGGTGGTGTCGCCACCAGCTCGATCTCCGACCGGATCCGGTCGATGGAGTCCCAGTTCCAGGCCGCGATGCCGAAGGGCGCAGAGGCCGTCCAGCTCGTCCGGGACGCCCTGACGGCGATGCGGATGACGAAGAACCTCGCCAGGTGCGAGGAGACCTCGGTCCTCGGGTCGCTGATGACGTGCGCCCAGCTGGGGCTCCGGCCGGGTGTGCTCGGGCACGCGTGGCTGCTGCCGTTCTGGGACGGCAAGAACAAGGGCTACAAGGCGCAGCTCGTGATCGGCTACCAGGGCCTGATCGAGCTGGCCCACCGCTCCGGGAAGATCCAGTCGCTGATCGCCCGGACCGTGTACGCGAACGACGAGTTCGACGTCGAGTACGGGCTCGCCGACACCCTGAAGCACAAGCCGAACCTGTTCGAGGACCGCGGCGACCCGATCGCCTACTACGCGGTCGTGAAGTTCGTCGGCGGCGGGCACGCGTTCTTCGTCATGTCCCACCGCGACATGCTCAAGTACCGGGACAAGAACGCGACCGCGAAGAACAAGGACGGCAAGGTCTTCGGCCCGTGGGTCGACCACTTCGAGGGCATGGCCCACAAGTCCGTCGTCCGGCAGCTCGCGAAGTACATGCCGAAGTCGACCGAGCTGGCGGTTGCCCTCGCTGCCGACGACGGTGTCCGTGTCGACATCAACCCCGGCACCGACCCGGCCGAGGCCACCGACCACCCGGTCTTCGAGGGTGAGGTCATCGACCCGGTGTCCGGACCGCCCGCGGCAGACCGGCCGGTGTCGGGCCCGCCGGCCGCGCCGGGACCGATCCAGCCGCAGCAGAAGGCCGCCCTGACCCGCCTGTGGACGAAGCTCGGCTACGCGGGCGACGACAACCACGCCGCCCGGATGGCGATCGTCGCGAAGGAGCTCGGCGGGCTGTCGGTGGAGTCGACCGACGAGCTGACCCAGGCCGACGCCGACCAGCTCATCCGTGCCCTGAACCGGGCTAGCGAGCAGCAGGCCGACGCCTGATGAGTATTGAGACGGGGTCCGCGCACCACGGCGCGGCCCCGCGCACCTGGACCATCACCGTCAACGACCCCGGCTGCGGGTTCCTGACCGCGAACGTCCGCGGGCACTCGCGCGAGAAGGCCCGCGTGACGAAGGCCTGGCGGGACGTGACCTACCAGCTCGCCCAGTACGCGAAGCTCCCGACCGGGCTGCACCGCATCCGGGTCGACGCGATCATCCGGCCGACGACGAACCGCGGCCGGGACATCCTCGGGAACTGGACCGATGCCGCCAAGCCGTCCGTGGACGCGCTCGGGCCGGCGTTCGTCCGCGGCGGGAAGAAGCCCGCCCACGCGCCCGGCATCGGCATGATCCCGGACGACAACCCAACTCACCTCGACGGGCCGTACCCGCATCTTGGGTCGATCTCCAAGCCGGTCGGGTCGCTGACCCTCGTCATCGTCGACCTGTCGCAGCTCCACCCGACCCGCACCTGGTCCCCGGACCTGCCCGTTGATGTAGCCGAGGACCGGCGGATCACCGCCAAGCGCGCCTGCAACGGCTGCGGCCTGCCCGTCGGTGACGTCCTCAACGCCGAGGTCGAGGCCGCGCTCGCCGGACGGCCGCTCCCAGACGTACGCCGGCACTGCCTCGTCTGCAAGGTCCCGACCGCAGGCGCGCACCGCGACGAGCAACTCCCGCACGGGGCCGACGTAATCACGGTCGGTGCCCTGTGAAGGCGCTGACGGTCAAGAAGCCTTGGGCGGACTGCATCATCCGCGGCGAAAAGAACATCGAGAACCGCAGCAGGTCCACCAGCCACCGCGGGCTGATCGCGATCCACGCCAGCCTGCGCATCGACCGCGACGGCATCCGCGACCCGCACGTCTCCGCCCTGTTCGGCGACGACCTGACGCCGGGCGTGCCCGTCGGGCACGTCATCGCCGTCGCCGAGATCGTCGGCGTGTGCTCGGCGTCCCGCGCCGATCGGTACGTCGTCTGCCGGTGCGGCATGTGGGCCCGCCCGGGCGCGCACCACTGGCAGATCGCCAACACCCGGCCGCTCCCGGAGCCGATCGCCGCCCGCGGCGCGCTCGGCCTGTGGACGCTGCCCGCCGACATCGAGCACCAGGTGCTCGCACAGCTCGGCGCCACCGACACCAGCTCCGCCGGCCAGCCCGGCGACCTCACCGAGGAGACCTCATGACCACGCCCACCGCCGAGATCGTCCTGATCCCATTCCACGGCGCCCAGATCCACAGCGTCATGTTCGACGGCGAGCCGCACGTCGTACTCAAGCCGACGCTCGAAGAGATCGGCATCGACTACTCCACCCAGCTCCGCAAGATTCGCGGCCGGTCGTGGGCAACTGTGGGCCAGTGCCCCACGGTTGCCGAGGACGGCAAGGTCCGGGACATGGCCGTCATCGGCCTCGACGCCTGGGCCATGCTCCTCGCCAACATCCACGAGGACCGCGTCGCCGCCGAGGTGAAGCCGCTTCTCGTCGAGTACCAGAGCAAGAGTGCGAAGGCTCTGCGCGAGTTCTGGACCAAGGGCGGCGCGATCAACGAGGCGGCCAGCGACGAGCAGCTCGCCGACCTCGCCGACGAGATCGAGGCGAAGCGCGCCGACCGCGCCCGCCGTCGGCTGGAACTGCTCGCGCTCATGGGCGGGATCGCCGACCCGGTGTGGCTCGACGGCCGCGCCCGCCACGAGTACGCGCTCGTCGTCGGCGAGAAGCCCGACATCGCCCCCGAGGACCGACTACTGACGGTCGACGGCTACCTGGTCGACCGCGGTGTGCCGAAGGCCGACCTGGTATCGATCCGGTCGACGTTCGGCAAGAAGCTCAAGGGTGCGTACGTGCTCGAGCACGGCGAGAACCCGGGCGAGGTCCTGGCGCTGGTCAACGGCCGCGAGCGGTCCGTGAAGGCGTACTACGAGCGTGACCGGCACCTGTTCGACCAGGTCTTCGACGCGGGCTACGCGCACCTCGCGCCGGCGATGCTCCCAGGGGTGGCGGCGTGACGCGGCACGTCGTGCAGATGTCGGGCGGCATGGGCAGCTGGGCGACCGCCCGCAGGGTCGCCGACCGGTACGGCACCGCCGATCTGACGCTCCTGTTCGCCGACACCCTCGCCGAGGACACCGACCTGTACCGGTTCCTTGACCAGGCTGCCGCCGACATCGGCGTGCCGGTCACCCGTGTCTGCGACGGACGTACTCCTGAGCGGGTCGACGTCGACCGCCGGTGGCTGTCGAACTCTCGGGTTGCGCAGTGCTCCCTCGAATTGAAGATCAAGCCGTGTCGTAGGTGGCTGGAGGCGAACTGCGACCCGGCCAGCACCGTCCTCTACGTCGGCATCGACTGGACCGAGATGCACCGCATTCCTGGTATCGCCGCCGGGTGGAAGCCGTGGACGGTCCAGACCCCGATGTGTGAGCCGCCGTACGTCGACAAGCGGCAGATCGAGGACCAACTGCGGCGGCGCGATATCGAACCGCCGCTGCTGAACCGGATCGGCTTCCCGCACAACAACTGCGGCGGGGCGTGCGTACGGGGCGGACAGGCCCAGTGGGCGCACCTATTGCGCACCTTTCCCGACCGTTTCGCGGCAAAGGAAGCCCACGAGGAGGAGATGCGGGCGGAACTTGGCACCGACGTGTCGATTCTGAAGGACCGTTCGGGCGGCGAGTCACGGCCGCTGCCGCTTCGTCTCTTCCGGTCCCGGGTCGAGGCGCAGGACGCCGCGCTGGCGCAGCAGGGCGACCTGTTTGACGAACTGGACTGGGGTGGCTGCGGCTGCCTCACCAACTTCGAGGCGGTGGCCGCCTGATGGCCACCACGACGACGGTGAGCGGGTCCACGTCCGGCGTGCTCACCTCCCGCCAGCACGAGATCCTCGTCCTAATCGCGGACGGCTGCGACAACGCGGAGATCGGACGGCGGCTTCACCTGTCCGAGGGCACGGTCAAGAACTACAGCCGGGTGGCGTTCGGCCGGCTCGGCGCCGTGAACCGTGCGCACGCGGTCGCGATCTGGGGGAGGCGGCAGCTGCAGCTTGCGGCGGCCGCGCGGCGCCGGTACGCCGACAACCTCGACCCGGCCAGCGCGGTCGGGCAGCACGCCGACCGTGAAGCGGACGCGCTCGAGCTGGCCGTCCGGATCCTCGCGGGCGGTGAGTTGTGATCACCGACCTGATGCTCGGCGCCGCAGCCGCGCCTGCATGGATCGCCCCGACCCTTCTCACCGCCGGCGTCGTCGCAATGGTCGCGCTGGCTGCGTCCCGGCGGTGGTGGCCGTGACCACCGGAATCGACCTCCACCCCGACGATCTGGAAGCCCGCCTCCGGCTCCGCGACGCACTCGTCTCTCGACGCCTCGACGCCGGGCTGACGACCAGGCAGCTCGGCAGCCGGCTTCACATCAGCGCCCGATGCGTGTGGACGATGGAACGCCGCACCAGCAGCCGAGCAGGCCTGTACCTGGCGTGGGCGAGGGCCCTGGACGCCACGGTCGGCCTGCGGCTGCGCGGCCTGCCCGCCGTGCCCGACGACGCGTACATGAACGGGCTCCGGAAGCTCACCCCGATCACCCCCGGGCACGCGGACCGGATCCGGCTCAAGCTCCTCGCCGCCGAACTCCGCCTGGCCCGCGTACAGGCCGGGCTGCGCGCCGAGGACGTCGGCGCCCGGATCGGGGTGTCCGCGTCGGCGGTCGTCCAGAACGAAAACTTCGACCCGGCCCAGATGCGGCTCGCGATCTACCAGCGGACCGCGCGCGCCATCGGCGGCCGGCTCGACATTCGCGTGCACGCGGGACGCCGCCACCTCGAGGTGGCGGCGTGAAGTCCCTGAACGAGTGCGAGCGCCTCATCGCCGTCGGCCGGATCCGGCGGACCGAGGTCACAGCCGCCCGCGCGCTGATCGAACACGTCGCCACCTGGCGGCACGGCGGCGGCGACCCCGGTTACGACGCCGCTGACGCGCTCATCCAGGCGTACGACGAGTACCCGCACCAGGCGGAGGACGGCCGATGAGCCGCCGCGTCAACCGGTCCTGGGCCGCGAAGAACCGCCGCTACCGGCGGGCCGTCCTCCGCCAAGACGACCTGATCACCAACCACCGGCACGTCCCGTGGTTCTACGCCGACGTCGACGAGTTCCTCCGCCGCGGCGACAGCCTGGCCGACGTGCGCGCCGCCCACCGAACGGAGCCCATCCGATGACCGTCGACCTGGACGCCATCCGCAACACCTGGCTCGGCCAGTGCGGGCCGTGCGACGCCAGCCTGCCCGGCGCGTGTACCTGCGTTCAGGGCGACCCGCGCACCGTCATCCTCGACCTGGTCCGCGAGATCGAGCGGCTCGACGCCGAGGCCGGCGACCTGCGCGCGCTGTTCGAGCTCCAGTGGACCCGGACGAGGGAAGCGGACGCACGCTGGCGCGCCGAAGACCCGACCGCCCGCGCCCACATCATGCCGGACCTCGGCGAGCTGCTGCGCTGGCTCATGGACGACGCCGACCAGGTGCGCTCCGAGGTCATCGACATGCAGCCCATCTGCCGGGCCGCCGACCAGGTCGTGCAGGCGATGCAGCGGGAGGCGATCCGGCCCGTCGACCGGACCGCCGAGCTGGCCCTCGCCAAGCTCGACGCCGCCGTCCGCGACTGGCCGCGCGCCACCAACAGCACCGCCACCGTGTCCGCGACCAGCGAGGAGAACGCCCGTGGCTGAGACTTCGATCGAGTGGACCGAGCGCGTTTGGAACGCCACCACCGGCTGCGACCGCATCACCGCCGGCTGCGACAACTGCTACGCGCTGACCATGGCGAAGCGCCTCAAGGGCATGGGTTCCGCGAAGTACCAGAACGACGGCGACCCGCGCACCAGCGGGCCCGGGTTCGGCGTCACCGTCCACCCGGATGCGCTCACCGAACCGCTCCGCTGGCGCAAGCCGGGCATGATCTTCGTCAACTCCATGAGCGACCTCTTCCACGCGAGGGTGCCGCGCGAGTTCGTCGTCCGGGTCTTTGCCGTCATGGCGTCCACCCCGCACCTGACCTACCAGATCCTCACGAAGCGGCCCGAGCGCGCCGCCAGAATGCTCACCGACCTGTGCGACTGCGGGTCCGGGCACGCCCCGGGCGTTCACTTCCGCTCCGACATGGAGTGGGCCGCCACGCCGCACAGCCCGACGTACGTGCCCGGCCTGGAGTCTGGCATCTACCACCGCACCGTCTGGCCGCTCCCTAACGTGTGGATCGGCACGTCGATCGAGTCCGACCAGCACGTACGCCGCGCCGACGCACTCCGCAACACGCCCGCCGCGGTCCGGTTCATCTCCGCCGAACCGCTCCTCGGGCCGCTCCCGTCGCTCGACCTGGCCGGCATCGACTGGCTCATCGCCGGCGGCGAGAGCGGCCCCCGATCCCGGTCGATGGACCTGAGCTGGGTGCGGGACCTCGTCGGTCGATGCCGTACCGCCGGGACCGCCCCGTTCGTCAAGCAGCTCGGCTCCGTCTGGGCCGCCCGATCGCCGCAGGTCGTCGTCGACTCCTGCTCGGTGTCCGCGTCGGACACGCCCGTCTCCAGGGTTGACAAGAAGGGCGGCGACTGGCAGTTCTGGCCGCCCGACCTGCGCGTCCGCGAGTTCCCGCGCGTCGCCGAGGCGGTGAGCGCGTGAACGGCGGTACCGGCATGGACAAGACCACCATGATGCCCACGCAGACACCCGACGGCGAGGCCGTCCAGCTCACCCGCGAGAACGGCGCCGCCGTCTGGGAATGGGCCGACTCCAAACCGCACTACGACCCCGCGGCCGGCGGCGGCCTGCACATCACCGGCCTGAACGTCTACACGGCGGCCGGGCGGGTCAAGGCCGAGTTCGGCGACTGGATCGTCCACACGCGCGGCGGGGACTGGCGGGTCGTGGCCGTCGCCGACGCCTACCGGTGGTGCGCCTGCCACCACTACCCGGTCGGCGAAGACGACGGCGCCGAACGCGAACCCGTTGAAGGCTGCCCGATCCACCACGACGACGACCGGTGGGACGACCCGCCCGCGGCGCCGCTCGCGCCCGGCGAGAACCCGTTCTAGCTGACCCGCCCTGCCCGGCCGGACCTCACCCGGCCGGGCGCACCACCTGCTCCAGCACCAGCACCGCCACATAGAAGGAGGAACCGATGACCGTACGGGTCAGCGCCGCACTGCTCGACCTCGCAGACCGGCCCCACGTGCTCTACCGGTTCTTCGACAGAGCCGACGTGCTCCTCTACGTCGGCATCACCGCGAACTTCGGCGCCCGCATCGCCAAGCACGCCCGCGACAAGCCCTGGTTTGACCAGGTCGTTGACATCCGCAGGGAGCACTACTCCAACCGCGCCGACGCGCTCACCGCGGAGAAGGCCGCCATCCAGACGGAGAAGCCGCTCTACAACGACCAGCACAACGAGATGACGACCATCCCCGGCCTCACTGTCGACGAGGAGTGGCTACGGCTGAACTGGCACGACCTGCCCGCCGAGACCCGCCGCACAGTCGAAGGGCCCGCCGCCGCAGACGCCCGCGAGGCGCTCGCCGAGGAGATCCTGCACCTGCTGGAACCGCCGTCCTCCAGCGGCGCCAGCAGGGTGCTGGCCTTCTACCAGTCCGAGATGGCCGGCGGCGCCGCGTCGTGGGCGTACGGGGCGGTTATGCGCCTGCAGATGCAGCTCGGGCACGCGGACCGCGTCATCCGGGAACTCCTCGAATCGATCCCGCGCAGGGACGCAAAGATCTGTCTCGACTGGGCCGACGAGCAGTCCGAGTTCGAGGTGCCGGACCTGCCGCCGGAGAGCCGGTTCAGGTCCGCGATTGAGGAGTACACGCGCCTCCTGAACGTGCGGTACCTGACGGCCCTTCCCGAGCGGGAGCGGGAGTGCTGGACCTGCCTCGCCCGGGACATGAACCCGCACAGTTCCAGCGTGCAGATCGACGGCATCGCCGCCAGATACGCCCGCGCCTTCAAGGAAGCCGACGAGCTGCCGGACGGCGCCTGCAACAGCCGCTACGAGGACCAGCAGTTCTGCCCGTTCCGGCCGATGACCCCGGTCCACCTCGACGAATGCACGGAGTGTGAGGACGTGTGCGGAGGTCACGACCTGTGGTGCGACGACCACCTCATCGACATCGTGCGCGCCGCCCGCCGTACCGGGGTTTCCGAGTGGCCGGACCGGCACGGCAAGCCGATCAAGTTCCGCCTCACCTACCTGCTTGAGGACGTGCTGCTCTGATGGGCTGGGGCCGGATGGACGACAACTTCGACGACCACCCCAAGGTGCTCGCGATCCTCGACGAGATGGAGGGCGCCGCGACCGCCATCGGGCTGTGGGCGCTGTGCTTCGCCTACGTCAACAGGAACCGCCGTAAGGGCAAGGGTGCGCCCGGGTTCGTGCCCTCAGGCCTCCCGCGCCGCTACTTCGGGTCGGAGGCCGGCGTCGGCGTGAAGCTGCTCGTGCAGCACGGGCTGTGGGATGTAAGCCCGGCCGACGACGGCTGGTTCTTCCACGACTTTGGCGACTACCTGCCGACGGAGAAGACCCGAGAGGCCCGGTCAGAGGCTGGCAAGCGCGGCGCAGAGAAGCGGTGGGCAGCGAAGCGTGAGGCCGAGGCTAGCGCTCAGGAGATCGCTGAGGATGGCAATTTGCCATCGGCTTGCCATGACGTTGATAGCAACGCCGTAGCAAACGATGGCTCGCGCACGCCTGCGCGCCGGGATCCCACTCCCACTCCCAACCCCGAAGGTCAAGAGCACATGGTCACCGCTGCGCGGCGACCGCCTGCTGATGACCTCTTCGACGGGTTCGACGGCATGGCGGTGCTGCACGAGCAGTCGATCGCCCAGACGAAGGCCGCCAAGGCCGCAGCCGAGGCGGCTGCCTTGGCGCGAGCGGACGCCGAGTTTGACGCCTGGTGGTCCGGCTACCCCAAGAAGGTTGCCCGCCAGCCGGCACGCAAGGCGTGGACCGGGGCACGCAAGAAGGTGTCGGCCGAGGTGCTGACGGATGGGCTCGCCAGGTACGTGGCGCACCTCCGCGCCGAGGCCACCCCGCCCCGCGCGATCGCCCACGGGGCGACGTGGCTGAACGAGAGCCGGTGGCTGGACGACTACCGGCCCACCGTCGCCCCCGTCAGCCCGATCCCGCGCCGCGTTCCGCCGAACGAACGCTGCCCCGAACACCCCACGTTCAACGCAGCGACCTGCGGCCCGTGCCGCGCCGACCGGCTTTCCTCTGGCGGGCGGCAGTCCGCATGACGGCCCACACCTGCATCCCGACTCCCGGAGGTCAGTAGATGAGCACCGCCACCGAGACCCGGCACCTGCACGCCGTCGAGCTCGCCGACCCCGGCTACGCGGAGAGCGGGCTCGCCGACCCGGCCGCCGAGCAGGTCGTTCTCGGCATGATGATGGGGCTGCCCCGCATCGTTGATGATGTCGTCGACATCCTCCAGGCCGGCCATTTCAACAGCCCGAAGCACGGCCGGATCTTCGGCGCGATCACCGGCCTGTGGGCGTCCGGCGAGCCCACCGACGCGGTTGCCGTCGCCCGCGCCCTGGACGAGTCCGGCGACCTGAAGCGGATCGGCGGCGGCCCGTACCTGCACACCCTCCTCGCCCGTGCGACAACATCCGGGACGGCCGGTTACCACGCTGGCATCGTTCTCGACTGGGCCCAGCGCCGCCAGCTCTACGAGGCCGGCCTGCGGATCGTCCAGGTGTCGCAGTCGCTGCAAACCCCGACCAGCGAGGTCATCGACGACGCGCAGCGCGCCGTACATGAGGCGACCGTCGAACGGACCTCGGGCAGCCTCGCCGCATTCTCGGAGTTCGGCGACGACGAGCTCGCGCACCTGGAGCGGATCATCGCGGGTGAGATCCCGCGCGGCCTGTCGAGCGGCCTCGCTGCCCTCGACGACCTCCTCGGAGGGTTCCTGCCCGGCCAGCTCATCATCCCGGCCGGCAGGCCCGGCTCCGGGAAGTCGACCCTCGGGCTGCAGTTCGCGGTCGCCGCGGCACGGGCCGGACACCCGGCGATCGTGTTCACGCTGGAGATGTCCCGGCGGGAGCTGACCTGGCGGCTGCTGTCGTCGGTCGCCGGGATCAACCTGTCCGCGTTCACGTCCGGGCACCTGAACTCCGACCAGATGGCGAAGGCCCGCGCCGCCAGCCAGATGATCGCGAAGTGGCCGCTGCACATCGACGACCGCACGAACACCGTCGCCGGGATCCGGACCGAGACCCGCCGGTTCCGGCAGCGGCACGGCGCCCTCGGCCTCGTCTATGCCGACTACCTGCAGCGGTTCGTCCCGACCCGGAAGTTCGACCGCAAGGACTTGGAGGTCGGCACCCACGCGAAGGAGCTGAAGACCCTCGGCCAGGAGCTGGAGGTGCCGATGATCGTGCCGTCGCAGCTCAACCGCGGCTCCGAGTCCCGGACGGACAAGATCCCGCAGCTCTCGGACATGCGCGACTCGGGCGAGGTCGAGCAGGAAGCCGACGTGGTGATCCTGATCCACCGGCCGGACTACTACGACGCCGAGTCCCCGCGCGCCGGCGAGGCGGACCTGATCGTGGCGAAGAACCGGAACGGGCCGAAGGAGACCGTCACGGTCGCGTCGAAGCTGCACGTGGCCCAGTTCGCGGACATGGGGATGTTCCCGTGACCGCCGTGTGCATGTCGTGGCTGACCGTCGACTTCTTCGCCCGCCACGGCTGGCAGTTGGCCACCGCGCCGGACGGAACGAGGACGGCGACCCGGCCGGAGAACCCCGGCCTGGTCCTGCCGGTCCCGGCGCCGTGCGGGCACGCCGACTGCCCGACGACCCACACCGCGCCCGTGTCGGTCAACGTGCCGGACGACCTGGGCGGGATGCCGTGGTGACGCCGACCCCGTTCTACGCCGACGCGACCGTGACGCTGTACTGCGGCGACATGCGCGAGATCGTGCCCGGCCTCGGCCGCGTCGACCTGGTGCTGGCCGATCCGCCGTACGCCGAGACGACCCTGGCCTGGGACCGGTGGCCGGACGGCTGGCCCACGATCGCCGCACAGGCCACGGACTCGATGTGGTGCTTCGGCAGCATGCGGATGTTCCTCGAGCGCGCGCTCGAGTTCTCCACCTGGACCATGTCGCAGGACGTCGTCTGGGAGAAGCACAACGGCAGCGGGTTCGCCGCCGACCGGTTCCGGCGCGTCCACGAGCACGCCCTGCACTGGTATCGCGGCGCATGGTCGGCGATCCGGCACGAGGTGCCGCGCGTCGCCCGCCCCGGCCCCGCGAAGTCGGTCCGCAACCGTACGGCCGTACCGCACACCGGGAAGATCTCCGGCGGGTCGTACGTCGACGACGGGCAGCGCCTGCAGCGGTCCGTCATCCAGGCCGCGTCCGCGCACGGCCGGGCGATCCACCCGACCGAGAAGCCGACGGCGATCATGGCGCCACTTATCGAATACGGGTGCCCGCCGGGCGGTGTGGTGCTCGACCCGTTCGCCGGGTCCGGCTCCACCGCGGTCGCCGCCCGGCTCCTCGGCCGGCGCGCGGTGCTGGTCGAGGCGGACGAGCGCTACTGCGAGGCGATCGTGGCACGGCTCGCCCAGGGCGACCTGTTCGCGGAGCTGACCGCGTGACCGCGCTCCTGCCCTTCGCTGGCCTTACGCCGGTCCCGTGCCGTGGCGGCTGCGGCCAGCTCCTCACGGACTCGGTGTCGCGCGCGGTCGGCTACGGCCCGGACTGCGCGGCCAGGTACGGCATCCCGCACCCCCGAAACGCGACCAGCCCTCGTTTGCCAGTTGCGCGGCAGGCAGGGCCGACGTTGCTCGACCTGATTGGAGACCCGATGACCGAACCAGAGACTGCCGTCCGGCATGCTGAGCGCCCCGCAGGAGGCTCGAACCCACCCGCCGCATACCCCGGTAACCCCCAAGTCGCCCTGGACGCTCTCAGCGGGCCGAACGGCGACGCGCCCCTCACCGAGGAACGCATCCGGGCCGCGATCGGCGCCGTCATCGTCCAGTCCGGCTGCTACGACGCCGACGACAACGACCCGAACGCCCCCGACTACCTCCAATGGCACCACTGCCACGACGAGCCCGCCTGCCCCGGCGCGACCCGGCCGTGCGCGTGCTCCGGCGTCCCGTACGTCAGCGACGCCCTCTGGGCACACCTCCAGCCGATCGTTGACCGGCTCCGGCACGCCGAGCGCGACCGTGACCGCCTCCACCAGGCGATCGACGACTGGCTCAACAGACGGACCAGCGTGGACGACCTGTACGCGGCCCGCGACCAGCAGACACCCGGCGAGGAGACGCGCCATGGCTGAGCCCGTCATTCTCCGCGCGCAGATGGACGCCCCGCCGCTCACCGACGGCCAGGCTGCGCAGATCGCCGTCGCGCTTGGGTCCGGCGCCGCCGGGATCTGCTGGACCAGGTGCTACCCGTGCCAGTTCAGGGAGTGCCCGGCAGACCCGCACACGTGGATGGACGCCGACGAGGCCGCCCACGCCGGCGCGACCACCGACGAGCAGCGGGCCGCGCTCACCCAGGCCAAGCCGTGCGGGTGCGCCTGCATGGACCAGCACCGAACCCCGAAGGAGACCCCGTGAGCAGCAGCTCCACCTCGTCCAACAGTGGCGGAGGCAGCATCGGATTCGCCGGCCTGCTCGCCGTCCTGTTCATCGGCCTCAAGCTCACCGGCTACATCGACTGGAGCTGGTGGTGGGTCCTGTCGCCGCTGTGGATCAGCGCGCTGTTCGCGCTCGCCGTGCTGCTCGTGCTCGGCGGCCTCTACCTGGCGTTCGGGAAGCGACGTGGCTGACATGGCCTGGCGGAAGTCGTCCCGCTGCGAGTCGCACACCTGCGTCGAGGTCGGGATCGCCCCCAAGGAGCGCCGCGTGCTCGTCTACGCCTCGGAAGAGGAATGGGACCCGTTCCCGCCCATGCTCGAATTCGACTTCCTCGCCTGGGCGGCGTTCCTCGACCTGGTCCGGAGGAGAGCGTTCCTTCTTGACCTTGTCCGGAGTGGCACCGCATGACCACCGCCGTCGCCCCGGGCCGGACCCGCGTCCTCGACGAAGCCGTGCACACCGGACTCACCTGCGCCGCCGACTGCGGCTGGCCGCTCCACCCCGCGGCGGCGGCCGGCGGATTCTCCACTCACCCCGGCTGCGACCTGCCGGACGACATCCCGCAGGCGGACGGCTGGCGGTGCATCCGCGAGAGCTGCCCCGGCGCCGGGCCGGCCGCAGGAGACCACGACGCGATCCTGCGCATCCGGCAGCACGAACGCACCCAGCACCCGACACCGAGACGAGGACGACGACGATGACCGAACCCGACCTGCAGCTGCGCATCATCCGCGCGCTCCGCTGGGTGCGCCAGCACGGCTGGACGAAGCGCTACCCGCGCACCGGCCGAGACGGACTCCACACCTGGCAGTCCGCCCGCGGCGAATGGCCAGCCCACCGAATCCAGATGAACGGCGACACGCTCACCGTCCAGGAATGCGACGGGGAATGGACCGGGTGGATGACCCGCCTCGTCGTGCGTCTCCGCCAGCCGGGCGAAGCGCTCGACGCACTCGCCACGATCGGGCTCCTGCCCGACGTCCACAGCGCGTCGTGGGGGAGCGGCTACCGGGCGGGCGTTGCCGCCGGGGCCGCGATCGACCCGCCCAAAACCTGGAGCGAACAGATCCGCGACCACGCACAGCCGCAGGCCGCGAGTGGTAGATGACGCGACAACCTGATACAAGGTTGAGGTCCGAGACGAGACGGAGGTGAAGGTCATGCGGAACGACAACGCCATGGGGCCACCGCCCACCGACCCGAAGAAATGCGGCCACCACCGGCACAAGAACAACCGCGGCGGCTGGTGCGGCCAATGGGTCACCCCCGGCACCACCGGCTGCCTCCGGCACGCCGGCGTCGCCCCGGCCGAGCACGCCGCGAAAGGCCAGATTCGTCTCCAGCTCAACGAATGGACCCTCGACGGGCACGACGGGGCCAGCATCGACCCGCGCGTCGAAATCCTGCGCCTGATCGCGTTCTGGAAGTGGCGCTGCAACCTGTACGGCTCCCTGATCGGGCAGGCGTACGAGGCCGCCGAGCGCCTCCAGCGCGCGCACGCCGCGGAGCAGATCGTCCTCATCGACGAGCAGATCGAGGTCGACGAGCAGGGCCGGCGGCAGCACGAACACCCCGAGCTCCAGACCGCGCGCGCCGACCTGAACCGGGTCTTCGCCCAGGGCGGTGTGACCGCGCTCGTCGGCCACAAGTACGACGCGGACCGCGGCCTGGTCTACGCCGTCGACGAGGGTGTGCGGGCGCTGACGGAGCTGGAGCGGAAGGCGCACGAGATGGTCGGCAAGTTCTGCGCGCTGGCGGTCTCGGCGAACGTCGCTCAAGCCAAGATCGACCTGGCGAAGCAGGTCGGTGTCCTCATCCAGGTCGTCATCGTCGGAGTCCTCAGCGAGCTCGGCGTCCAGACGGCGGAGGAGCGGGTGTGGGAGTCGATCGTTCGTCACATCGACCTGGCGACGGCCGAGCCGACGATGAAGGGGATCGCCGCATGACCGACACCGACGACGTGATCGAGGCGATGGAGCGCGCCATGGACGCCGCGGACCCGGAGTGGGTGGCCGCGGTCCGCGCCGAGGTTAACGCCGGGCTGCCGTGGTGGCACCGATACAACGAGGACGCGGTTGCGGACATGCTCGGCGCCCTGCAGATCGTGGTGGCGATGGGGGAGCCGTACGACGCGGACAGCCCGTGGCTGCTCGCGGCCCTGGTGCGGCTATCTGGCCGGCGGCCGACCGCGCGCACGGTGCGGCTGGCCCATCGGACCGTGAGAGCGGTCGCCGCGATACAGGACTGGGGCTCCCGGCCCAGATAAGCCGAACGGCCCGAGCGCGTCCGAAGTCGCCCGAGCCGTTCCCGCAGCTAGAACCGCTCCCCAGCAGCCCCGTTGCATCGCGTCTCGCACCGTAGCCGATCACGGGAGCACCACGATGACGCGCAACGTTGAAACGCCCGATATCGTCCGAACGCCTGACCTCCCGTGCCCGTGCTGCGGACACCGCCGCCCACACGAAGGCGCGGCTTGCCCCGTCTGCCGGGTCCGCATGTCCGACTGGCTGACCGCCATGCCCGGCCAGATCGCCCGGCTCGCCCTCTGCCTCCTGCCCGGGTCGACGCCGCAGGGGGAGCGCGTCACCACCTCCCGGACCGGCAGCCCAACCCCGGCCCGGCTCGACGTCCTGTCACTCCTCGGGCCCGGCGCGGCGACCGTCATCCGTGACCACCGGGCCCTGCAGCCGCTCGTCCGCAAGACGGCCGTACTCTCCACCGTCACCGTCGCCGGGACCGTGCGGCTCGCCGGAGGCGGGACCATGGCCACCGCCCGCGAGCAGCAGATCGTCACCTGGACCCAGGAGCCCGTCACCGGCCCCGACGGACGGCAGCTCTACGCCCTCCCGGACGACCAGGTCGGCTCCATCCCGCCGGTCGAGTGGCTGCGCGCGACCGTCGCAGCGTGGCGGCGCGAGGCGGGCCTGTCCGTCCCCGGCCGCGAACCGACCGGGATCGCCGCCGACCAGGACGACGCCGAGCCGCGCATGTCCGTCGGCTGGATGCTGCTCGGGCCCGGCCCCGGCCAGCACGCCGACACCGCCGCAGGTGAGTGGGGTGCCCGGTTCGGGGCCGTCCGGACCGTCGCCGCCGCCGACCGGGACGTGCGCTGGCTGCTCCGCTGGCTCGACGAAGCCTGCGACCGGAACCTCGGCGGCATCCCCCGCCTGCACGCCGAGCTGCGCGCCCTGCACTCCGAACTCGAGCGCGCCCTGGGCGAGACCCGCGATGAAACGTATCTGGGCCGGTGCCCGACGCTGCTCACCGACCGCGACAGCGGCGCCGAGCAGCCGTGCGGTTTCTCGCTGTGGCAGGACCCGCACACGACCATGGTCGACTGCGGGCGCTGCCGCTCGTCATGGGCGCAGGGGCGCGGCTGGCTCGACCTCGCCGTCCAGATCCAACGCCACTGGCCGGTCGACAAGCGGCGCCGGTACTCGACCGAGGATGCCGAGCGCGCGCAGGCCTCGCCGTGGGCGCCGGCGTGCAGCGACTGTGGCGGCAGGCTCCCGGTCGGCTGGCACGACGTCACCGAACCGCGCGACTCGAAGCGCATGTTCCGGCCCGAGATCGGCCGCTGCATCGCCGTCCACGAGCAGGTGGCGGCGTGACCCGCGCGCCCTGGGCCCCACCGCCGACCCGCCGTGAACTGTGGGCCCGGATCGGCCGGCACCTGCTCGTCGGCGCCGCCGCCGTAGCCGAACTCCTCACCCCGCCGCCGCCCGTCCACCGGATCTCCGGCCGTCACGCCGAACGCGGAGCCGTCTACGGGCGGCCTCTACGCGGGTGGAAGCGGCTCGCCCGTCTCCGGCTCGCGGCCGCGGTCGGGCTCGTCCTGCTCGTCACGTACGCGCTGTGCGGCGCGTGCACCGTCATCCTCTGAGGAGCCCGCATGAACAACCTGGCACTGATGTACACCCTGCCGCGCGAGACGGCCGCCCAACTCACCTCGCACGCCCTGTCCTCGCTGTGGTCGGCCACCGAAGACCCCGAGGTCGGCGGCTGCTGCCCGATCTGCTGCGCCCCGTGCGCAGCCCTCAAGCGGCTCCTGGAGGAGCGGGTCCTCGACGACCTCGCCCGCAACACCGAGCGCGGCTCGCACTTCTGGGACCCGATGCACGACCAGGTCGACCGCGGCTGGCTCGAACGCGCCTGGGCCGTCGACCTCGGCTGCCACGAGCGCGACGAGCCGCCGGCCAGTACGCAGCCGCCCGCCGCCGCGTGCTGCGACATGCGTAACCGCAACTGCGAAGCGCCCGCTGACCTGTGCTGCCACGCCTGCACCGAGGCCAGCCACTGGGAACTCCTGCCACCCCACGGCGGAACCCAGTGCATCACCCAGCACGTGACCTCGGTCCGCCGCGTCGAGACCGTCGAGATCAAGAACGAGCACGGCCGGACCGTCGGCCGAGAGCAGCGCAGCTACGGGGGCAGCCCGGCCCCGATCCGGGTGGCGACGATGCTGCCCGCCAAAACCGAGGTGGTCATGGTCTACACCGACCGGCCCGACCCTGACCTTGCCCGCGCCGTCCGCGACGCCGTCGCACGCCACCAAGGAGAGATCGCATGACCACGATTACCGGTACGACCAACACCGGCCAGCCCGCCACCGTCACGATCACCTACCCGCCGGCGGCCATGCTCGTCGGCATCACCTGCGACCCCAAGGACTACGGCACCCGCCTCGCCCGCTGGCCCGCCGCCCGCATGACCCGGATCTTCGGCGGCCCCGGCAAGGGCATCCCGCCCCGCACCGTCCTCGACGACAGGCAGCGCCCCCACGACGACCAGCGCATCAACGAGGTCCAGCAGCTCTGCCCAGGTGTGATCCCACACGTCAGCTTCAAGGACTGGGGAGACGACGACACCGCCCGGAAGATGCTCCGCGCCTGGCTACCGCCTGCGAACATGGCGCCGCGCCGCGACGGGCTCCCGCACTACCTGATCTCCCACATGCACGAGCCCGGGCCGAAGGACGCGGACCCGCGCGAGTACCGGCGGCGCCAGTTCGTCCTCGCGAACATGCTGGCCGAGTTCGGCCAGGGCGGCATCGTCGAGCTGGTCCACATCGACGCGAACATCTGGGTCGAGGACAAGGGCGGCCGGGACCTTTCGATTTACCTGCCGGGCGTGGGCGCCCCGGCCGTTGACACGTACGCGCGCTCGTGGAAGCCGTACCCGACTGTTGCCGAGTTGCTGTGGGCGCCGCTCACCCTCGCTGAGGTGACCGGGACCGCCCCGTTCCTGCCGGAGTTCGGCATCGCCAAGCGGCCGGACGACCCGACCGGCGGCCGGCGCGCAGAGCTGATGGTGGCGTGCGTGGCCAGGCTGCGCGCCGAGGGCTGCCGGGGCGTCTCGTGGTGGGACGACCTCGGCACGGCACCGAAGAACGGCGGGCCCGCGCCGGACTTCCGGCTGGACGACGAGCCGTCTCGCCGGGCGTGGGCGGACGCGATGGCGGGGCGGATCTGATGGACCTGGGCCACCTCCGCATCAAGCCGCCGCAGCCGTCGCCTCCGCTCGACGTGGACGCGCTGCTCGCGGAGATGAACGCCATCTACGACGCCATCCACCCGCGCCGGACGGTCATCTGCCACCCCGACCAGGCCGACATGGTCAGCGCCGCGGTTGAGCAGTCTGGGGCGCAGCGGGTGACGGTCAAGCCGTCGTCGATCATGCCGGAGGGCCAGGCGTACGTGATTGACGAGGATGCGGCCGAGGCTGCGCTGCAGGAGGCGCTGCGGCGGCCGATCCGGCTGTACTGACCTTGTGGACCGGGAGTGAGCATCGCTTACTCCCGGTCCACTGCGTACCCACGCCGAGTGAAAGTCAGGCCCAATCCCGCAGTAGAACGCCACCCGCGCGCCCCGCGTCTGCGCACAATGCCCGACGTGACACCGCCCGGGAGCCTGACCAGCACCACACCGCGACCAGCGCACCCGCGCCCGGTCCAACAGGCCACGCACGCGAGCACCGGGCCGACCAACGGAGCCGCATGCGCGTACGCATCGCCGTCACCCTCCTCACCGCAACCGCCGTCGGGATGCCGGCGCTGCTCGCCCCGGACCAGGCCGCCACGGCGGCCGCGCAGGACCAGCACCGGACCCGCATACCGGCGGCCGTCGAGCTGAGTCCTGCTCCTAACTTGGGAGCAACTGGCAGCAAATTAGGAGCAGGACTCCCCGTCCAGCGGGAGGCGCTGACCGCGCGTGCCGAGCTGGCCGCCATGTCGGAGGCCGTCGAGCGGCAGGAGCGCGCCGTCCGGGCCAGCCGGGGGAGCAGCGAGCGCCGGGCCGAGAAGCGCGCCGAGTCCACGCCGGCCAAGGGCAAGAACGCGCCGAAGAAGCGGGGACGTCCCGCCTCGTCCAAGCCGCGCCGCCCGCGCTCGTCGCATCCCGCCGTTGACTTCGCGCTCGCCCAGGTCGGGAAGCCGTACATCGAGAACGGCGTCGGGCCGGGCGGGTACGACTGCTCCGGGCTGACCATGGCCGCCTGGGCACAGGCCGGCGTGCGGCTCCCGCACTACACCGGGGCACAAGCCCAACGCGGGCGAGGCGTGTCCAGGTCGCAGGCCGAGCCGGGCGCGATCGTCGTCCTCCCCGGACACGTCGGCCTGTACCTCGGCGACGGGCTCATGGTCCACGCCCCGTATCCGGGCGCGCGCGTCGAGGTGTCACCGATCTGGGGGAGCCCACGCTTCCGGCAGGTCGGATAGCGCGAGGGCAGCGCGACGGCGGATACCGTGGGCGGCATGAACGGCGACAGCGACCGGCAGGTCATCCAGTGCAACTACATGCGCCCCACGCCGACCGCCGCCGTCGGAGCCCGCGCCTACGTCACCCTCGTCAACCCCGGCAACGGCCACGACCGAATCACCGTCCGCGTCTTCTCGCGCGGCAAACGGTGGGTGGAGAAGTGGGAGGACATCTGCAGGCTCGGCAACTTCCGGCTCAAGACCATCCCGCCGGAGCACCCGATGTACGGCGACGCGTTCGCCCCACCGAACTACCTCGACCAGCTGGTCCGCGCTGCGACGGAGGCGGCGGCATGACCGCCGAGCTGGTGGCGTTTCTGCGCACGCAGCTCGACGAGGACGAGCGGGTCGCGTCCGCCGCCGCCGATCACAGCACAACCGAATGGGCGGCCTGCGACGAGGGCGACGTCAACATGGTCGGCACTGGCGGCAACGGCTTTCTTGCGACCGGGCCCTGGGGCGGCAGCCTGCGCAAGTCCGGCGTGCACATGGCCCGCTGGGACCCGACACGCGTCCTGGCCGAGATCGACGCCAAGCGGCGAATCCTCGACCTCGGGCCCGGCTACGGCGGATACAACGACGCGTGGTCGGACGCCGTTCACGCGCTCGCCCAGCCATACGCCGGCCGCGAAGGATGGCGCGAGGAGTGGAAGGCATGACCGCCCGTACCCCGGTCCTCGTCCGCGAGTTCGTCGGCGACACCATCCACGCCGACCGCGACACCCTCGCCCACATGCTCGGCGTCGCCGCGAACACCATCCGCAAATACTGCCGGCCCGTCCGCTACGACCCCGCCACCCGGCGCGCGCTCTACGACGGGCACGCGGTCCAGGACGAGATGGACCGCCGCGGCGTCGAAGCCCGGCACGACATGCAGGGCAAGCCGAAACCACGCCGGCCGTTCTGGGCCGGGCGCAGACCGCACCGCCGGACGACGCCTGCTTGACTGGGGGCTATATCAGCTGTTCACTCCGAGGCTAAGAAGTGGTGACCGTGTGGTCCCGCTCGCGCCCGTGAAGACGACCGGGCAACCCTGACTCTCACCGCGGCAGATCGGGCCGTGGCGAGTGGCGTGTCCTGTGGGGGATCGCGCGTCCGGCCGTGCCGCTCTACTCCCCGCGGTACGGCCGGACACCCACCTGCGAGGTGAGCGTGTCCGGGCTCCTCGACGTGCGCGCCGCGATGCGCGAGGCGGCGCGGCTGATGAAGCCGCGGACCCGGCGCTGGGCGTCGCCGCTGGACATGGCTCAGGCGCTCGACCCGACGATCGTGCGCACGCCTGCCCTGGAACTGATCAACGCGTCGCTGGTCGACGTGGCCGAGGGCCGCGAGGACCGGCTCATCATCTCGATGCCGCCACAGGAGGCGAAGTCGAGCACGGTGTCGTACCGGTTCCCGACGTGGCTGATGGCCGACGTTGATCAAGACCTCCGGACGATCATCATCAGTTACTCCGACGAGATCGCCAGGCGTTGGGGCGCGGACATCAAGCGGGACTTCGAGACCTTCAACGGCGACGAGGGCACGGTGGACCTCGGTGTGCGGCTGCGCGCGGATTCGCGTGCTGCGGGGCGCTGGCAGATCGAGGGACGTAAGGGCGGGGTGTTCTGTGCCGGCGTGGCTGGCAGTGTGACCGGACGGCCCGCAGAATTGATTCTTATCGATGATCCGATTAAGGATCTTGAGCAGGCGCAATCCGCCGTCTACCGCGAACGCTTCCAACGGATCCCACCCATCTGATCCAGCCGACCCGCCTCGGGGCTCGGCCACTTCACCATGCCCGGAGGTAGCCATGGCGCGCGTTGCCGTACCCGTCACCGTGATCACCAAGGCGGGCGTAGCGCCTGCCACCGAGGTCAACGGCGATCCCGTGAATGCGCATTCCGTCGCCAACAGTGGATCGACGTTCATCGTCGCACGCAACAACGGCGTGACACCCCGGACCATGACGATCAACCTCAAGGGTTCGGTCGACGGCCAGCCCATCACGGCCCGAAGCGTGTCCGTGCCGGCATCCGGGACCCGCTACGTCGGACCGTTCGACACGACCCGCTACGGCGCTTCGCTGGAGGTCGGCGTCGACCACGCGGACGTGAAGCTCCAGGCCTTCCGGACCGCCTGACCGCGAAGCACCTCTTCGTCCTTTCTTGCCCGGCGCGGCCGTCGGGTCCATCACCATGCTCAAGGAGTGACCCATGGTCGACGTCAGCCTGATCAGGGCCTACACGGATGGCCTTGTGGCCACCTCCGTCGAGGGCGGCAGCTTCACGCTCCCGACCAACGCGTCGTCGCCGCTACCGTCGGGCGCGAACCCGGTGGGCGCGATCTCGGAGGACGGCATCTCCGAGGCGACTTCTCAGGACCGAACCGATGTATTTGTGTGGCAGAAGAACGCGCTGGCCCGCCGCATCCCCGGCCAGGCATCGAAAGTCTTCACTTTTGCTGCTGCTGAGACGAACCTGACCACCCTGGGCATTCAGTACTCCGGGTCGGTCATCACGCAGACGTCCGAGGGCGTGTCGGTCGCCGAGCGCCCGCCGGGCACCGACGTGCGGCCGTGGGTCCTGCACGGCATCGACGGTAACCGCGCGCTGCGGCTCGTGGTGCCGAGCGGTGAGGTTACGAACAGGGGTGACGTCCTGTGGTCGGCCGGCGGTATCACCGTGTATGAGTGGGAGCTGTCCGCATACATGGACGTCAATGGCTTCTGGGTCTACCGCTACTACCTCGACGACGACCTCGCGCTCTAACCCCAGACCGGCGCTGGCGGCCACCGTGCGGGTTGGCCGCCAGCGTCTCGAACCATCCGACCCGCACATCCCGCAAGGAGAACCCGCACATGGCACGACTCCGCTTTCTGTACCTGCCGCGCGGTGAGTCCGACGACGGCTCGCCGTTCGCGCTCGTCCTCGACCGCTGCGCCCCGGCCGTGTTCGCCGGCAGCGACTGGGACAAGTTCGCCCGCGGCTGCGGCGCCCGGGCGCTGATCGCCACCGAGCACGAGGTCGACGTTGACCCGGACCCCGAGGTCGACGTCCCCGAGGATGCGATGGCCGAGATCGTGGCGATGATTCGCCGCGAGGTCCAGGCTGCTGTGAACGAGGCGGCGGGTGTGCGGCCCGAGGTCGTCGAGAAGCTCGACGCGATGGGTCTGCTGCCGAAGCCGGAGAAGCGGCCGCGGTCTGTGTGGGGCGCTGGCGAGGGCCCGGATCCGCGCGAGGAGATCCCGGGCTGGACGCCGCCGGCCGCGGACCCGATCGGCGCCGCGGTGGACGAGGCGGTCGGCCGTGGCTGAGCGCGTGAAGTTCAACCTGACGGCCAGGTACGCCGAGATCAAAAAGGAGCCGTTCGAGTTCGTCTGGCCCGGCGGCGACGGCAAGGACCGCGACTGGACGCTGCCGTACATCCAGGACATCGACCTGCGGGTGCTGGAGGCGTGCGAGGCGGAGGACGTCACCGCGCTCCGGCAGGCGTTCGAGATCGCATTCGAGCTGGCCGGTCAGGACGAGGCGTGGGCCGAGGCGCCGAAGCCTACGTCTGCGATCAAGGAGTTGTTCCACGCCTGGCAGGAATGGGACGGCGTGCAGCCGGGGGAATCGGAGGCCTCCTCCGACTCCTCGACGAGCACGGGGAGGCCATCGAAGCAGACCTCGCGCGGTTCTACCAAGTCCGGCTCTCGGCAGCGCTCTTCAGCGAGGGCCGGGACCGCCGCAGCTCCCGGGAGCTGATCGTTCTGATCCGCGGGCTGCCGCGCGAGTCGGCCCTACACCGGAAGCTGCTCGGCGAGCGCGCGGAGTGGGGCCTGGCGGAGATCCTGCTGCGGAACATCCTGCACGCGGTGAACGCGGGGAACTGGCAGCGCGGCGGCGGCAAGGGCCGCAGGCCGAAGCCGATCGAAATCCCAGACGGGAAGCCGAAGAAGTCGGCGGCGCAGCGCGGTGAAGACCTCGCGCGCCGGATGCGGAATCTGGGCCTGATCCCTGCAGCGTGAGACGGGATCGGGGTGAATCCCCGTGACCGCTCCGATTTCCGTGGGGCAAGTCAGCGTCGAGGTCGTCGCGGACACCCGGAAGCTCGCGAAGTCCCTGAAGCGCGAGATCGAGGGTGCGTTCAAGGGCGTCGATTTCAAGTCGGTCCTGCAGAAGGCGATCAACGGCGAGAAGCTGACGGTCACCGTCACGCCGGTGCTCGACACGAGCAGGCTCAAGGAGCAGCTCGGCAAGGCCCGGATGAAGGTGCCGGCCGAACCGTCCGGCGGCCAGCCTGCCCCGCGGGCGCCTCGGGCGCCGAGGTCTTCGGAGCCGAAGCCGGAGAAGCTGCCGAAGGTTCCGAAGCCGGAACCGGTCACGGTCCCGGTCGTCGTCGACCCGGTCTTCGACGCGTTTCGGCGTGAGCTGGGCGTGCAGGTGGCCGGGCTGGCGAAGACCGTGAACGCGAAGGTGCCGGTCAACGCGGACACGGCCGGTTTCCGGCAGGAGCTCGGGGCCGAGCTGGGCGCGATTCAGCAGCAGTTGAAGGCGAAGATCCCGGTCGACCCTGAGGGCCGCCGGGAGTTCGAGTTGAAGCTGCGGGCGCTGGTCGCGGCAGCGTCGGCGCGGGTGAAGGCGAAGGTCGAGGTCGACCCGCCAAAGACGAGCGCGATCTCGGCTGCTCTCTCGCAGCTGGCTGGGGTGGCGTCGGATGTGGTTGGCAGCGTCGGCGGGGTGGCCAGGTCGCTGGGCGCTGTCGGGTCGGCTGCTGGTGTGGCGGCGATCGCGGCCGGGATCGTCGCCGGGATCGGTTTCGCGGCTAGCGCCGCGGTGCCGCTGGTCTACACGCTCGCGGGCGTGCTGGCGTCGCTGCCGGGCCTGATTGCCGGTATCGGCGCGGGTTTCGCAACGCTGAAGCTCGGCTTCTCGGGCATCGGCGACGCGTTCAAAAAGAAGGTCGGCGGCGGCGGTTCGGGTGGCGGTGGTGGCGAGTCCGCCGAGGACCGTGCTCGCCGTGTCGCCGCGGCTGAGCGCGGGGTGGAGGCGGCCCGTCGCGGGATCGCGGCGGCGTCGCGTGGTTTGCAGCAGGCGCAGCGCGGCCTGGCCGAGGCGAACCGTTCGTACACGGACGCGCTGGCCGCCGAGGCGCGCCTGCAGGGGATCGTCGATCGGGCGCGGAAGCAGGCGCAGGAGCGGTTCGAGGATTTGGGCCGCTCGCTACGCGGCGCGGTTCTGGACCAGAGCGACGCGGAGCGGGAGCTACGGAACGCGCAGCGGGACCTGGCGGCGGCCAAGACGACGTTCAACCCGGAGCTGATCGAGGAGGCGGAGTCCCGCTACGAGCGGGCGAAGCTCGCGGTCGAGAACGCCAAGGATGCGGTCGAGGATCTGGGCGAGGAGTCCGGGGAGGCGAACCGCAAGGGCATCGAGGGCTCCGAAGAGGTTGTTGCCGCGCTGAAGGAGCAGTCCGACGCGCGTAAGGCCGTCGAGGATGCCGCGAACGGGATCATCGACGCCCAGGACAGGCTGGCCAGCGCGAACGATGGCGTCAAGGCGTCGTATGACTCGCTGATCTCGGCGCAGGATGCGCTGGCGCAGGCGAGGGAGCGTGCCGCGTCCGCCGGTGGCGGGGGTGGCGGCGGCGGCCTGGACGACACGATCAAGCTGGCGCCTGAGGCGCAGAAGTTCGTCGATGCGATCAAGGCGTTGGGGCCGGCGTTCGAGGAGCTGCGCCTGGGTGTGCAGAACCGGTTGTTCGCCGGCCTCGGCGTGGAGATCACGAATCTGGCGAATGCGTGGCTGCCGCGGCTGGAGGAGTCTCTCGGCTCGTACGCGGACACGTTCAACGGCCTGTTCAAGAACCTCAGCCAGACGTTGCAGAAGCCACAGGTCATCGACGATCTGATCACTGGCGCGGAGACGATCCGGTCGAACTTCGAGAAGATCGGCAAGGTTGTCACCGGCCCGCTGGTGGAGGCGTTCGCGTCGCTGGCGGCGGAGGCGAAGCCGTTCCTGGACGCGGTCGGGTCGTCGATCGCGAACGGGCTGCAGAAGTTCTCCGACAAAATCAACTCGATGGCGGAGGACGGCCGCCTGGAGCAGTTCTTCCAGGACGCGACCGGCTACTTCAACGATTTGAAGGACATCGCTAAGGATGCCGGTTCGATCGTCGGCTCGTTCTTTGAGATCCTGACCGGGTCGGAGCAGAAGGACGAGGAGTCGCCCTTCAAGCAGTTCAAGGCGTTCATGGACGACTTGGCGACGTCTCTAAAGGATCCGGAGACGCAGGAGCGGATCCGCGGCTACATCGAGGACTTCAAAGAGTTTGCGAAGTCGGTCGGCGACCTGGTCGGCAAGGCCGAGTCGATCTCGAACTTCTTCAGCTCCCTTGATCCCGGCGACGACGCCACCTTCCTCGGCCAGTACGAGTTGCTCTACAACATCGGCAAGTGGATCGGCGAGATCGACTGGTCCGGGATCGGCACGACGGTCAAGGAGAGGACCAAGTCGGTCGGCGGGGCGATCGTCGAGGGTGTCGTGGAGGGCGCGAAAGCCCTCGGGTCGCTGCTGGCGTCGGCGGCGGCGAGCCTGCTGTGGTCGGGCCCGAACAGCCTGGTCGGCAAGGTCAAGTCCGGGCTCGGGATCGCCTCGCCGTCGACCGTGTTCATGCAGATCGGCAAGGACCTCATCCAGGGCCTGATCAACGGGATCGGGTCCCTGTTCGGGTCGCTGTCGTCGAAGGCCCGCGAGATCCCGGGGAAGGTCCGGGACGCGGTCGGGAACGCCGGCAGCACGCTGGTGCAGAAGGGCCGGGACTTCGTCTCCGGGCTCCAATCCGGGATCTCCGGCCTGGCCGGATCGCTGCAGTCGACCGCGTCCGGGCTGCGCACCCGCGTCGCGAACGGGCTCGGAGCAACCGGGAACCTGCTCTACAGCGCCGGGCGTGCGATCGTGTCGGGCCTGATTTCGGGTATCGGCTCGATGCTCTCCACGCTGGGCGGCTACCTCGGCGGCGTCGCCACCTTCATCAAGAACAACAAGGGTCCGATCGAGAAAGACCGCAAGCTCCTCATCCCCGAGGGCGCGGCCATCATGGACGGCCTGATCGAGGGCATCGCCTCGCGGCGTGGGCTGCTCGGCTCGGAACTGGGCGGCATCTCGGACGACATCGCGTCGTCGATTGTCGCCGACCCGCACGGCATCTACGCCCAGGCCGAGGCCGCGTTCTCGGCCGGCATGACCCTGCAGGCGCCGCCGAGCCCGGAGCTGGCGTGGGCCCGGAATGCGACGGGCGACCAGATCCTAGACGCGATCCGGGGCATGGTCGCGATCCGCTATGGCGGAGACGCGCAGGTCGCGCTCGGCGACGGACGACGGAGGTAGCCGATGGCCCGGACGCTCTACGGTGGCGCGCCCGCCGACTACGTGGCGACCGCGCAGTCGGTCGGCGGGTATCAGGTGCCGGCGATCGCACCGGGCATGATTCTGACGGCCTGGTCGGCGTTGACGGGCGGGTCGGCGCTGACGGACCTGCAGACAGCGGTCGGTGCGGCTTCTGCGGTGGTGACCGCGGATGTGAACGGGCGGGTCCTGTTCTATGGCCCTGACGGCTTCACGGCGGACATCTGGGTCCAGGATCCGAACTCGGGCGTCCGCTACCGGATTCGGGGCACGTCGGGCGGCGCGGGCGGGGCGTCGCTGCCGAACACCTTGGTGGTGTCGGCGAACGGGTCCGGGATCGTCGGCGCCTACAACTGTGACGGGACCGCGGACGACGTCGAGATCAATGCTGCGCTGGCCGCGCTCCGGGCCGGGGCGGGCGGGACGGTGTTGCTGACCGCGGGCGTCTACAACCTGGCGGCGCCGATCCTCGTCGAGGGTTTCGATGACGTGGACGTCGAGCAGGATCTGTACCTGCGCGGCGCGGGCCCGAAGAACACGACCCTGAACGTGGCTGGCGGCGTCAACTGCGGCGTCCGGCTGACGAAGTGCGTGAGGGCGCACGTCTGGGATCTGGGCTTGACGATCGGCGGTACGTCCGACGGCATCCAGGCGGTCGCGACCGCGACGCCCGCGGCCGGCCACCGGTCGGCGTGGATGTCGACGATCCATCGGATCCAGGTGCTCGGCTCGTTCGCGGGCACCGACAGCGGCTGGGCGTTGGACCTCGACAACATGTTCCGGGCCACGATCTCCGACATCGAGGTCAACGGCACCACGAACGGGATGCGGTTCTCCTCGTCGCACGCGGACTTCAACCCGGGCGACATGACCGTCAGCCGGTGCTTCGTCGACCTGTATACGGGTGCGGCGGGCGGGGCCGCGTATTCGCTGGAGAGCAATGCGGGCCAGCAGAATCAGAATTTGTTTCTTACATGCCATAGCATTGCGAACCCGGCCACAACGGGCATGATCGCATGGCGGTTCATCGGCGCGACCGCCCACATCCGGCTGGTCAACTGCAATGTGGAGCAGTTCGGGACCGCGGCCGCGATCGCCTCGGCCGCCTACGACATTGACATCGACTTCGTCCACGTCACGCTGAAGAACGGGTCCGTGCTCGCCGACCTGGACGGCTACGGCTCTCGGGTCCGCTGCGGACTCGCGTATGTGGAGCCGTCGGCGACGGTGCTGCTCATCGACGACGACAACACGTACAGCGCGAAGCCGAACGTGGCCGGGCCGATCAGCATCTACGCCGACACCGGCAGCACCGTCAATGCCGACGTCGCCGACTTCGCGGTCGTCCGCGACTGCACGTACGCCGGGCCGGGTACGGTCGCGGCCGCGCTCAAGGTCGGCCCCGGCGTGAAAATGCAGGCGCCGACGATCGCGCTCACGGACGCGGCGGCGATCGCCACCGACGCTAGCCTCGGCTCGTACTTCGCGGTGGCGGCGATGGCCGGTAACCGCACGCTCGGTGTGCCGACGAACGCCAGTGATGGTCAGGAGTGCACGTGGCGCCTGACCGCGTCGGGCGGCGCGCGCACGCCGACGCTCGCGACCGGTACGGGCGGGTTCGTGCTCGCGTCCGGTACGCCGACGGTGACGGTGTCCGCGATCGCGTCCGGGTCCACAGCGGAGATCACCGCCGTCTACCACGGGGCGAACCAGCGCTGGCGCGTCTCCCGCTACCAGATCTTCACGGCCACGTGACGGGGGTGCGCTGATGCCGCTGTTCGTCACGCCGGCCACGTCGAGGACCGGCAGCCCGTTTCCCGACGCCGAGCTGGATGCCGCCCTGGAGGTCGCGTTCGGCGCCGACCTCACGCAACTGCCGCACACGTGGTCGTGGACGGACCTGACACCGCGACTGCTCGCGGACCCGATCACGATCCAGCGCGGCCGGTCCGCGGGCGCCGCGGAGGCGCAGGCACAGTCGGGCACGGTCACCCTCGTCAACGACGACGGAAAGCTGACCCCAAAGCGGCCCGGCGCGTATCCGATCACCCGCGCGGTCCCGGCCAGGCTTCGCGTCTACCCGCACGTCGCGGACGCCGAGGACACCTTTGACCGGCCGCCGGCGGGGGACATCCGGTGGGGGACGTCGTCGTCGGGCATGCCCTGGTTCTGGGCTGCGACCGTTCCGTATACGACCAGCACGGACTTCGCCCTCAACGGCACCCAGGGCCTGCATCGGGTCCAGGCGGCGGGCGGGTATCGGATTTCGCACCTGCAGGTGCTGGCTCCCGAGGTCGAGCTGTTCGGGACGGTGACGCTGTCCGGTCTGCCGGACAACGGGGCGGTGCATGCGGGTTTCGCGTCGCGGATTTCGGCGACGTATGTGGACTACTACCAGATGCGGGCGCGGATCATCTCGTCGACGGGGCAGGTGATCGCGCAGATTATCCGCCGGGTCGGGAACGTGGACGCGGTGCTGGCGGAGGTGCTGACCGGGATCATCTATACGGTCGGGATGCCGTTGCACATGCGTGGCCGGTGTGGTGATGGTGAGCTCGGTCTGCGGTTGTGGACGGGTACGGATCCGGAGCCGTCGGGGTGGATGGTCGCGGCGACGGATACGGCGATCACCGCGGTGGGTGTGGGGCACGGGGTCCGGTCGGGGATCACGGACACGTCGACGACGTTCCCGGCGATTGCCTGGGACAACGTGTCGATCATCCCGTACTCGACCAGGCTCGCCGGGTTCGCTGACGACTGGCAGCCCGGCTTTCTGCCGTCCACGGGCGGGTACACGTGGTCGACGGTCAAGGTGCGGATCTCCGGGATCTCCCGCAGGTTGCAGCGGGGCCAGCGGGCGGCGTATTCGCCGATCCGGGCGGCGGCCGAGCGGTATCGGGCGTCCGGTCAGCCGTTGATCGGCTATTGGCCCTTGGAGGACGGGCAGGACGCGACCCGCGGTGCGAGCGCGGTCGACGAGAGTTTTCCGATGCAGCGCGGCAGTCTCAAGGTCGGCTGGGCGGGGTATACGCCTCCGCCGCCGGTGCCGTCGACGCGCCGGTGGGGGACTGCCCCGATCGCGGACATGTCGTCGGGTGGGCGGCTGACGGGCACGGTCCGGCGGGGTACGTCGTCGCCGGTGGAGTGGGCGGTCCGTGCGTTGGCCGCGGTGTTCGCCCCGGGGTTCGGGGCTGATATTCCGCTGTACGAGATCCGGTTCGTGACGGGCTCGTGGGCGCGGTGGCTGGTCACGGCCCGCTCCGACGGCAACCTGATCTTGGAGTATTTCACGGCCGACGGGACGAAGACCGGCGAGATCCTGACGTTCGGCACGTCCGGCCTGGCCCAGTACCAGGTCGACGCGGTCCAGTCCGGCGGCAACGTCAACGTCAGGCTGTGGCTGGGCGACTCGTCGACCGCCGGTTTTGTGCCGTCGACGATCGTGGGCACGCTGGGCCGGATCGGGCAGGTCACGGTCAACCCCGCCGGGGTCGTCAACAACGCCGCGAGCAACGACCTCGGCAAGCAGTGGGGTGCCGGGCACGTCCAGGTGTGGGACACCAAGGACATCCCGATCGGATCGGACTCGACGACGGACCCGCTGACCGGCCTGAAAGCCACCGTGTGGCAGGCGTGGGCGGGTGAGCCCGCGCACCGCCGGATTCTGCGCCTGTGCGCGGAGGCCGGGGTGCCGGTGGCGATCACCGCGGTGACGGACGCCGGCGTGGGGACGCCGATGGGCGCGCAGGCGGACGCCGCACTGATGGACCTGCTCAAGGATGCGGCCGAGACCGACGGCGGGATCAGGTACGAGAAGGCTTTCGCGCTCGCCTATCTGCCGCGCGGTGCCCGCTACAACCTGACCCCGGCGATGGTCATCGACTTGGCCACGTACCGGGTGGAGGGCGGCCAGCAGGCGGATGTGCTCCGGCCGGTCTGGGACGACGAGGGTGTGGTCAACGAGGCGACGGTGACGCGCCCGTCCGGGTCTGAGGGCCGGTACGAGGACAAGGCGCACATCGACGCGAACGGCCGCTACACGAACAGCCGGCAGGCGAACGTGGCCACGGACTCCCAGGCCGTTCTGCACGCGTCGTGGGACGTCCGGCTGGGCACGATCGACGAGGTCCGCTACCCCGATCTGCCGATCGACCTGTCGTCGAACCCTGGCCTGATCTCGGCGTGGCTGGCCGCGGACATCGGCTGCCGCATCGACCGGATCAACGCCCCGTCCGTGGCTACGCCGGGGATCATCTCGCAGGTCTTGGACGGCTATTCGGAGACCCTGGCGCCGCGGTCGTGGCAGGTGAAGGCCAACTGCAGCACCTACTCCCCGTGGGATGTGGCTGTTCTCGACTCCGACATCCGCCTGGCCACGGACGGGTCGCAGTTGGCGTCGGGGATGACGTCGTCGGGGATGTCCGCCCGCGTCTCCAATGTGGGCGCGTACTGGACGACGGACCCGGCCGACTATCCGATGCAGTTGCGGATCGGTGACGAGCTCGTCACGGCGACGTCGGCGGCGCTGCCGGTCTCCGGCGTGCAGACGATCTCGCTGGTCGCGCGCGGGGTCGACGGGACCGCTGCGGTCGCGCACTTCGCTCTGGAGCCGGTTGACGTGGCCGACCCCGCCTACCTGCCGCTCTGACCTTCCCGTCCATCCCGGCTTCGATAGGAGGCTGGCGATGGCGACGTTTCTCGCCGGCATGAAGTTGACCCCGGCCCGCCTGAATCTGATGGCGGACCGGCCGGTGACCAGGTTGATCCTGGGCGCTGACCAGTCCCATCCGACGTCCGGGTCAGGGTTCCCGGTCGTTTTCGGCGGCACGTCGGTGGAGGTGTACGACACCCACGACTTTCATTCGACGACCGTCAACCCGTCCAGGGTGACGCCGTCGGTGCCTGGCACGTATCTGTGCCAGGGGACGGTGTGGTGGGCGTCGAATGCGACGGGGGAACGGCGGGCGATCATCGCCCGGAACGGGACGTTGATGGCGCCGTCGGAGCGGATCGCGAACCTGACGGCGACGCCGATGTCCGTGTCGGTGCAGCGGCTGATCGAGTGCAACGGCACGACGGACTTCGTGGAGCTGTTCGGCTGGCAGACGTCCGGCGGCGCGCTGAACATGCTCGGGACCGGCAGCGAGACGTCCACGATCACGTGCGTTTTCGAGGTGTCCCTCTACCGCTCGCTGATCAACTGAGAGGGGTGGTCATGCCCGAGCAGCCTTACGAAGCGGCCTGCATGGGTGGGCCGCTGCACGGCCAGATCCAGCTGTCGCGGTTCCCTGCCGGGTTCGTCCTCGTCGACAAGCCCCGGCACATGGCCTGGGTCTACCGGTGGGACGGGTCGGTGTGGCGGGTCGACCCGGGCGGGCATGCCGGCGACAACCGCTGGTACTCCGAGGTCGGCGCCCTGCACGCGGCGCTTGGTGACGAGTACGACGTGATCGCGGCCGCAGGGGAGGGCTGATGGCGGCACGGAACCCGAACCCGCTGCGGATCACCGAGCCGGTGTGGCAGCTGTGGATCGGCATGGACGGACTGGAACCGACCGCGGTCCTCGGCGGGATCGTCGCGGAGAAGCCCGGCTACCACTCGTGGCCGTCCCGTCTCGACGAGGACGACTATTCGCTGCAGCTGGCGGACGACCTGGCCGGGCCGAAGGACAAGGCGGCGGCGTTCGACTTCACGATGTCGGCGGCGGCGATGCGGCTCTACACCTCCCGGCTTGACGTGGCGGCCCGCGCCCGGGACTCACGGCTGTACGTGGCGGGCCGGCCGATTCTGCGGGAGTTCATCGGGACGAAGGACAGCCGGGTCGTCTACTGCTACGTCCTGACCGGCGGGCGGGCGCTGGGTGTCGGCGCTGATGCGGGCCCGGATTCGGGCCGGGACGACAGCCATCTCTGGCATTTGCACGGGTCGATCATCCGTAGGTTCGTGACCCTCCCGGACCTCGCCGACCGGATCCTGTCGATCCTGCGCGGCGAAACCCTGGAGGCGTGGCGGGCCCGCACCATCATCACCAGCACAGGAGCGACCATGCAGTTCACCGACCGGCTCCCCGGAGCCACGTCCAACCCCGGCCGGACGGTCGGCCAGTGGGTCGTCGACGACTCGAACCTGCGTGACTTCCTGACCCAGCGGGTCGGGACTCCCGGGATCGTGAACCTGCCGCAGGGCGGCTCTCCGCTGATGCTGCTGCTGGCGATGGCCCAGGACTGGCAGGCGGAGGCGGGTCGGCAGAAGCTCCGCGACGAGGCGATCCTGACCGCGGTCCAGGGCCGGGCGGGCGCGGCGGAGGTGCTGGCCCGGATTGACCAGCGGGCGGCCGAGCAGCTGCAGGTGCTGCATGCGATGCGGGCGCAGATCGCGTCCGAGCTCGCCCCGCTCCTGGTCGCCGCGGTCGGGCAGCAGCTGGTCGGGCAGGTGGCGCCGGATGCGCTCGTCGCCGCGCAGGAGACCGCGCTGCGCCGGGTCTTGGGCGGCCTGGACGAGGCGCGGGCGTGACGTCCCGCCCTATCCAGGTGACCAGCGGCCGGCACCCGTTCGAGGCCGCGATCATGGTGGCGACGATATTCGTCGGCCTGGTCCTGGCCACGACGGGGCAGGTGCCGAAGTCGGCGGAGAAGACGATGCCGCACGAGCTGATCGTGGTGTGGATGACGATGCTCGCCGCCGCGGGCCTGGTCTCGCTGGTCGGGGCGTGGTGGCGGGGCCGGGTCGAGACGGGCCTGCGGGTGGAGATGGCCGGCGTGCTTCTCCTGGCGGGCGGCGTGACGATGTACGTGATCGCGGTGTTCACGGTCAGCGGCTGGGCGGCGCTGGTCGCGGGCGGGTTCGTGGCGGCGATCGCGGTCGGCGGGTGGGCGCGTGTTGTCCAGATCGTCCTGGACCTGCGGCGTGTGGACCGGGCACGGCGGGCGGAGTTCATACCGCTGCTGGTCGAGGACGGCGACCGGTGAACGGGACGGCGGAGTGGCTGATGCTCGCGGTCGCGGTGGTCGGCGGGCTGGGCGGGCTCGGGGCGCTGTTGAATGCGGCGTTCGGCCGGCGTAAGACTCGCGCGGACGCCGCGCAGGTGATCACGGGCACGGCGATGGAGTGGATCGGGAAGTTCGAGAAGGCGGCCGAGTCCGCGCAGGCGCAGGCCGAGGCGGCGCAGGTGCAGGCGTCGAAGGCCCGGGAGCAGATGTCGGCGGCGCAGGAGCAGATGGAGCGGGTGACGGCGGAGGCGCGGGCGCTCGCGACGGAACTGCATCAGTTACGGACGGCGATCCTGGCCCCGGACGCGACGCTCGAGCATTTGCGGCTTCTCGTCGCCCGCGGGCAGCAGCAGAACGGGCGGGCTTAGCCGGCCCGCCACGCATCGTCGCGGCCGGGCCCAAAGTACGGGGCGTCGTCGACCGGCCGGTGTGGCGGCCACATTTGCACGTCGCCGCAGCCCGCGGCCTGGCAAGCCCAGGATCGGTGTCCGTGGGCGGGGTTGCAGCCGCATCCGGTCCAGCCGAGCAACACGGTCCCCGGGCCGAGCGGGTGTCCGGTGTCGCATCGGGCTGGTGTCGGTTCGCGGTAGATGACGCCTTGCGGCCCGTCGACGACTTCGAGCGGCATCGCCGTGCAGGCGGGGCAGGTCGGAACGACCTCGTTCCAGCGCGGGGTGACGGTGCTGCCGCAGGTGTTGCACCACCACTGCCCGACCCGGACCTGATCTTTCATTCCGGCAGCGTAGCGCTGCTCTTACACCGATTGGAGGCCTGCCGTGCAGGTGCAGATCCTTTCCCTGGTGGTCGGCATCATTCTGCCGATCCTCGTCGGCGTCGTCACGTCCAAGTCGACCAGTCCGGGCGTCAAGGCGGTGCTGCTCGCGCTGCTGTCCGCGGTGTCCGGGTTCCTGACCGAGTACCTGGTCGCCTTGAACACCGCGCAGGTGTTCGGCTGGGGCACGGTCGGCCTGACGTGGCTTGGCACGTTCATGGTCGCGGTCGCGATGCACTTCGGGTTGTGGAGCCCGACGGGTGTGGCCGGGTTCGTGCAGGCGAACGTCGGCGTGACCGGCCGGGATCCCCGCCCGCGGCCGGCGCTGCTGGAGTAGTCACGCCCCGGGCTCGTTGCCCATCTTTCGTTCGCCCCGCTCTTGGCCTTCGGGCCGAGGGCGGGGCGCTTCGTCGCGCCCGGGTGCCGGCGGCCGGTACGGAATCGCGTTCGGCGAGACCGTCCACCATGCCCGTTCGTCGCGCACGTCCGGGTCAGGCATCGGCGGCCGCGGCCAGGTGATGTATCGCCGCCTCGAGGTGCGGTGCCTGACTGATGGGCAGGTGCACGGCGAGGTGTTGGGAGCTGCCGCCGGGCCCTGTCGCGGTGACGCCGGCGACCAGGTGCGGGCCGTCCATGCTGGCGCGTTGGACGATCTGGAGTGAGACCCGGCCGGTCGTGCCTTCGATGAGTTGTGGCGCGGATCGGTGTGCGGCCCGGCCGGGTGGGAAGTCCTGTTCGTGTGCGGTGCACTGCTGCGGGTCGCACCAGCTCGGTTCGTCCATGTTGCCCTCCCCAGGGTTGGCCCGGGTGTGCGGCGGGGGTGGCCGCGTGCCGGGCGGCCAGCCGTACACCCGGGCTTACCGATCATGCTGGCACGCTCGTGCGTGCCAGTCGGGGAGCGACACAACGACCATGGTTGATCGGACGAATCAGCATCCGCCGATCATCTGACGGCCGACCGGGGGTCAGGGAAGCCTCAGGTCGTCGTGAATGCCGTCCATGTGACTCGTCAATACGGCGCGGCCGATGATTCCGTCCTGGTGCTCGGCCAGGTCCGGTTGGGCAGCAGACAACGGCCCGAACACGATCTTGATCGGTAGCGTCGGAGCGTGGCCCTGCAGCGCACGCCCCTCCGCCATCTCCCAGTAGCGCTGCATGAAGAAAGCGTTCGGGCCGAGCACCGTCCAGTGCCCGTTCGCGAGACGAAGCGATCGCGGGTCGTCGAGCAGATCGACCGTGACCAGAGTTTTGTGGCTCTGATTGGTCGGGTCGAACCCGCAACTCTGCGCGATCGCTTTGAGATCGGCGCGCCGATCCGTGACGGAGCCGAAGATGATGAGCGGCTCGTCGTCGCCGCGGGGCGTGACGTACGCGCGGTAGGTCATGGGGAACACTCCCGTCCGGGAGAGATGCGGGCGCCAGCAGCCCGAGGGACGCACTCCAGGATGAGACGGTGCGAGCCCGGCCGGAGGAGTTTCCGGGCCGGGCTCGTACGTTCAGCCGATCAAGGGTCGGTAGGTTAGCGGCGGCGCTTCCATGCGAACCGGGCACCACCCCGGCGTAGGCCCCACCCGAGCAGGCCGCCGGACACGGGGACCGCCAGAGCGCCGCTGTCCGGCACTCCCATCTCGGTCAGCACAGCCTGGACCAGAGCCCACAGCAGCAGCCACGCCACAGCCCATACCACCAGCTTCGCCGACCATGGAGGCCAAGCGGCCAGCGCGCGCCGCCACCACGGCGGCGTCGCGAACACGACGGGCGCACGCTCGACTGGCGGAACCCACCGAGGCCGGCCCGCCGCATCATCACGCGCGTGGCGCTGCGCGACCGCATCCCACGGCTTTACCCGGCCCGGGTTGTCCCAGTTGCCGCTGATGTTGTACCGCGGCCGCCATCCGGCGATGACCGCCAGTTCGCGGGCGTCGAGTTCCGGCTCGTCCCACATGCCCTGCTCGACGACGAACGCCTCACCGACGATCAGATCCGACCACGGCTGGGTGTCGCGGTGCTGGCGCTCCCGGGCGGCCAGTCGCTGCCGGGTCTTGCCCGCATACCCGAACTCGGTCCCGGCGGTGATGGGCTCGCCGCGGAGCATGGCCAGCGCGCACTCGTGCGTCAGGGTGGTGATCCCGTAGACGATGCCGCGACGGACGACCGAGGAGAGCCGGTCCGGTGCTGTGGTCATGCCGCACCGGACCGGTGCTGGTCAGCGGCGTGCGGACGCCTTCGTGTCGGCGTCGTTGCGGGCTTCGAGTGCGGCCGCGATCCGGCCGGTGTTCTCGACGAGGGTGTGCAGGTAGCCGACGGCCGACCGGAGCAGGTCGGCTTGGGCGAGTGCGATCTGGTCGGCGATGGAGTCGACGTGCTGCTCGACGTTGTTGAGCCGGTCGCCGGCGCGCTGGTAGTTGCCGACGGCGTTGTCCTCGTAGCGGGGCATCCGTCCACGGTAGCGGCATCCGCGCCGGTCATGCGCCACCCGCAGCCTTGGCGGCCTCGCGGACAAGCTCGGCGATGAGCGCCTCTTGCTCGGCGCGGAGCATCGCCTCCCGCTCCATCTGGCCGACGTCCATGCCGGACGCCGCGGCCTGGGCCCGGCCCTCCTTGCCGAGGGCACCGGTGGAACGGATCAGGTTGAGCATCTGCTCGCCGCGCTCCGTGCCGGCGGCGAGCAGAGACCAGCGGACGGCCGGTTTGCCGCCGTCGTTGCCGACCAGCGGTGCCGCACCGGCTGCGGCCTGCTGGTCGGTGACGGTGGACATGCGCTTGCAGGCGTGCCCGATCGTAGTGTGCGACGGGCTGCCGCTGTCGCTCTTGGACCACGGGCCGGCGATGTGGACCCACCACGCCGACTCCTGGATCTCGGCGATGGTCAAGCCGGGCCGGCCTTGGTCGGACTCGTGCTTGAGCATGGCCAGGATCAGGTCTTCGGCGCGCATGTGCGGCTTCTGCGACGGCTGCACGCCCTGACCGGCGGCACCGAACATGGCGGCGAGGTCGGCGGGGAACGCGGTCGACTCGACCGGGTCGGACTCGGACTGCAGGCGTTCCCGGCCGGACTTCGTCTTGCCGAGCTCCCACAGGTCCATCAGCCCGTGCTCCTCGAACACGGCGATCGTCTCCGGCGGCAGGGTCGGGGCGAACAGGATCTGCTCGCCCTCGGGGGTACCGTTCGGACGGCGCATCCGGTAGACGAGCGAGTCCGGGTTCTGCGGATCGCGGGGGATGAACGCGGCCCGGTACGCCACCGGCGTGCCGCGCATCTCCTGCATGACGACCATGCCGGGCAGGGTCGGCAGGTCGGACGGCTTGATCCCGCCGGTGTAGCCGGTCAGGCGGGCGGTGTGGTCGGTGACCCGCATGAGCTGGGAGCGGATCTCGTTGAGCTGCTCACGGAGGTTGTTGTCGCCCATGTCGGCCAGGCCGCCGCCCTGCGTCGCCGTCTCGGCCATGATCGCGGTGGCGCGCTGGAGACGGACCATCTCGGTGAGCATGGTGACGAACTTCGGGTCCTTCATGTGCATGTGGAACTCGTCCCAGATCGCCCGGATCGGCGGGCCGCCAGCGTCGCAGTCCCAGGTCGGGTCGGCGACGACCTCCATGCCGCCGAGACCGGTTGTGGTCCGCATGTTGATCCACGCCTGGCGGCGTTTCATCTCCGCCCACAGCGACTCGCGGATGATCTCCCGGTGTTCGATGGTGTGCCCGACCGGGACGATGCCGTAGAAGTCGACGTAGTCCATGGCGTTCTTGCCCGCGTCGTGGAGGATCGGCAGGATCCCGAGGAGCAGGTCGCCGTACACGGTGCCCTGTACGAGGACGGACTTGCCGGTGCCGGTCACACCGACGGTGTTCCCGCCCCCGGCCTGCCCGGGGGTGAAGTGCCGCTTGTAGACGCCTTCGCCGCGGACGCCCCGGCCGGCGAACGCCCACCGGACGCCCTTGCGGTCGACGAACACGCCGCTCGCGCCCGGGTGCGTGACGGCTTCCGCGAGCGGGAACGTCTCGGAGATCATGACGAGGCCGTGATTGATCAGCGGTTCGGGCTTGTCGCCCTCACCGACCCGGTTCGGCTGGTACTGCAGGTCGAGCATCGCCACGTCGATCTCCAAGACGTCGGCAAGCCACCGCTTCATACCAACGAACGGCGACACGTCCCCGTTGCGCGGGGTGAGGACGCCGGGTGCGGCTTTGACCAGGTACTCCCAGCCGATGACGACCTCACCGTCACCGTCGGCGGCGGTCAGCTTCCGGGTCTGGCCGGCGACGACCTCGGTCCGGGCGATGTCGAATCCGGCGGCGCCGTTCGCGGCCCGGGACGCGGCGATGACGTGCTGCCAACGCTCGGCGAACTTCCGGCCGGCGTCGTCGGGGGTGTCGTGCTCGGCGGCGATCTTCCGTGCCTCGGCGGCCGCGGACTCCTCCGCGGCACGCTGCGCTTCGGCGGCCTCGTGCTCCTGCCGGGCGGTCTCGGCACGCTCGGCCTCGATCCGCTCCTCCTCAGCGCGTGCCTGCGCTTCGGCGTGCACGGCGGCCGCGCGGGCGGCGGCCTGCCGGCGGGCGACCATGTCGGCCCACGGCCGGTAGTTGACGACGGCGATGAGCAGGGCGCCGAGCATCGACATGAGGAACCCGCGGAAGTTCGCGAGGTCCGCGCCGATCGCCTCGGCGATGACGAGCCACACACCGGTCGCGAGGACTCCGGAGGCGATCCAGCGGGCGCGGGACCGGGCGCGGGCGCGCAGGTGCCGGGGCAGTTCGCGGAGGGTGTAGCCCATGCGGCGGGCGTAGACGAGCTCGCCCGCGTACACGGTCAGGTAGGCGAGGACGGTTCCGCCGACGGCCAGGCACGTGCCGACCGCGATGCCGGGCAGCGTGTCGAGGTTCGTCAGGAGCGAGTAGTCCGCGACGAGCGCGCCGGCGGACACGGTCAGGGACGGCACGTGCTCGCGCAGGTCCCGGCCGGCACGTTCGGCCTCGGCCCGGCCGGCCGCGCGGATCTGGGCGATGCGGGTGCTTGTCGCATCCGCGATCCGCTGGCGGCCAGCGGCGGCCGCGTCGGCGAGCCAGCCCTCCAGCCAGCCGCGTGCAGCGGCTTTCGGATCACCGTCGGACGCCTCGGCCCGGCCGGGAAGCAGCCGGGCGCCGTGGTCGGCGCAGAACTGCTTCTTCGGCATGCCGGGGTCGTCGTCGCGGGGGAACACCCACTCGCCGGTCTTGCACGTCTCGGAGGCCGGGCACAGCCACCACACGCCGACGGGCAGGTCGCGGCTGTCGTCGACGGGGCGTTCGTGGTCGTGCTTGACGATCGGGCCGCCGTCGGTCTCGCGCCAGTGCCGGGTCATGACGACCCCGGCCGGGAGGGCGTTCTTCGCGGGCGCCGGTGGCCGGGCTGTCGTGGCCGGGGCGGTGATGGTGTTGGTCATCGGGTTCTCCTTCCGGGGCTGGTCCGGGAAACTCGGCGCCGCCCGGCGCGGGTCCGGGCGGCGCGGGGCTCCACGGCCGTCAGCCGGCCCGTCGCTGGGAGTCGACCCAGGCGCCGTCGGCGCCGAGGGAGTGCAGCTGCTCCTGGGCGACGCGGACCTGGAAGTTCGCCATGGTCGCGGCCCGGACGGACTCGGCGCCCTTGTGGACGAGTTTCTTGCTGCCGTCGACGATCTGGGTCAGCATTTGCGCGATGATCCGGATCTCTTCCAGGGAGATGCGCTCCCCGAACGACGCGGTGAGGTAGTTCGCCATCTCCTCGGTCGTGGTGGCCTCGGCCAGCAGGTCCCGGCCGACGTCTTCGAGGACGTCGAGGGCGCGGACCGCCTGACCGAGCAGGACGATCATGCGGACCATGGACACGTTCGCGGCGCCGGCCGCGCCGGTCCCGGACGGCATGGCCATCGCCCCGCCGGACCGGGGCGCGATACCCCCGCCGCCGATGTTCGCCAGGTTGCTCACGGATGTTCTCCTTCGCTCAGAAGATGTCGATGTCGGTGATGTGGACGAAGCGGTCGCTTACGCGTCCGCGTCCCGGAGCGCCTGGCCGTTGCGGTAGCCGGGCCGCGGCTGGCCGGCGCTGCTGGACACCTCGGCTTCGAGGTCGGCGAGCCTGGCGTCGTAGCTGGCGGTCCGCGGGTCCGGGCCGGGCGTGGCGTCCTGGCCGACGGGAACGAGGTCCCGGTCGACGGCCGGCGGGTCGGGGATGACCTCGGCGTCGAGGATGCCGTCGTCGGTGCTGGCCGGCGCTGGGCCGGGGGTGAGCCCGTCCCAGTCGGTCTGCTCGCCGGTCGCGGTGACCGGCTCGCCGCCGGCCTGCTCCTTGCCGTCGTCGTGGCCGCTGGTGCGGGGCTTGGTGGTGCCGGGCCGCCACCAGCCGGGCTCGCCGGCGTCGCGGCGGTCGCGGGCGTCGGCGCGGCCGTCGTCCCAGCCGGTCTTGAACCGGCGCCAGCCGACGATCGCCCCGTTCCACAGGCGGGCGGCGACCCGGCCGACGGTCTCACCGCTGTCGGGCTTCTCGCCGCGGGTGGCGGGGTCGGCGCTGAACCAGTCCCGGGTGGCCCGCCGGTGCCGGTCCCGGTCGGCGCGGTCCGCGTCGAGCCAGGAGAGGGCGTCGGCGTACCGGTCGGCGCGCCGCTGCTCGCGGGTCTTCTCCAGCTGCTCGCGTTCGTCGGGGTCGCCGTGAATCAGGTAGTCGAAGCCGAGGATCAGGCCGGCGACGACCAGGCCGGCTCCACCGGCGACCGCGGTCATGATGGCGGTGAAGGCGACGGCGGACTTGGCGTTCTCGTCGCCGCCGGGCTGCTGGGTGGGCTTGGTCATGAGAACGCTCCGAAGATGACGGTGATCGTGTCCTGGCCTCGGTTCTGAATGTCGGCGTAGACGGCCTGGGGGAGGACGAAGAGGATCGGGATGGCGTACATGGCGGCCCACTGGGACCATTTCTCGGGGATGAAGTCGCGGATCCAGTCGCCGGCGCCGGCGATGAGGAAGCCGATGGCGGTGACGGCGAAGACGACCCGCAGGATGATCAGGAGACCGGAGCCGAGGTAGGCGGCGATTCCGGTGTCGATGTACGCGAACGCAACGATGTGCACGAGCCCGATGAAGATCGACACGATGAAGGCGTAGTACATCCAGAGCGGCTTGTGCCCGGCGGCGTTGTGGGCCTGCTTGAGGATCCGGTGCCCGTAGAAGATCGTGATCGCGGAGATGATGATCGCCGAGACGAGGTTGGTGACGCCCTCGGCGCTGGTGAACAGGGCGACGATCGCGGCCCAGCCGATCGGGACGAGGGTCGGGATCCAGAACCCGGCGTTGAACGCGGCGTCGTCGGGAGTGCCGTCGGACAGGTCGTGGACGAGCTGCGCGCCGGACTCGATGGCCCGCCATCCGGCGACGACGGACAGCACCCCGAAGATCGCGGCGACGATCCCGCCGAACCCGGACCCCCAGCTGATCACCCATTGGGCGGCCGGGATGGTGCCGTAGGCAAGGGCGAGGCCGGATGCGACGACGAGCGCCAGCGTCATCGTCTTGATGACCCGCAGCTTGTTCCACTTCTTCGACTTGGTGGCGGTGGCGGTGCCGCCGGCCTGGCCGGTGCCGGGCTGTCCGGCCCGTCCGGCGCCGGCGCGCAGGCTGGCCTTGGTGGCGGTGGCGAGGAACTGCATGGCGAACCAGCGGATGCCGAACCCGGCGATGATCGCGGCGATGTGCCAGGCGTGCGAGTTGAACCAGTCGATCACGGGTGTGCTCCTTTCGGGCTAGACGTGGGCGGCGACGGCCCAGGCGGTGAGGGCGAGGATCAGGGCGAGGGTGGCGATCGCCGCAGTCGTCTTGGACGCGCCGGCGGTTTTCGCGATGGAGTGAGCGAGGGCGAGCCAGGCGAGCTGGAGCAGCCCGGCGACCGCGGCGGCCAGCTGCCCGGCGAGGCCGTGACGGACGTCGTCGCGGTCGAGCCAGAGGGTGTCGAGCGCGTCGGCGGGCGTGGGGAGCGGCTGGGCGGCGATCGGGTGGTCGCGGAGCGCATCGGTGGCGTCGGTGTAGTGATCGGACTCTGCGTGATCGGTGGTGGGTTCGGTGACGGCCGGTGTGATGTGCGTTCCGCCGCGGATGACTCGCAGCGGCGGCCGTCCCGGCGTGTTTGCGCTGGTGGAGCGCGTGGGGCGGGTGGGGTTTCCGATGTGCGTGCGCGCACGCACATCCTCCGCTCCGCTACTTTGAGTCATCGTTTCTCCCGTCGTTGAAGGGCCGGCTACGGCTGCTGGCGGCGGTGGTGGGCGACGAACCGGGTTGCCCCGGCGGTGACGACGGCCGCTCCCAGCGGCAGCGCCCAAGCGGTCCCATCGAGTGCCTGAGAGGCGACTGCCGCGGCGCCGATGAGGAGCGCGGACGCGGACGCGCCGGTGACCGTCACCCCGATCCCGGTCGACTTCGGCACGGGCGGCAAGGGCGGTGGCGGGCCGGGTGGGTTCTCCGTGAACGGCACCAGGTAGTGACGGGGGGCGGTGACGGCCGGGGTGACGGTCGTCCGGATCTGCAGGTCGGTCATGGTTAGCTCTCCTCGGTGTTTGTGCTGCTCAAGTCGGTGGTGACGCGTTCGAGCGCGGCGGCGATGTCCGCCGTAGACGCGCCAGACTGGAGGTCGCGGCGCCAGCGGATCGCCAGGTCTCGGCCCTTCGACTCGGCGCTGCCCGCGGCCTTCGCCATCCGGGTGCCCCGGGCCTCAACGCCAAGAGATGCGCAGGTCAGCCAGTACTCGCGCATCGCAGACGCCTTCGTCTCGCCGTGCGCGAGGACGGCCTGGGCGCGCTGCTCGGCGTACTGCTCAACCTGCTCATCCGTCATGCCTGCGCGGATCGCAGGTGCCGTGAGCTGGTAGTTCGTGTCGCGGCGCGCGGTCGGGGCGGGCCGGGTGGTCTCACCGGGCACGGCCGGGATAGTCGCGGTGGCGTTGTAGAGCGGCGCGCACGTCGTGATGACCGCCCACTCCGCCCACAGCGCCTCGATCCGGCGCGGGAACGCCATCTTGGTAACGCGGGCGACGTCGTGCCACCAGTACTTCTCGCCGGCGTGCTGCCGCTTGCGGCGCTCGACGTCGTCGGCGACCCCGACGTACAGCAGCTGACCTTCGCGGTCGAAGCAGCGGTACAGGTAGGTGAGTGGGTCGCGCACGGTCAGTTCTCCTCGGTGCTGTGAGAGTGCCCGTTGGTCCCGGCGGTGACCGGCGGGCGCGGCTCGGGGATGGGCGACATCGGGATCGGCATGTCCGGCGCGGTGCTGGTGTCCGGCTCGTCGCTCTTCAGCCACCGCGAGATGGTCTTCGTGGACACGTTCAGCCGCCGGGCGATCTGCTCGTGGGTGAGGGCGTCTTCGTCGCGGAGTTTCCGGGCCTTGGCCTGCGCGGACGTGGTCTTGGTGTCCGGTCGCGGTGTCCGGTTGGATGTCCGGTCACGGCGCGCCTGGGTGTCCGGTCGTGGTGTCCGGTCAGCGACGGCGGCGGTGACCGGTCGAATGTCCAGACGGGTGGCCGGTCGGGTGTCCAGTGCGGCGTCCGGACTGATGTCCGGCGCTTGTCCGGTCACGATGTCCACCGCGCTGTCCGGAACCATGTCCACCCGTTGTCCGGTCACCGTGTCGAGTCCGGTGTCCACCGGGCTGTCGGGTGCGGTGTCCGGTCGCGTGTCCACCTGATGTCCGGACGGCTGTCCACCGCGCTGTCCGGTCACCGCGTCCGGCGCGTGTCCGGTCATGTCCGGTGCGGATGTCCGGTGCGGATGTCCGGTGATGGCGAGCCGGACCTGGCCGCCCCACGGGGACACGTCCGCGACCGCGGCCCGGGTCGTGCCGTCGGCGACCTGGTAGAGCAGGGCCAGCTGCTCCCGGACCGCGCGGATCGCGGCCTGGTCGGTGCCGAGCTGCAGGTGCTCGTTCGCGGCCTCGGCCTGCCGGCGCAGCGAGCGGGCGGCGAGCTGGACCCGCCATTTCGCGGACTTCGTCTCCTGGAGCAGGTGGAGCCGGTACGCGGTCCGGGCGAGTCGGGCGAGGCGGCGAGCCTTGGCGACGTCTTCGATGCCGCGTGAGGTCGGCTCGGCCAGGCGCAGCCAGACGAGGATCCGTTCGGGGGTGAGCGCCCAGTGGATCTGGCCGGGTTTCCGGGACCCGGCGGGCCGCTTCTCCGGGTGCTTGGTGAGCCAGATGTCCAGCTCTTCGACGAGCTCCTCGACGACCATGTACGCGGCGACCGCGGCGACGAACCAGCGGAACGCGCCTTCGTCGGTGCTGGTCGCGTGGATCGAGGCGAGGAAGGCGGAGCCGGCGGCGATGCCGTAGATGACGCGGGCGCCGTGGCCGAGGCTGCCGTGCCGGTAGATGTGCCGTCGGGTGCGCCGGAACGCGGAGATGATCTGCGCTTCGGCGAATGCGAAGAGGACGAGCCGGATCGTCCAGTGGAAGGACAGGACGTCGGCGAAGAACTTCCACATGCCGGTCGCGAGGACCGCGGTGGCGATCAGGGCCGTGATGCGGGTGATGGCCCGGTCGGTGGGGGTGAGTCCGCCGGGCTCGGTGGGCGCGCCTCCGGCGGTGCGGGTCCGGCGGAAGCGGCCGGTGACCTTCCAGGCGAGGAGCGCGAGGAGGGCGACTGCGGCGGCGGCCTGCCAGTGGCCGGTGGCGTATCCGAGTGCGTCGGGCGCGAGCTGCTGCCACCACGGCACAGCGTTCGGCTCGGCCGGGGCCGCCGGCGGGGAGCCGGTGCCGTAGTCGGGGGCGAACAGGTTGCTCACGGCAGTCGGTGGCATGCGAGCAATCTTGCCACACGTGCTAGCAAGTTGCTAGAAATTTCTTGGAATTTCGCTAGGATCGTTTCATGACCCTCGCCCCCGAATCTCCGCCGCTCGTGGAAACGATCCGCGCCACCCGACTCCCCCCGCCGAGCGAATGCCGCGCTATCCGCCAGCGATCCGGCGCCACCCTTGCCGAGGTCGCCGCTGAGGTCGGCGTCGACCCGATGACCATCTCCCGCTGGGAACGCGGCCTCAACAAGCCCAACCGGGCCCGCGCCATCACCTACCGGCACCTCCTCGACGCTCTCGCCGCGATCGGCACCGGATGAACCCCGCCGCACCGCAGGCAGGCATTCATCCACTGATGGCGAAGGGGTCCCCCGCATGAGCGGCAACGCAACCGGCTTAGACCCGGAGGCGTCCGAGAGAATCGTGCTCGGCGCGATGATGCTGCAGTCGGACTGTGTTCCGAGCCTCGCGGCGATTCTGACCTTCGACGACTTCGCGCGCCCGATCCACGGCGAGATCTTCAGAGCGGTCCTCAACAACCGCTCTGACGGAGCTCCCACCGATGCAGTGGCGGTCGGCGACACGCTCCACAGGTCAGGTGACCTGCTGCGTGTCGGTGGAGCCCCCTACCTGCTGCGCTGCGTCGCCGAGGTGCCCACGGTCGCGTCGGCCACCTGGCATGCTCGAAGTGTTGCCGACACCGCCCGGACGAGGCGCGCGGAGGAAGTCGGCATCCGCGTCCAGCAGGCAGCCAAATCCGGGAACGCTGAAGCGCTCGCCGCTGCACTCGCGGACGCCGCGCGGCTGCACGCCCAGGGAGAAATTGGCGAGCCGGCCCCCGGAGCCAAGCGAGGATCCGGAGCGACGCCGCTCACGGCAGGGCACGGGCATGCCCGCCGGTTTCCGGTGGAGCACCTGCCGCCGATGATGCGCGAGTACGTGGTCGACTTGGCCGAGCGCAAGCAGGTCCCGGTGGACCTGCCGGCCCTGATGATGCTCGGTGTCATGTCCGGCGTGACCGGCCCGCGCATTCTGGTCCGCCGCGACCACGACTTCATTCAGCCGACGAACCTGTACGTGATGGTCGGCATGGAGTCCAGCAGCGCAAAGTCGCCGCCGGTCACCGAACTCCGCGACGGGCTGTGGCTGGCGAACCGGACGCTGCGCGAGCAGCACGAAAAGTGGGTGGAGGGCGAGCAGCTGCGACTCGCCGCCGAGATCGAGGACGTCCTAGCGAAAGGCAAGGCGGTGACGACCGACCTGGAGGAGAAAGAGGGCCTGAAGGCTCGCGCGCGACGACTCAGCCAGCAGGCCGAGGACCTGGCGAAGAGCCCGCCACCGGCGCCGGTCGTCGAGCTCGACGGCGATACCAGCCCGGAAGCGCTCGCCGACCGCATGTCGACGAACCTCGGCGCGGGCGCGGTCATCGACGACGAGGGGACGCTGCTGCGGAATCTGGGTGGACAGTACTCGGGCCGAACGGCGAACCTCGGGATTGTCCTCAAGGGCTACGACTGCGCCCCGTACAAGCCGACCCGGATCACCCGCGAGGCCGGGCAGATCGGTCGGGCCGCACTGACGCTGGCGATCTCGCCGCAGCCGCTACTGGTGGCCGAGATGCTGCAGAACGCTCTCATGCAGGAGACGGGCTTCATCAACCGCTTTCTCGTTTCGTTGCCCGGCGACCTGGTCGGCAAGCGTGAGGGGCGGGAGTCGGTCTTTATCGACGACGTGCCGGCTGAGCCGCAGAGCCGGCGGTTGAAGCGCTGGTGGGCGGAGCTGCTGGAGAGCTTGGTCGGCTATGACGCGCTGGTTGACCGGCAAGCCGAGGAGGCGGCGATCGAGGCGGAGTCGGCGGTCATCGACCTGACCCGTGGCGCGTGGAAGCTGCACCTTGACTATCAGAACGTCCTCGAGCCGCGCATGGATCCGTCGCGAGACGGCGACCTGTGTCAGGTGCGTGGGTGGGCGGGCAAGCACGTGGCCCGAGTTCTGCGTGTCGCAGCCCTGTTGCATCTGGGTGCCGGGATGACCCCGGACGATCGAATTGAGGAGTCGACGATGCGGGACGCGATCGCGATTGGGGAGTGGGCGATCGAGCATCTGCTGGCGGCGGGACGGGTGGTAGGGGTGTCGCGCAATGCGGGTCGGATCAAGGAGTACGTGGACGGCTGTGAAGGCCGGCGGGCTGGCCGGACGGAGATTGGCAAGCAGGTGTTCAGCAACAACGAGAAGGCCGATGACATCGATGGGTGGGTTGGCGAGCTGGTGGCTACGGGGGAGTACACGCTGGAGAAGGTGAGCCTTGGCCGTGGTCGTCCGCGGCTGGAGGTGCGCTGGGTGGGGGATTCCTCGTAGGTTTCCCTGTATTTACGTACGAGGTAAGTAGATAGGCCCTGAGCTGGGAAAATCCCCCCGCTCGGGGCTTTCCTCGTTTTCTTCGTTTCTTTCGTAGGGGCTTGTGGGTGGGTGCGGACGCCCTCGCGCAGGAATGTGCATTTTCTCGATCTATTTATATTTATATATAGTTCCAGGTGGGGGCGGATTTTGTCCCGTGGAGGTCCTTGTACCCCCTCCCGGGGGTACGAAAGAAACGAGGGAAACTAAAAATGCAGGTCAGGCGCTGTTTTTAAATCACGGATAAAGCCGCGAAAATCGGCAAGCCCTGGGCGTGGCCCGCGAACCGAGAGATAGGAATCCCCCCGCATGATCGAAATGGTGGCCCGTGACGGCCCGCCCGAAGCCATGCTCTGCCCCGCGTTCATCTGTGATGCCTGCCGCGAGCAGGTCGTTGGCAGTGGCAACATCTACTACCGGGACCGGTGGGTCGGCGATAGGCGCCAGTCGTCGCCGCTGTTCGTCTCCCACAAGCGGTGCGCCCGCGCCGTCGAGGCGATCCTCGACGTGTTCTACCCCCAGTCCGACGGCTGGATGGACCTCTGTCAGGAGATGCGCGACTTCGTCAAGAGTCTGGCGAACAACTTCACGCACGCGTTCGCCGACGACACCAAGGGCACCTATCACAATCACGACCTCGTGCAGCCCGACGGCGGGATCATGCCGCACTTCAAAAACGGGCCACCCGGAACGGATTAGCCGTCTCGGCCAGCCCTGATCAACCATCGGCTACCCGCGCGTAACACCGCACGACTCCCGGACTCTCGCATGCGCGCCCCGCCGGCATCGGACTGCCCGGCGGGGCTGCTGCAGTCCGAGCGCAGTCCGCCACTGGAGTCCACGCATGCGCAAGACCACCACCGCCCTGCTCATCACCGCCGCGCTCGTTGCGCTCGGCTGCGGGTCAGGGACCAGCATCACCGGCGGCGCCGCAGCACCCGCGCCCACGCCGTCCGCGTCACCGAAGTCCGTCGAGGTCGGCCAGCCGCTCTCCGTCAGTAGCGACACGCTGGGCGCGACTTGGACCCTGTCGAAGCCGGAGATCAAGACCGCCGACGACTTCGACTCGAAGCCCGAGCAGGGCCGCTACCTGCTCGTACATCTCAAGACCGAGGTCACCAAGGGCGAGGCATACGTGTGCTCGTGTGACCTGTCCGTCGTCGACGCCGGCGGGAAGGTCTACGAGGTCGGCTATGGCTCGTTCGACGGGAAGCCCGACTACACGACGGCGAGCCTCAAGGCCGGCCAGAACACCGACGGCTGGGTCGTCTTCGACGTGTCGAAGGAAGCAGCCGAGTCCGGGAAGATCCAACTACGGGTGACCAGCCTGTTCGAGAACTCGGCCTACGGCTACTGGCAGCTCTGACCAGCGGTGGGGCGCCCGTTCGAGTGACCGGCGCCCCACGCAGCGGTACCTTCGCCCGATGACGACACCCGCAGAAGGCGGCGAGCCCGCAACCGCCAACGAGCCGCTTCCGAACGCGCCGGACGCCACGCCCGAGCAGCGGGCCAAGTCACGCGCCTGGGCACGGGAGGTACTCTCCCACCGGCCTGATCCGGCAAAGAGCGCCGAGATCCGCAAGCAGCTCGGCCTACGTTCGCGCCGGACGGGCGTGGCGGCCGGCATGGCCAGGCTGACGATCGACATTCCTGACGACCTTGCCGCGAGGGTCGCAGCCGTCGCGGGCGAGGATTTGTCAGCGTGGTTTTCCATCGCCGCCGACCAGCGGCTACAGATCCAGAAGATGCTGGTCGGCACCGAGGAGCGCTTAAAGGCGCCCGCCAAACCGGACACCCCCGAGAAGTTGTTGGCGCACATCGACAAGCTCCGGGCCGACATCCTCGCCAAGATGAACGCCGAGCGAGACGACCCGACGGACAGCAGTCGCGAAAACCGACACTCCTGATCGAGTAACGATCCAAATACCGTGAGTGGTTGATGCTGGTCTATCCACGCGGAGGCAACCCATGGTCATCGCAGTCGGACAGCGACCCGAACGGGTGTATGAAAACTCAGATCCCGAACACCCCTCCCGATCATCAACCGAAGGTCGCTACGGTCGGCCGATGACCACCACCGTGCACCAGGTTGCCGCCGCTCTCCGCAGCGAGCTCCCCGGCCTGCCGGACTCCAAACTCCGCAGGCTCCTCTACTACTGCCAGGCGCACCACCTGGCACTCACCGGCCAGCCCATGTTCGACACCCATATCGTCGCCGATCCGGACGGGCCAGCCCCCGCGGTGTTCCCATACGAGCCCGCGGACGGCAAGCTCAGCCACGACCACGACCTCGTACTGCTATCCGTCATCGGCAGGTACGGACGCCTCACCGCCAACGACATCGGCGTCCTCAGCCGAGGCGAGACCCCCTGGGAGAAAACCGCCGACGGGGCGATCATCGACCCCGACAAGATGCGCGCCTATTTCACCGGCGCTGGAGCGCCCGACGACACCGACCCGCGGCTCACCGACCCCGGCTACCGGGCACATCTCGTCAGCCGCGTCCGGACCGAACGAGGACGATCCGCGCCACCACCAGACAACCGGGACCGACTCGCCGCCTGGGCGGCCGGCCGTGTCGACTGACGACCGATGGACCGTCAGCGGGTTCGAGTTCTGGATCGACCGCTGGATCAAGGAGAAGAATCCGCCCGGCACCGAGCTGCAGCGAGTCAGCGCGTGGATCCTCGACCTCGAGGCCGAGCCAGCACCCTCCGGCGCCGCTCCCGTGTCCGGGCACATTGGCATGACACTTCCCGACGGGGAGGCGGAGCCCGACTTCGACGGCTTCTTTCACGCGCGCATCCCCGGGACCTCGGTGACGGTGACCTACGACGTAGACCGCGCAACCCGTACTGTCACCTGCCGGATCTTCGACGCATAGCCGCCGACGAGCGCACAGCAAAACGCCCGGACCTTCGCGGTCCGGGCGTTTGTCGTAGCTGGCGGAGCTACGAGGTCGTCAGCGCGTCCGCGGCAGCGACGAGCAGCCGCCGGGCCTCGTCACCCTCGACAGCGTCTTGCCACATCAGGTCGAGCGCCCTGGCGAATATGGCGGCCTCGTCGCCGACGTACTTGACGTCCCCGTACAGGTTTTCGACCAGGACGGATTCGCCGTCGAACATCTGAAACGACGCCTGCGGCCACGTACTGACCTTGCCGAACGGGATGATTCCGAACCGGATGTGGGGCACGCCGATGACGGTCTGCAGGCGGTCCAGCTGGGCGCGCATCACTGCGGGCTCGCAGGCGTAGGTGCGCAGCACTTGTTCGGTCATGAGCAGGTTGAAGCGCTTGCTGCTGTCGTAGAGGTGGTCGGCGCGCCGCATGCGCTTCGCGACCGCCTCGCCGATGTCCGACGGGTCGAGCTCGTGCAGCCGGTAGCCGTCCGCGAACACGGCCCGGCAGTAGTCGGCGGTCTGCAGCATGCCTGGCACGTAGGCGACGTCGAAGAACACGATGCTGGTGGCGTCGGCGAGCAGCTGCAGGAACTCGTCCTGGACGGCGGCGCCGCGGCCGCCGGCGTAGCGGCGCCGGTGGCTGGTGCGTGCGTCCTCGGCGATCCGGGCCAGGTCTTGCAGGTGTTGGACGGCGGTGTCGTCGAGGCCGGCGATCCGCGCGTACGCGGCGATGTCGTCGCTGGTGGGCATCTGCTTGCCGGCCTCGAGCTTCGAGACCTTCGACGGGGGCCAGCCGGCGGCGACGGCGAGTTCCTTGCCGGTGACGCCAGCGGTGGTGCGGGCGTGCCGGAGGGTGTCGGCGACACCTCCGGGTTGGGCGAGCCACTGGGTGATGGGTGGGTTACTGGACATGGATGTCTCCTCGCGTCAGGCGGACCGCCAGGTCCCGCGTAGCGCGAGCTTGTGCTAGGTCGTCCGGGTCGGTGCTGAGCTGGTTGGTGCGGCGTCCCTGGTCGTCGAAGGCCAGGAAAATCAGGTGGGTGTCGTCAAACAGCCAGAAGTCCCTGCCGTTGTTGAGGCCGGCTTGGGTGGCTTGTTCGGGGGTTAGGTAGATGTGTTGCTCGCCGGCGCGCGTCGCCCACTGTCCGAACCAGCGCAGCCAGCGCTGGTAGTCGGTGGGCGGGTCTTGGTGGACGCGGACGCGTGTGATGGTGATGCCGCTGGCGGTGAGTGCTTGGGTGCGGTCGTACCAGCCCCGGAACCCCTCCATGTTGGTGTCGGGGGGTTCCGGGTGTCCGGCGAGGAACGCTTCCACCGAGGCGCGCTCGACGGGCTCGTTGTAGGCCGGCTGGAGTTCGAGCCGGAACGCGGAGTGTCGGACGCTGCGGAAGATGTGCTCGAGCTCGGCCTCGGTGATGGCGCGCATGGTCAGGCGTTGCCGCGGAGGCGGTCGAGAACGTTGGCGGGGACGAAGATGGCGTCTTCGTTGTCGGCGAGGTTGCGCAGTTGGGCGCGCTCGTCGTCGGTGAGTTGGATGCCCTGGACGACGTAGCCGCCTTCGGTTTCGTAGAGGGCGGGGCAGCCGTTCATGCCGGAGCCGGCGTCTTTCCACAGGAACGTGAGGTTGCGCATGGGCGTGACCTTTCCGTGGGTTGCCAGGAGTTGCCGCAATCTTCTTGACCCGATGGTGTCATCGGCGTGTCTTGCTACGCAATAACCCCCTCCGCGTTGCGGGAGGGGGTTATTGGCGTGCTGCGGGAACCTGGCCCTGTCATCTTACGAGAAATTTCGAGCAATTGCTTGCCAAGTTTCTCGGTCGGGTGGACGATCAGAGCAAGCAGCAAGTCCGTAGCGAGAAACTAGCGGACCGCTGCTCCTGACCTTCCTCGTCGCGCCGCCGATCTGGCCGCGCCAGCCTGAAGGAGAGCCCGTGACCATCACGGCCACCGCTACCGAGGACTTCCCGGGCGACGACTTCAAGCCCGTCCCGCCGCCGTTCACCGGCGGCGACCCGGCTGACGGTTTCAGCTCCGACACCGAGGCTTTCGCCTGGCTCACCGAGTCCGGCGCCGGTCTCGACGCGATGCTCGCCCGGCTCCTGCGCCGGCAGGCGGTGGCCCGATGACCGCCCCCGCACCCGCACCCGTCAAGCCCCTCACCCCCGGCGCCCGCACGTTCACCGCCACCTACCAGATCGCCGGCCACAACAGCAGCGAGCAGTTCGCGGGCGTGGTCACGATCGGCGACGGCCAGACGTTCGACGACATCCGCGACCTGCTCACCGGCCGGTTCACGGACGCGATGGGCGTCGACCGGGCTGCGGTGACACCGCTGGACCTGAGCCTGCGGCGTGCCCGGGGTGTCCGATGACCGCCCCGGCCCTGACCGCCGCCGCGACCGGCGACCACCAGCCGTGGTGCGCCCGCCACGTGAACGGCACCTGCTACTCCGCACCCGACCTGATCCCGGACCTGAGCAGCGACCACTTCGGGCAGCTGACCGTAGAGAAGGCCGCCGACGGCGAGCCGCTCCTGTCTGTCGACGTCGGCAACGTGGAGCTCGACCTGGCCGGCGTCGAGGCGTACATCGTGCAGCTGCGCGCCGCCGCGGCCCGAATGGCGGAGGCGAGCCGGTGACCCGTGACGACTGCTTCACCTGCTACCGGCCGCTCGGTGACCCGTGGCAGGCCGAAGAGGTCCCCGGCGTCACCAGCGCCCCCGGCGTCGAGCCGGTCATGCGGCACATCACGTGCCCGCCCGGCCAGTGTGGGTTCTGCGGCATCGAGCAGCCGTACGCTAACCTCCGCTCCCTCAGCGAGCTGACCGACGACTCGGCCCTGTTCACCTGCGCCGACATCTCCGCGTGCGTCGCCCGCCAGAGTGCGGAGGCGAACCGGTGAGCGCCGCACTGACCCCGGAGCAGACCCAGCAGCAGGTCGCGGCGAAGGCTGCCGCACTGGCTGCGGCCCGCGCGTCGAGCACCCGTGCCGCGCAGATGGCCGCAGCGGCCGGGCAGGCCGCCGCTCGCAACGCCGAGAGGGGACGCTGATGGCTGTCTGGCAGCCGACCGACCTTGATGCGGCGCACGCCGCGAACCTGGTCGAGATCCTCAAGTCCGCCGAGACCGCAGAGATCGTCCTGACGCCGACCGGAGACGATTACGTTGCGGTCGACGCCCAGGGCTGGGTCCAGATGGAGCATGTCCAGGATCTCGGCGATCTGCTGGAGCGCACCGGTGACTGGTCGTGGCGGATTTCCGCTGCGGGCCGGGAGCGGTTGCGCGAGATCGGCTGGACGCTGTGAGCGCCGCCGAGCTGGCCGCGGCCGCCGAAACCGACGTCCTCTTCGCGCTCGCCGCCGGCCGGACCGTGCTGGTCGAGGCCGGGTGGGTGTGGGCCGACAGTATGCCGGTCGCGGACGAGAACACCGCCCTGGACCTGGCCGAGCGCGGTCTGGTCCGTGAGGTCGGCACGCAGCTGCAGTTGACCGCGGACGGCACGAATCGTGCGGCCGAGCTGGACTTGCATGCCGCGGGCGGTACCCGATGAGCGCCCCGCAGCATCCGCTCCTGGAGACGGTCGTCGCCCCGGGTGTCTACCGGTACACGGCGACGATCTGGACCGCAGGCCCGGACGTCGACGGTGCCGGCGAGGTGACCGTGGACGTCCCGACCTTGTTCGCGGACATCGTCGCCTTGCAGGTGCTCCGGCCGGTGTTCGCCGCCGCGCTGGCTTCGGGTGCGCGGATCCCTGGCGGCCCGGTCGGGCCGGTCGCGTGCGCGCTGACTCCGGTGGGTGCGTGATGGCCACGTTCTTCCCGTACGACCCGCCGCTGAAGGCCCGGATCATCTCCGCGTTGTCCGCGCACGCCGACGGCTGCCAAGACGGTGACTGCACGTGGTGCGACAACCTGATCGTCCAGGCCGAGGCGGTCATCGCCGTGCTGGCCGGGTACCCGCCGGACGTGCTGCAGGAGCACCTGCGTGACGCGTCCGGCCGGGACCGTGCCGCGGAGCCGGGCTCGTGACGGCCGCCCAGATCACGTGGGACGACCTGCGGGAAGTGCCGCTCCGTGACCTGCAGCCCGGAGACAGGTGGATCACGCTCGCCGCGTTCACGGTCTGCTGGGTGTCGCCCGACGGCCGGGTCCGCGGCAGCGGGTACGGACAGCCGCGCGGCACCGTCTGGACGCTGGACGGCTGGGCCGGCGACACCGCAACCGCCACGTCCGACGACGGTGAGAAGCGCTCCCAGCAGATTCCGGCGGGCACCGCGGTCACCCAGGTTGTCACGGCCGGAGGTGCACGATGACGGCCGCCCAGCAGCGCGTTGAGCCCGACTACGACCGGCGTCCGGATCCTGGCCTGGACCGGCTGCGCGCCGAGCAGAAGTCCCCGGAACGGCGCGCGAACCGCGAGTCCGCGGCACGGCGGCCGTCATGAGCGACGCGATGACTCCGGTCAGCATGTGGCTCGGTTCGGCCGGCACCCGCTATGGGCGCGTCGAGACGAAGGAGCTGGACGAGGCCCGATCCCAGAACCCGGAGATCGATCACCACGTGGCCGTGTGGTGGGACGACATGCCCGGGGTGCACACGTACGAACCGCTGCGGCACCTCGCTGAGGTCTGACCGGCGGCTCTGGCCCTCGACATGGTGCGAGGACCGGGGCGGCCGGGCCAGACCGGGCCCGCCGAGACAGGAGAAATCACATGATCAAGCCGACTGACTTCCACCGCATGTGGATCGCCGTCCCCGACGAACTCCGGACCCTACTCAACACCGGCAACGTCCTCACCTGCTCCCACGAGCAGGTCCAGTTCGCCATGGCCGTCGACACCGAGACCGACGCGGCCGCCCAGGTCCGCGACCAGCTCGCCGCCGACCGGCCCGCCTACATGATCCTCCCCACCCAGGCCGTCCTCGCCGCGATCGCCGCCGGCGAGACCATCGAGGTCACCGTCTGGGCCGGCCAGGACGCCACCGCCGGAGCGATCCGTCTCACCGGCGATCGCGGCGGCGTCGATCTGCGCACCGAGCACGGCGACCGGGCTGTGACCTCGACGGTCCTCAGCCAGCTCCACACCGGGGACTTCTTCGCGATCTGCGAGCGCAACGAGTACCGCGAGTGGGTCGTCTACCGGGCGCTCGCCGATGCGATCGACGGCCGGGTCGAGGCGCAGCGGACCAGCGCGCACGACGAGCCGGTGGTGTCGTTCACCGGCCTCAATCAGGTCGTTTACCTGCTGCCGGACCGCGCCGAGATGCTCGACCACCTGGGCTGGGGCGACCTGACCGCGGCGAACGCCTGACCGACCGCTCCCTTGTGCTCAGCCCCGCGGCTGAGCGCTTGGGCGGCCGACCAGACGGAACGCCGAGAGAAGGAGTAACCGCATGGACGCCACCGTCACGATCACCGTCGAGGTCGACGGGCAGACCAAGACGTTCACCGCCAGCACCACCACCGACGGCAGCCCGCACCGTGCCGCCGACAACCTGCTCTCCGCCGTCCGCGGCGACGCGGGCGAGTGGGTGCGGGAGCAGGGGGCGGCCGCCCGCGAGCAGCGGGACCGGCTCGCCACCACCCCGTTCCTGGCCGGCGGTGGACGATGACCCCGACCCGGCTGTCCGACGGTTTCACCCGCCGGGCCCCGCTCGCCCTCCGCCGCGACATCGTCCCGGTCGCGTTCGGCCGGCGCCGGGTCCGTACCCGCCGGATCGAGGTGGCCCGGTGAAGCTGCTGTGGTCGGCCTGGTTCTCCGGCGTCCTGACCGTGATGGTCGAGGACAACCCGCTCACGCACCGCGTCTACGAGTGGCACGGCAACACCTGGCTGCTCGTCACCGACCGCCTTCACCCGCAGCAGTCGAACGCGTGGGAGCAGTACCGGATCGACCCGGCCCCGGTTCCGGACTCCGTCGCGCAGGAGCTGACGGTGCTGGCCGCCGAGGAGATCGCCCGATGACGGCCGCCGTCGACACCAGCGCGGTCAAGGCCGCGCACGCCACTGCCGAGGCGCAGACGGCCAAGGCAGACGGGAAGGCCGGGATTGCGTCCGCCGCCGCGGTCGCGGAGATCGCCGTGTTCGCGGGTGCGGCCGGAATCGCGCACGGCGACGTCCGGGCCGGGTTCGTGGCGGCGTGCGTGGGCGGGTTCTTTGCGCTCGGCGCGGTACTGGCGAGCCTGTGGCCGCGCCTCGGCGGCGATCACGGCTTCGTTCGCTGGGCGGGCATGGACCCGGACGCCCTGGCCGTCGAGCTGGCCGAGGCGCCGCCGGTCAGCACGCGCGCGGTGGTGGACCTGTCCCAGACCGGTCTCGCGAAGAACCGCTTCATCCAGATGTCGATCGTGCTGCTGTTCGCGGCGCCGCTGGCCGGTGTCCTGACCGCGGTCGTGGCCTGACCGGTGCCTGGTGGCCGCCCAACGCGTGTGGGCGGCCGTGGGGACCGGGACATGCCCGGCCAGAAGAGGAGATCCACATGGGCTTGCAAGACGACCAGCGGGTGACGGCGACCGAGGACGGCCGCTACCTGTTCGAGCAGGACAACGCCGACGGCACCCGTACCTGCGGGGTGCTACAGCGATCCGGTTTCCCGGACGGCACCTGGACGTCGACCTGGTTCGCGGAGGCGGCCGGCGGCGACAGGGTGCTCATCGAGGCCGGCAGTGGGATTTTCCCGACCGCCGGCGAAGCCTACGAGCAGCGACCTGTGGCTGCGCGCTGACGGTGTCCGCGACGCATCCCACGGGGTGCGTCAAGGAGACCGCCAGAGCATCCCGCTCAGCGGAGACAAGGAGAACCATCGTGAGCAACCTGGACAACCCGGCCGTCGAGCGTTCCGGCGACGGCTACAAGGTTGGTGACCTGCGGGTCCTGCCGAACCCCGTGCTCGGCTGGGGTATCTACACCGGCCCGGACCTGTCCATCGCCGACGGCGGGGCAGCGATCGGCTGGGCGTCCGAGGACGACGCGGTCGGTGTGGCGCTGAACATGGTGGCGGCGTGAACGGCCGCACCGAGTGCCCCGGCTGTGTCGGCCGCGGCACGGGCGAGAACTGCTGCATGTGCGACCTGCCGATCCCGGCCGGGCTGCGGCGGGAGACGGGGGCGGCGTCCGAGTTCCCTGGCGTGCCCCTGGACGGCTGGCCGTTCCCGATCGTTGCCCGTGAGGCGTCGGCGGAGGTGCCGGCGTGACCGCCCCGAAGACGAAGTACGACGGCCACGAGAACCTGGCCTGGAACGGCAACGGCTGGGACGTGCTGTGCTGGCCCGGCGCCGCCCATACGCACGCACGCGTCGAGTTGTTCGCCGGCGCGAACGGCGTGGAGGCCGAGTCGTACTGGACGGAGGGTGACCCGGAGCGGCAGCAGCACGCCAGCCCGGACGAGGCCCTGGACCGGTTCCTCGCGGAGATCCCGCAGTGAGCGCCTACGCGAACGACTCGCGGGTGACCGTTCTGGTCTGCGGGCACGGCTGCGTCAAGGTCGACGGAGGCAACGGCGTCGTCTACGTCGGGCCGGGCCAGTTGGGCGGGTTCGTCGCCTGGGACGACGGGCAGGAGCCGGACGGCACCGGGTTCGACAGTCTCGACGAGGCGATTCGGTCGCGGATCGGGGACCCGCAGTGAGCGATTCGCTGGAGGTTTACGACCGGCCGCGGCCGGACGGTGTCAGCGCGGAGTGGTGGGCGTGGGCCGAGGCGCACGACCGTTTCATCGCCGCGTGGCGTCTCGACCACGGCGGCGACCACACAGGCGGCGCAGAAGCGTTCCGGCAGACCGAGGAGCACGCCCGGCTGCATGCGGCGGCCTATCCGAAGGAGGGGCAGTGAGCGACACCGTCAGTCTCGCCGACGTGCAGCCCGGCGACTTCCTGTTCCTGGACTCCGGTGACGAGCCGGCCCGCGGCGGGTTCGTCGTCGAGGTCAGTCCGGTCGGGGACTTCAACTGCCCCGGCGACCAGGACCACGGTCGTCCGATGGCGTGGGTGTGGCTCGACGACGGCGAGGGTCCGGCCCGCAGGCGGTCGTTGTGGGCTGACGTGACGTACCAGGTCAACCGCAAGACGAACTGACGATGCGCGGGGAGCGGCTCCAGCCCTGGAAAGCGACGCCGCTCCCCACCTACCGAACCCCCACGAAGGAGGGGATCAGCATGGCTAGTTTCTCCCAGCTCGCCCAGGACTTCCAAGCCGCCCAGCGGTCCGGGGACCAGACCCTGGTTGCGTCGACCGCGGCAGCGCTGCGCGCAACGCCTGAGGCTGCCGCTGCCCGGCAGCAGACCGAGGACCGGGTCGCAACCCAGCGGCAGCCGCGGAGCCGGTCGTGACCGCCGCCGGTGAGGCGCCGGCCCGCTACCTGCCGATGATCCGCACGGACGGCCGCGGTGACCTGCTGTTGGAGGTCGACGAGGGGCTCTTGACCGAGATCGTTACCGAGCCGGACATCACCCTCGGTCCGGGCGGGGTCGTGTCGCAGCCGACACCGGACGGCCTGGTCGAGTGGAGGCCAGCGCCGTGACCGCCGCGTTCAAGACGATCGACCAGCTGGGTGTTGAGGTCGAGCACGACGGCCAGGACGCCTGCTATGCGTGGATCGCCGGCCAGCCTGCCGGGTCCCGGTTCGAGGTCCAGGAGCGCCGGCCGGGCTGTATCGGCTGGGACCTGCACGAGCAGGGCGTCACGCCCGAGGACATCGGGGAGGCGGCGTGAGCCGCACCTGGGTGACCGCCGACGACGGCACGACGCCGCTGGTCGAGATCGTCCTGTCCGACGACGGGGAGGGCTACGCGGCCCGCTGCGACCGGCATGGCCTGCTCGACACGGACGGGCGGCGCTCGCTGAACGACGTGGTCGAGGCCGCGGGCAACCACATCGACTACCTGCACTAACCCCTCGGGCCCGGCCATCTGTGCCGGGCCCTCTTCACGTCCCGAGGAGGACTACATGACCTTGAAAGGCAGCATGTGGCGGACCGTCGACACGTCCGGCAACACCGGACCGGTAGAGCACGACACGGAGCAGGCCGCCCACGACTGGATCGCCGGCCAGGCCGCGGACGGCCGCTACGACGTGCAGGAGTGGTCGCAGGCGTATTCCGAGTGGCAGATGTACGAGTTCCAGGTCCGGCCCGCCGACGTCGCCCCGCGGGTGGCGTCGTGACCGCGCCCGACGAGGTGCTGGAGGCGGGCGAGTACCGGTATCGGGTGGTCGAGGGCGACTGGTCGACGCACTCCGGGGTCGTGATCGTCGACGAGCCGCAGACCCGGGACGAGACGGCCGGCCTGGTCCTGGATCGGCTGGGCAAGATCGTGACTGTCTCGGACTCGGCGACGGTCGAGCTGACCGCGGTGCCGGTGTACGACGAGGTGCCGTGGTGACCGCGCCGGTGATGGACCGGGTCGACGCCGTGCGCGTGAGCCTGGCTGCGGAGGGCATCGTCGTGTCGTGCGAGCTGGACGACGGCACGGTGTGCGTGCACGTCGACTCGCCGCGGCCGGCTGTCGGCCCGGTGGAGTCGACGACGGAGGCGCACGTCCTGCACGAGCTCGCCCGGGTCGCCTACCCGCTGAGGTGGACGCCGTGACCCGCGACGACCGTCCCGCGATCCGTTTCATCAACTACATGTCCGGCCGGGAGGAGATGGAGGCCCGGCTGATCATCGGCCCGTACGACACCGTCGAGGCCCGTGACGCCGACCTGGACCGCCTGTCCGGCCTACCGCTCGGCGCCGGCCGCTACCACGGCGGTCAACAGTTCTTCGCCGCGGAGATGGCTGAGGCGAGCGACGGCTGGCATGACGAGACGGTTGAGCCCGCCCAGGTCGCGGACGCCACCACCATCCGTGCCTTTCACGCCGCGTTCGACGGCGTGCCCGAGGACGAGGAGGACGACGAGTGAAGTGGCCGTGGCAGCGCGAACGCACCGACTGGCGCGACCTGGCGCAGCGGGTTCCGGACTGGGACCGGGTCACACACGTGTGGCCGGACATGCGACCCGGGATGGTCGTGTGGCGAGACGACTCGTACGGCGGCCCGGACCGGCTGACCGTCCGGTCGGTGTCGCCGCCGGACGATGACGGCTGGTGCTGGATCGACGCGGTCGAGGGCGGGGAGCGCCGGCAGGGCACCGACTTGTTCGACGAGCTGACGCCGGAGTGGGCCGGGCTGATCGACGGGATTATGGACGCCGAGGCGGTACGGCTGGCTGCGGAAGGCGGCCCGTCATGAGCGGCGTCTACGTCCGGCGTGGCTTCCCGGGCACGACGGTGACCGCCGTGCGCTGGACGGGTCGGAACGCCGACCAGGTCGCCGCGCTGGGTACGGGCCGGTGGGAGCGCCGCTGGTGGTCGCCGACCCTGGACCTGGTCTTCGGCGACGGTGTCGTGCCGGTGGGTTTGGGCTGGTGGGCGGTCCGCCGCCCGTCCGGTGAGGTCGAGGTCGTGGCTCCGGCCGCGTTCCGGGCCGGGTTCGAGGTGGTGTCGTGACCGGCCCGTGGCAGGTCGTCGAGCACGTCGACCGGGAGCACCTGGCCGGCCGGTACGAGCACCGATACGAGACGGCCTCGTACGACGAGCCGGGCCTGCTCGAATGCGCGGCTGCGGTCCGGACCAGCCCGGCTGAGCGGATCGTGGCCAGCCACGACACGGAGGCCGGCGCGGTCGAGGACTGCAGCAAGCGGGAGTCCGCCGAGACCAGACCGCACGTCACATGGGCGGTCGAGTTCCTGGACCTCTGACCGCAGGCGCGAAGAAGCCCCGCACCGGATCACCGGGCGGGGCTTCTTGCTGGGCGCGGTCAGCCGCCGTCGGTCTCGGACCGCCACGTGTGCCCGTCGGGGCACGCGTAGGTGCGGACGCTGATCTGCTGGTACGGGCCGCGGTCGTCGAACGAGAGCGTCCCGGTGGTCGGCGGGGCAGCGCAGGTAGGGCAGGACTCGCCGTCCTCGGCCGCGCCGGCCAACTGAGCCGCGTCCAGGACGGTCGGGGTGGCGGTCACGCGGCGCCGAGCAGCTGGCCAGCGGCGAGCCTCGACAGGCAGCCGATGACCTCGTCCGCGGTCAGCCCGGACCTGACGATGACGCCCCGCATGCTGTCGGTGGCGGGCTCGTCGTCGGTTGGGTCGACCTCCAGCTCGTACGGCCAGATGCTGTCCGGGTCGACGGTGACGTTCGCGCCGCGGCCGCCGGGGAACTCGTAGTGGGCGTGGCCGGGGTCCGACTCGGTGATGAAGAAGTCCAGGTCGGCGAGGGTGGGTGCGGTCATGCGGGCTCCTTGCGGGGAGAGGGTCCGCCGCCGTCCGGGGAAGAGGACGGCGGCGGCTGGCCGGTCGGCCACCGAGTGCCCGCCCGAGCAGGCGCGATCGGGCGGGCCGGAAGCACGGCGGTCAGGCGGGCTCGATCTCGATCCAGTTCTGGACGACCACCGTGTCGAAGTTGTTCCGGTCACGGATGAATTCGGCGACCCCGTAGATGTCGTTCGCAGTACGGATCGGCTGCGGGCGGGTGATGTCGACCGCACCGCCGCCACCACCGCGCGGGCCGGTGAAGGTGTACGTGACGTAGTAGGCATGCATGCTGCTGCTCCTGCTGGTCGAGGTCCGGGCTGTCCGGCCTGCCACCGCCACAGCCCGGCCGGTCGTGCGCTCGGGCTGGACGGAGGCGGGCCGGTCAGCGGAAGGTGACCTCGACGCCGAGCGCGGCCGCGTATCCGATGATCTGCTCCCGGCGGTCGATGCCGAGAACGAAGACCCCGAGGCCGATCGTCAGGCTGAACGGGCCGTGATCCATGACCGCAAGGTAGGCGTTGACCTCGACGGCGACCCGCTCCGCCTGCGCAAACACATCGGCGACGTCAGGGGCGAGCTCGTCGATGATGCCGCTCATCGGTTGTAGGTGTTCGTCGAGACGATCTCGTTGATGTCGAACTTGGTGGTGCCCCGGTCGGAGTCCTGGACGACGGTCACCAGGTCGCCGTCGATGGCGGTGACGATCCCGAGGATGCTCTCCCCGCCCTGGAGGCTGGCGGTGAACCCGATCGTCGGGTGCTCGCCGTTCTCCCTGGCCCAGATGGTGACGTTCAGGCTGGACTCCGCGTCCCGGCGGGCGGCTTTGAGGGCGTAGTCGCGGCGGAACGCGGCACGGATGTCGCTCATGCGGTGGTCTCGCTTTCAGATGCGGGAGGGCTGGCCGGGCGCGTCCAGCGGGGGGTCTGTGACGCGCCCGGCCAGCGGGGAGGGAGTAAAGATCAGGCGGCGATCCGGGCGCGGCCCGCGGTCCGGTGCCGGCGGCGGCCCGCGGACTCGTCGATCGCCTCGTGGCGCAGGACCGTCCGGGACGGGCGCTTGCGGCGCGGCTGCCGGACCGGCCGAACCCTGGACGCCTGCAGCTCCTCGGCGCGCAGCTCGGCCTCGGCCTGCTCGTCGGCACGGACCTCGGCGACGGTCGTCCAGTCGCAGAACTCGACGTGGACGACGTCGGCCAGGTCGACCGGGGCGGGGCAGGAGAAACGGTCGCCGACGTACAGCTTCCGCTGGCCGGTCGACGTGACGTCGAAGCCGAGGGCCAGGCCGGCGCGGCGGGTCCCGTCGGCGAGGCAGACGAGGATCGGGCGGAACGTGTTGTGCGAGATGTGGAAGACGTTCGTGTCGATGGTCGGCGTGCTCACGGCGGACTCCAGTCCTGGAAGGGGAGATCAGGGGCGGCTGGCCGGACGCTGTCCTGTGCCGGGACAACGCCCGGCCAGCCATTACGGGGGAGAGGAAAGAACTAGGCGGCGAGCGCCGCGGCGTGCCCTAGCTGGGCGAGGAGCTTGCGGCCGGCGTCGGTCAGCTCGCCGTACAGCCAGTCACCGCGGCGGGTGCCGGGCGCGGGGGTGAGCTTGAGCAGCAGCTTCGACCCGGCGGCGTCGAGGCTGTCCCGACGGGCGGTGATGTGCTTGTTGTTGTGCCTGCCGGCTCGCCAGACGCGGCCGTGCTCCAGGGCGACGAGCAGGGCGCGGATCGTGGCCGGGGTCGGCGGCTTGGTGTGGGCGCCGGACCGGCGGACGGGGACCTGGCGGCCGCGGTCGACGGCGAAGTCGGCCAGCGTGGCGGCCGGCTCGACCGGCGCGGGGGCGGGGGCGTTCCACTCGTAGCTGCCGTCGGCCTGGCCGAGCTTCTCGATGATCTGCGAGGCGGGCATCTGGGCCTGGGCGAGGTAGGCGACCCGGCCCCAGTAGTCGCGGGCGGCCGGGATGGCGCCGAAGCCCTTGGTCAGCTCGTCGTGGCGGTTCATCCCGGACCGGGCGTTGACGGTGAATCCGTCGATCGCGGTGGTCAGGGAGAGCGTGAGGGTGCCGTAGGTGCGCTCGGCGATGACGGTGCCGGCCTGGTTGGTACCTTGCATGGTGATCGGCTCCTGTTGCGTCAGGGTCGGTCTTCGCGAGGCGGGGCGGGAACCCTGTCTCGCGTGCCCCGGCGGGGCGGGAACCCTGCCGGGGCTTCTTGCTGTCCGGGGCGGGAACCCCGGTGCCTTGCTGCAACCAACGTTAGGCCAAGCGAGGATTGGATGTCAAGCCACGTTAGGCCATGACTTGCTAGGCCAACCCTGACGTGCCAAGATTGAGACGTGACAGAAGACGAACTCCGCGCCGTCGTAGCCGCCTACGACCAAGCCGGCGAGCACATCGCGCGACTCGAAACGCAGCGCCGCGACACCCGCGACGCCGAGATCCAGCGCGCCGCCGACGAGGGCATGCGGCAGGTCGACATCATCCGCGTCACCGGCTACAGCCGCGAGACCGTCCGCCAGGCACTCAAACCCGAAGCGCGTGAGGCGGTCCGAGCCCGCCGCAAGTCGCCCAAGGACGCCGCCTAATGCCCGGCACCCGCGCCGAAGCGACTGTGATCGCCTCCGCCCACTACCTGGACCTCGACCTCCCGGACGGCGTCGAGCAGATCGGCCAGGGCGCCCACCGCACCGTCTACCTGTCCGCCGACGGCACCACCGTCTACAAGGTCGGCGTCGACGGCGCCAACCGGCGCGAGGTCGCCACCCTGACCCGGCTCCGCGCCGATGGTCACCGACACGCGCCCGAGGTCAGCCTGTTCGAGGTGACGCTGACCGTCTACGGCGACGAGGAGACGGCCACCGTGGTTGCGATGCCGTACCTGCCCGACGACGGATCCGTGGCCCGCCCGTACCCGATTCTCGAAGGCGCCGCCGACTTCAACCCGGGCAACGTTCACGCCAACGGTGGGCAGGTGTGGCTGATTGACGCCGGCGGGTACTGACTCCTGCTCGCGCCCGATGCCCGCTGTGCCGTCTCCGTGACGGCCGCGGGCGTCTGCGCGTTCTGGCCACTTCGGAGTGATGTCGCTTGCGCTTCCTAATTTAGGAAGCTAGCGTTTGGGGTGTCGGCAGGGGAACAGCCCCAGCCACCGCCGGAAGGAACCGGACATGACCACCATCGCCAGCCTCGCCGCCGAATACAACATGCAGCCCCACGAGGTCCAGGCCCTCGCCGACCTCAACGACACCCCGCAGACCGCCGAGCTCGACGACACCACCGAGACCCACCTCCGCGACCTGCTCACCAACACCGACGACGACGGCGTCTACCGCGGCTGACCGCCCCCACCCGAACCACCCGTCCAGCCCCGGCCGACCAGCCGGGGCTGACCCATATCCAGGAGCCACCGTGGACTACGCCGACCCGCCCGGAATGCCCGACGACGAACGCATGACCGACGCCGAACTCCGCGTCGTCCGCGAACACCTCGGCCTCACCGGCGACGCCCTCGCCGCGCACCTCGGCGTGTCCGGCCGGACCGTCCGCCACTGGGAGCATGGCAAATACGAGGTCCCGGACGGGGTCCGGCTCGCCGTTGAAGACCTGGAACAGCGCACCGCCGAATTCGTCGACGGCATCGTGAAAGCGCTGGCCGACGTGCCCGACCCGGCCGTCATCGTCTACCGCACCGACGCCGACTACCGGGCCGCGCATCCCGGCGTAGACCTGCCCGCGGCCTGGCATCGGGCAGTCGTCGCCCGCGTCGCCCAGGAGGTCCCCGGCCTGGGCATCGTCTACGGGCCGACAGCGGCCGCGGACCGATAGGCGGTCAGCTGCCGATCGCGCCGACTACGTTCGCCGCGGTGCTGAGAATGACGCCGGCGCCGAGCAGGATCAGAGCTGTCGTTGCTCCGCGCCAGGTGGAGGCGGCGATGTGGATGCGGATGATGCGCGGCGTGCGTTTCAGGTCCGCGTAGGTGAACCGCTCCTGCTCGCCGGGGCCGTTCTGGGCCTTCAGATATTCGCGGCGTGCGCCGGTCCAGGCGAGAATGACGGCGGCGAGTTCGAGCCCGCCACCCACAACGGATAGGCCGATGACGATCCACTGACGCATGTGGGCGACCGTAGCAATCGGACGCCAGTTGTCCCGCCCGCCGGCGGCAGTGGATCGTCTGGACCCCGCCCGCTCGTGGATCGGACACCATCCTGGACACGCGGCTACGATGCCGAGCCATGACAGAAGCGTCCCCCACGAAAGCGTTCGACGCCGCGTTGCCGGAGTTCGTGGCCGCGCAGCGAGCGAACCAGGAAGCCGGTACCGGCGGCGTCACACCCGAGATCAAAGAGATCGAACTCAGGTACAGCCTGGCGACGATCGCCCTGGTCGAAGCACTGGAATGCCCGAAGTGCGGTGCGGCGCCGGGGGCGGCCTGCACGGGCGCGAGGGAGCAGAAGAAGCCCGTTCTGTGGTCGTGGCGCGGCGAGTGGCGGGTCCATGCCGGTCGGTTGACGCTGGCCGCCCGGCGCCTCCGGAAGGCCGGCGCGTCGCACCTCAACTGGAACGCCTGACCGAAACGCTGAAGGCCCGCGCGCTTCTGATGGGAGCGGCGGGCCTTCGTCGTGTCCGGCTACGCCTCGTCGGCCTTGCGGCGAGCCTCGTGCTCCGCGAACCGGCGCCGTGTTTCCGGCGACCACTCGATTTGCGGACCCAGGTCGAACCCCGCCCGCCGAAGAGAGTCTGCCCAGTCTTTTTCCCGGACGCTCTCCGCAACGTCTATCTCCCGGATGCGCTTCCCTCGTTGTGCCTCCGGAAGGATTCCGCGTTGCCGTGCGTCGTGGATCCAGCCGTGGACCGTCGCCGACTTCTCCCCGCTCTCCTTTACGATTGCCGCCGCTGGCCGGGTTGTGCGCTGTGCGTGCGCGAGGTAATGCCGAGCGAGCAGGCGCAGGAACTCGTCGTACGACGAATCGCCGCGGCGTAGCGGCGGCAGCGTGGCGGGGTCGTCGTCCGGCTCGGCAGTCCTGTTTGCGTACGCCTTTTCGAGCTCGCCGACCGGGATGCGTCGTAGGTCCGCTGAGGTGATGCCGTCGGTGAGCAGCACCATCCCGACCATGACCTTTCGACCGTCCGCGTCCGGCTTGAAATGCGCCCAGAGGGTGGCGTCGGGGATGCCGGCGGGGCCGCCTTCCCATCGCATCCACTCGCCGTCCGCCTGCTCACGAAGTAGCTGGGCGAGGACGTTGGCGTCGATGAAGACGGGCTGGTCGGGCACGGGTGGACGGTATCAGCTCACGTTCGGGTGATCATCGGGGACGATCCCCGGCAAGAACCGGGCCGAACTCTTGCGAACTGTTCCGGACCGTGATCAGATGGGGTCGGCAAGAAATACGCCCAACTCTTGGAGGTTGGCATTGACCTCGTCGTACTACACCTCGCGCGAAGCGCAGACGTACCTACGGATCGGCAAGACCCGACTGTTCGAGCTGATCAAAACGGGCCAGCTGACCCCGTTCAAGCTGGGCGGCCGTCTCCGGTTCGAGGGCACCGACCTGCGCGCGTACGTCGACCGGGAGCGGCAAGGCACAGCAGCCGCATGACCCCGGAAAAGAAACAGCGCCAGGGTGTCGAGACCCCGGCGCTGTCCATGACCTTGGAAGGCCATCACATGCCGACAGCTTGCCAGAACGTCAAGGAACGCGACAGCCCAAACGCGCCATCCGCGCAGACGGTCCTCACTGCGGGTGTCACTCTCCAGGCCGTCGACGCGCTCGCCACGCAGGACACGTTCACCCGCGAGCAGGTCGCCTACCTCATGCACCTCGCCTACGAGTCCGGGCGGACCGCCACCCACCTGATCGGCTGCGCTGAGGTGCGCTGCGCCGACCTCAGCGCCGACACCGTCCGAGCGCTTCACGCCGAGCAGGTCGCCCTGCGCGCGGCCGAGTCTGAGGCGGCCCGGGAACGCCTCAACGCACGGCTCGGCCTCCCCGCCGGCTATCGCTACCGCGGCGGCCCCGTCGACTGGGAGACCGGCATGCCGGTCGGATCGGCGTGCGCCTGGCTGCGCCGCACCCAGCGAGCCTCCGAGCGACGGACTGCGGCGTGACGAACCCACCGGATGTCGACGACCTCGAAGCGTCCTGGGCGGCGACCCTCGCCGACGACGAGTCCGACGACATGCGGGAAACCCTCAAGGCCGAGCGCTACCGGGCGTACCTCGACGACGAGGTCATGCGGCAGCGTGCCCGCCGCGACGCCCGCCGCCTCCTCGACTCCGAGGACGGCAAGACCGTCGAGGTCCCCGAGCCGACCCTGCTTACCACGCTCCTCGACGAGGAGGATGAGACCGAGGCGTGGCGGATCCAGGGTGTCTGGCCGCGCGGCGGGCATGTGCTCCTCGCCGCCGGCGCGAAGGCGGGCAAGACCACCACGACCGGGAACACGGTCCGGGTCCTGGTCGACGGCGCCCCCTTTCTCGGCATCTACCCGGTCGAGCCAGTCCGCGACGAAGAAACCGTCGCGGTCCTCGACTTCGAGATGCCACGCCGCGGGGTCAAGAGGTGGCTGGCCGACCAGGGCATCATCAACAAGCACTGCGTGGCTGTGTGGACCGAGCGAGGCAAGGCTGCCCGGTTCGACCTGCGGGACGTCGAGATCCGCGCGAAGTGGGTCGAGCGCTTGAAGGCCGCCAACGTCAAGGTCTGGATCATCGACTGCCTGTCGCCGGTCCTGTCCGCGCTCGGCATCTCCGAGAACGACAACACCGAGGTCGGGCAGCTCCTCGACGGGCTCACCTCGGCCGCCGCCGAGGCGGACGTGGACGAGGTGCTGCTGATCCACCACATGGGTCACGGGGCCGAGCGGTCGCGTGGCGCGTCGCGGCTGATCGGCTGGCCGGACGTGAACTGGCGGATTCTGCGCCAGCGCGACGAGAAGGACCCGAATGCCGAGCCGGCGCCGGACTCGCCGCGGTTCTTCTCCGCGTACGGCCGTGATGTGGACGTGCGCGAGGGCCGACTGCTGCACGACTCCCGGACTCGGCACCTGACGTTTGTCGAGGGCGGGCGGAAGGCGACCGAGCAGTCCGAGGCGCTGGCGAAGCTGCTGGTCTACGTGCGCGACAACCAGGGTCAGTCGGCGGACGCGATCGAGAAGAAGCTGAAGGTCCAGGGCGTCGGCCGCAACGACGTGCGGAAGGCGCTCGCGGACGCGGTGTCGCGCGGCTACGTGCTGGTCGTGCCGGGCCGGTCGAACTCGCGCCTGCACGACATCACCGGAACGGGCCGGGCCACGCTGGCGCTCCTGTCGGGCGCGGACCCGGACGATGTGGACATGTCCACGCCGGATGAGCGGACGTGGTGCCAGCAGGATCGCGCCCACATCACACCGGCGGACGTGGCGGCCGGGCACGTGCTGTGCCGGGCCTGCCGAATCGAACAGGAGGCGGCGTGAGCGCTAGTTCGCCAGTTCGCCGCAGTTCGCCACCTTGAAGTGGCGAACTGGCGAGCCGGACAGTGATCTTGCGTTTTTGCAGGTCAGGGCCAGTTTGTCAGTTCGCCACCCCTAATCCGGCATTTGATCTTCATTTCCGCAGGTCACCGCTGTTCGCCAGTTCGCCACCCCTAAAGGAGGTGGCGAACTGGCGAACTACAGACCGGCCCGGCGAGGTGGCGAACTAAAAGTGGCGAACTACTACCGCAAGTCGTAGATGAGAAATCCGAGCCCACCTTCCGTCGGTGCGCTCTTGACCTTCAACCACAACCCGAGGAGACCCAGATGATCGGCATCAGCTTCGCCAAGGACATCGCCGAGTCCGTCGCCGCCCCCGACAACACGACCTGGGGCACGTTCGCCGGCGGCCTCAACGTCGTCCGCGCCACCTCGAAGACCGCCGCGTACGCGACCGCCTGGCAGGCCGCGAACCGCCGCCGGACGACCGTCCAGATCTACGCGGTCATCGGCCGCGGCTGGACCCAAGTCGACGTCGTCCAGCCCACCGGCACCGAGCTGTGCGAGTGGTCGCCCGGCACCCAGATGCGCGCCACCGGCGACCAGGCCCAGGACTGCCTCGCGCCCGCGCAGCTTTCCGTCGGCCGACGCGAGAACTGGCACCTGTGCGGCGCGTGCGCCGACCTGCCGAAGTTCCGGCGCATGAACCGGCTCGGCCAGCTCTGACCATCCCGACCGCACCCGAGGAGACCCACATGACCGCGCTGCCCGCCCTGATCAACGACGTCCCCGCCGACCGCTGGGGCACCTGGTGCACCCACGGGCACCGGATCGTCGAGCCCGACCCGAACGCCCCGTGGCTGAACGAACACACCCCGAAGAGCCGAATCGTCGACCCGTGGCCATGCACCGCCGACGGCTGCATCCGCGCCCAGTTCGAGACCGACTGCGCCAACGAAGAGGCCAAGTACGAGCGCGAGCGGTGGGCCGAGTACCGAGCCCTGACCTACTGACCGAAGGAGACGCCGAATGCTCCACCAGCCCGCCGCCAGCCACCCGGCTGCCGAGCCGTTCCACCCGGACGAGGACTGCACGAACGACCCCGTCATCGGCGGTGACCCGCGCTCCGGATGCGCCCTGACCGTGACGTGCACGCTCCGCTGCCACCTGCGCTGGCTCGACGGCCAGGCCCAGGAGAACGACGCGATCGCCGACCGGCTGCGCGTCGAGTGGCTGGCCGAGACCCCGAACACCGGCACCGAGGAGAACCAGTGACCGCGCTCGACCGCCTGATCAGCATCGACGCCGAAACGAACGGCCTCGCCGGCCGCGCGTTCGCCGTCGCCATGACTCTCTCCGACCCGTCCGGCGAGCTGGACACCTTCGTCCGCCGCTGCGGAATCGGCGAGGCCGTCACGAACGCCTGGGTCGCCGACAACGTCCTGCCCGTCATCACGGACATCCCGGTCAACTGCCCCGGCGGCTACCCGCAGATGCTCGCCCAGATCGGCATGCAGATCGAAAAGTGGGGCGGCCGGGAGATCCCGCTCGCCGCGCACGTGGCCTGGCCGGTCGAGGCCCGCCTGCTCCTGGACGTGTACTCGCACGAACGGGTCTGGGAAGGCCCGTACCCGCTCTACGACGTGTCGTCCGTGCTGCTCGCGAAGGGCGAGCCGCCGCTGTCCGTCGACGACTATCTGACCCGGCACGGCCTGCCGCTCCCAGACGGGTCCCCGCACCACCCGCTCTACGACGCACGGGCGGCCGAGCGCTGCCTCCGCCACCTGCTCGCCACGAACTGAGGAGACCACATGACCACGATCGACATCACCGACGAGATGATCGCCGCGTTCACCAGCGGCGCCGCCACCGCCGGAACGCACCCGCCCGCCACCCGGACCGCCGAGGTGACCCGCGCCGGCCTGTCCGCCGTCCTCAACGACCCGGCCGTCCGGCAGGCAGTCCTCGACGCGGTCAACGCCGAGCACGCCGACATGATCCGTAGCCTGCCCCGCTGGAACGACCTATCCGACCTCGACAAGGGTGCCGCCCTCATGCACCTGGCGAAGTGCGAGAACGAGGGCCGGGCGTACGCCGCCGAGCACTACCCGGCCGAGTTCATCGACGACCCGCGCCTGACCGCGCTCGACCCCGATGACGCCTGCGACCACGCGCTGTCGATGGAGGACGACCGCGACAGGCTGGACGACGACGAACTCGTGCGGCTCTACGACCTCGCCCTCCACCACAAGCGGGACGCGGCGTGACCGCCCAGACCGCGCTGCTGCGCGTCTCCGCCTGGTCGACCGCCATCCACGTGACCGACGACATCAGGCGGCCGGGCCGCCGGGGCACGAACGTCCTCTGGAACACGCCCGGCACGGACTGCGAGAACGCCGCCGATGGTGTCCTCATCGCGCTCGGCTGGGGCCGGACCGGACCGTGGACGCCCACGATCGACAACGACGCGCCGACCGGGGACTACTCCGGCGACTGGACCGCGCCCGTCGAGCCCATCACCGGACTGGAGACGACCCGATGACCAGCCCGAGCATTCGCCGTCAGGACGCGTCCGCGCACATGCCACTCGCTGTCTGCCTCGACGGCTACGTCATCGACCTCGTGCCGGACGCCGCCGACTCGACGTCGCCGGAAGGCATCGCCGCGATCCGGGGAGCGGCAGCGGCCAAGCTCGCCCGTAAGCCAGAGGACTTCGAGATCTTGCAGGTGTGTCACCTTCACCCCTCGTGGTCGGCGGTCGACTGCCTCATTTGCGAGCCGGCATGACCGATCTGACCCGCACCGTCGAGGACGGCCGGTACGAGCTCACCGGCCCCGCCGGGACGCTCACCTACACGCCTCCCCGCATCGGCCAGCGCCTTACCGACGCCACGCTCTCCGCCGACGGCGACCTGCCCCCGTGGACCGTCGCAGCCGGATACGCGCTCGACTGCGCCCGCGCCCACCAGAACGGTGCCGAGGCGCTCTGGGCCGAGCTGGAGGTGCTCTACGCCGCTGCCACCGAGACCGGTGGCCCCGACGGGTGCGCCCTCTGCGGTGTTGTCGAGCGTCAGCACGCCCAGCACTTCTTCGCCGGCCACCAGGGCGCCGACCGGAAGGGCTGGGTCGCCCCGGACGACCAGACCAGGCTGGCCCGGATGCGGGCGAGGCGAGCGGCAAGGACGACGGCATGACGGTCTTCAAGCACTACGAGCTGGCCTGCGACCACCCGGGCTGCTTCACCGCCTACCAGGCCAGCGTCGAGCAGGTTGACTCCCTACGCGATACCCGCGCTGGGGCGAAGGCCGCTGGCTGGACACGGGCCGAGAGCAGCGAGGGCGCGAAGCTCGACCGCTGCCCTGCGCACAGCGAGTGGGTGCCGGCATGACCGTGGATCACGACGCCCTGACCGCGCTTCTCGCCGACCTGTACGAGACGTGCGGCGGCGGCCGGCCCGACGTCGACCCGGAGTGGGGCGGCCTGCTCCTCGACGTCGTCACGGCCACGCTCGACCCGGACGAGCTGGCCGGCTACCCGACCACGCTGCGGGCGTTCGTCCAGCTCCACCACGACGACCTCGCCAGGATGATCCGCGAGTTCGGGCCGGACAGCGCGTTCGCCAAGCACATCTGGCCGTACGAGCTGGTCCGGACCCCGCACGCCATCGCGCTGTGCGAGCGGCTGACCGTGCGCCCGTTCGCGCTCAAGCACTGGTGGAACGAGACGTTCGAGTCCGAGACCCCATTCGACGACCTGGAATGCGCGTGGGGGAGAGGCTGATGGCCGCCCGCCTGCGCAAGCTGTGGTGGACGTACGGGCCGACGTTCCAGTGGCGCAGCTTCCGCCTCCACGGCGAGCCACCGAACGGCGCCTGGCAGCCCCTCCGGATCACCCAAATCGTCGGCAGCCGGAGCTGGTCGCTCGCCATCACCCGAATCGGGCCGGTCCAGAACCCGCAGGGCAGCCCGTTGAACAGCACGACCAGCACCGAGGAGAACTGATGCCCAGCAACGTCGACACCGCCACCGGCGTGCTTCGCTGCGCCGGAAACTGCGGTACGACCATCGCCCTGAACGCGTCCGGCCCGATCCGGCCCGTCGACCTGCCGCACATCCGCGAATGCGGCTGGGTGCTCGTCGACGACGCCTGGACCTGCCCGACGTGCATCCCGGCCGGCTGGCCGCCGCCAACCGAGGACCACCTGCACGTCACCCTCGCCCGCGAGGCGAACAGCGCCGGGCTGACCGTCACGCGGCTTATGCCGGTCGACTGCGACCACCCGTACGAGCAGTGCTTCACCCTCCAGTTCTGGAAGCGCGACGGCACGCTGTGGGCCGAGAGCCAGCACGAGAGGGCCAGCGCGATCCGGGCGCACATCGCCCGGCAGAGGCAGGGGATCGTGGCCAGCCTGCCGCCGCGGCGCCGCCGGCTGAAAGCGTGCGTCGAGGCGTGGCCCGAGGCCGAGACCGGCGACTACGACCCGCGCTGCTGCCGGTTCCCGAAGTCGTGCAGCGCGAGCGTGTACGCCGACGAGCACGTCACCGACGCCGACCTGGAAGACCTGAACGCCGAGGAGAACCGATGACCGACACCCGCACCGACACCGAGCGGCTCGAACGCGCCGCCGAGGAACTCTCCGGTATCGCCTACACCGGGGCGTGGCGGACCATCGAGGACCCGCGTATCCGTAGCTTCGTCGCCGAGCACGTCATCGGCGCGTGCCGGGACGTGGCGAAAGCGGCCGGCCTGGACGACGTCGTCGCCGAGTGCACCAAGCTCCTCGCCGAGGAGGCACGGTGACCGGCCGCGGTATTGCGTTCGATTTCGCCCGCGACCTGCGCAAGCCCGAGGTTCGCGAGCGCCTGGCCCTGCTCGGCTTCGACGGCGACGCCGGAGACGTGATCCTGCCCTGGTTCGACGACGAAACCCACGCCGAGGCGTCCCGGCGGATCCCGGCCGACTGCCGTCGGGCCCTGCTCGTCGCACCCGACGCCGACCTGCCGTCAGGCTGGACGATGCAGTGGGCGAAACCGCAGCCGTGGCCACCGAACAACTCTCGCAGGCCCTGCCGCTGGCGAGTTGACTTTGGCAGGCTGAAACAAAGGCGGCAGGAGGAGGATCTGATGTGCGACGAAAATTACTCCGACTTTCCGAGCAAGATCGACATCGACTATGGAGACATTACGGACGACTGGCACCCGGACAACCCGCAGCCTGGCAGCGATCAAGGCGAGGAGCCGGCCCTTCCTCCGATGGGCGAATGGTCTGAAGACTTGGAATCTATCTCCGAGGACCCTTCCCAGCCTTGATCAGGAACTGGTCAGATCCCCGGTGGCGCGCGTGACCGCGTACGGCCACCAGTTCGGATGCCCGCACACGTACAGCATCGGGGCGGTGGAGCCGTCGCCGCGGGCGAGCGCGGCTCTGCCGATGACGATGTCGAGCGGGGCGCCGGGGATCCGGACCGGTACCTCGGCCCCGTTCGCGCCGGTCAGCGTCCATCCGAACCGGCCGTCCGCGGACGGCTCCGTGTCACCGCGGAGCAGCTGCACGTCGAGTTCGGGGGTGCGGATGGGTTCGCCGGCCAGGACGGCGCCGTGCTCCTGGATGGCGGTGACGAACGCGGCGAGGACGAGGGCGGCGGCGTCCTCGGTCGCGTCCGGAATGGGGTCGGTTCCTGGGTTGATGGCGCTCACCCACGCAGACTAGATCAACAACGGAACCGGTGGGTACCAGCGCCAGCCGGACCGCCACCCACGCCCGGGATGGCACACCTACCGCCCGAACGGCCGGATCGCGCCGTCACTGCCCCCGCGCACAGCCGCCACACAGGACACTCCCAGGGCGGCCGGGTTCGGGCTGAGCTCGGCCGCACCCATCAGCCCACCTCGGCCCGCACACGGAGGCGACCATGACCCAGCCGACCTCACCCGACGCGTCGCAGCTGACCACCCCCGGCCCGGACACGCACCCGCCGTCGGCCACGCCTCCAACCCCGCGCCCGGCCCCGCGCCCCGCCGGCCGGAAGTGGCTCCTGCTCGTCGTCGGGGGAGTGGCTCTGCTCGCCGTCATCGGCGGCACCGCGGTGATCACCGCAGCCGCGGTCGGCAGCGCTGGAACACCCGCCCCCACAGCCTCTCCGACCGCGCTCACCGGATGGGCCGCCGAGCAGCAGGCCCCCGAGAAGCCCTTGATCGTCGCCGCGAACACCTGCGACCGCGGTCGGTACGGCGTTACCGTCGCCGACGGCAACAAGACCTTGATCGTCGACACCGGGGCTGCCTACGACCAGACCATCCTGTCGTGCGTCCTCGACGAGTTGAAGGCGCCGGAGTCGGTCCGGTCGCAGATCGCGCAGACGCGAGCGCTTGACGGCCGGCAGCAGGCGACGTGGGGGGACTTCAGCGCGTCGTGGACGTATCACCCCGACAGCGGACTGGACATGATCGTCACCGCGGCATAGCTCCACAGGGTGACTGCGGGGCGGCGGCTGTCGCACCCCGCCGCTACGCTCTGATCGCCAGCCGAGGTGGAACGGCCCGCACTCCCGAAAGGTCGAGTGCGGGCCGTTTGCATTCACTTGCCAGCGTCCGCGTCCGCGGGCGGCATCGCCCGCCGCGATTTCGGTATCGGGAAAAAAGTCTCGGTCACGCGGACGTGTTCCACTCTCGGGTGCGGTGCCGGCTGGTTGCAGGCGTCAGGAGTTTTGAACCGGAGGTCTCGGGCGGCTTGAGGTTGGGCATTTTCCTTTGGGATGTCCGTGATGGGGTCCAGTCGCATGTATGTAGTCAACCGGCCTGGGACTTCTAGGGCGAGCGGCTGAGCATGCCGTTCTGGGCCGGTGCGATCGGTAGCGTGGTGTGTTGTTCAGCCGGCAGGGGTCTTCGGTGGCCGGCCGCCCTTGCTTACCTCGGTGCGGTACGGGAGCAACTTCGGTAGCAACTCGGGGCCCGATTCGGACGCGACGGCGCGCAGGCATGCCTGGATGAACTGCTGCAGCGTCCAGCCCGCCGGCACGAGCACGTTGCGTGCCGCGTCCTGTTCGTCGGCGGGCGCGCGGACGTTGACGCGGGAGTCGCGGTGCGGGTCGGGGTGGGGCACGTGATCAGTGTGCCAGCTTGTGGTCCAGTTTCCGCCATCCGTGAACCGCAGCCACTCGCCCGCGCATGCGCCGATCGGTAGACTGGGCGCAGAACTGGACCACATGTTTCTAGCTGGAGGAACTGAATGCTGAGCATCGACGAGTACGCGATCTCCGTGGTAACCGACGGCGCCGAATCCACCGCCGAGGACGACCTCAACGAGAACGACGACATCGCCGAGGAGGACCACCGGGCTGCGATCGCCCGCGCCTATCGGATCATCTGGGCCATCCGCGCCTACCCGAACGAGATCCTCGCCCTCGCCGACCGGCACACCGCCGAGCACCCCGGGGACGCGGCGTGAGCGACCCGTTCGTCACCGGCCAGATGACCCCTGGCTACGCGCCCGGCCGTGCGCTCCGGATCCCGGACCCCGACGAGGGCCAGCCGCTCACCGACGACATGCGCGCCGCGATCGACGCCGGGCACGTCGCCCAGGTCGTCGTCTTCTGCGACGGCTGCGGCGTCGAGCACCGGGCCGACTACACCGGCGCCGACAAGCACACGAGGTTCGCGGCAGCCCGGCAGCACCTCGCCGACAACGAGCGGTGGGACACGTCCGGCACCCTCGACCTGTGCCCGGCCTGCAAGGCGGTACCGGCGTGAGCAGCGACGAACAGCGCGAGCTCGCCGAGCAGCTCGCCTACGTGATCGTCCCGAACTGGGCCGGGCCGCTCCCCGCCGACCTGCTCCACCTCGACACGGTCCCCGCCCGACTCGGCGGCGTCGTCCACAGCCTGTTCGTCGAGCTCCAAGGCGACGGCGGCGTGATGCCCCACCGCCTCTCCCCGAAGGGCAACCCCGACCTGGACCTGCTCGACATCGACCAATCCCCGCGGTACGCGTACCCACCCGACGACACCGACCGGGCCAAGATCCCGGCGGACACGCTCACGCTCATCGACGCGATCCGCGCCCAGGAGATCGCCCGGCACGACGCGACCGGCCCGCTGTCCGAGGTCATCGCGGGTTTCGTCACCGCCATCCTGGCCGTCATCGAGGCCGGGTACCAGCTCGTCCCGCAACGCTACGACGAGGACGGCGTCCACCTCGGCGAAGGCGACGACATCGCGCCCGGCCTGGTCGAGGCGTTCCGGGAGGCGGCGGCATGAGCGACACGCTCACACCGGACGAGGTGTCCCGGATCTGCCTGATCGTCTGCGACGGGCACGGCGAGGACCTGTGGACCGACGGTCTGCCGGTACCCGACGTCATGGCATGGTTGGAGCGCCATCGGGACTGCGACGTTGAAATTCACTTCGACGACCGGATGGGCCTGGTCCCGACCGGTGGGCAGGAGGCTACGTGACCCGCGTGCTGCGCCGCGCGTTCGCGGTCGCCGTCTGGGTGCCGCTGTGGCTGTGGGACACCGCCACCGGCAAGCCCGTCCGGCCCAGGCTCCGTGACGGCCTCACCTGGGCCGACGGCATCTACCCTCCGGCCATCCGGATCGGCGACCGGCACGCCGTCGTGCGGAGAAGGAGCCCCCGGTGACCGACCCAGAGGGCGACGCCGACCGCGCCGAGATGGACGCGCAGATGGACGCCCTCGACATCAAGGTCGGGCTCGCCGCCGAAGCCCACCGCTTCAGAACCGCAGGCCCCGAACGCTGGCCCGGCGGCCTCGACGAATGCCGAGGATGCCTCCACCCCAACCAGGCTGGCGCCGCGGCGATGGGCGTGGACCAGGCATGGACCCCGGTTGCGCTGAAGGCTGCCGTTGACCGGCAACAGGAACTCCAGAACGAGAACGATGCCATCAAGGTTGGGCGCCGCGCCCGAGACGAGTACGTGCGTGACGCCGAGAGGAAGCGGATCGCGGCGTACCTCGACCGGATGGCCGCGTCGAAGCAGCGGATCGCAGACGGGTTCCCGACCGGCTACCCCGCCGCCGAGCACATGCAGGTCATCGCGCTACAGGAAGCCGCAGACGCGGTCCGTGACCCGGCCACCTGGGAGGACACGCCGTGACCGCCGTCGAGCCGCAGCAGCTCATCGCCGCCCTCGTCACCCACGGCTGGATCGAGGCCGGCCGCCGCGCTGGCCTCTACGTCCGGCTCCGGCAGCCCGGCTCCGACCGGCAACGCTCGATCGTCGTCCCGCTCGACCCGACGTTCGGTGACTACGAGGTGCTGCTGGCCGAGGTGCTCGGCGAGCTGGAGGATGCAGCCCAGCTCGGCGTTCGTGCCCAGGCCGTCCTCGGCGGCATCGGCGTCGACGCGCCCCGGCTTCCGTCGGCTGAGGATCTTGACGAGGCGATGTGCTCCGTCTGGCTCCACGGCGACTGGCGGTGGCTGACCCGGAACATGACCACCGAGCAGCGCGAAGCCGCCGCCGACGCGGTCACCCGGCGGACCGCGGTCATGGATGTCGAGGAAGGCGAGCCCGTGCAGGAGCGGGCCGGGCTGCGCTGGTGGCGGGAATGAACGCCGCGACCGAAGAGATCAGGTCGGAGGCGGCGAAGATTTCCGGCGGACCAAGTACACGATCACGCCTACGAGTGCCCCGATAGCGATCAGAGCAATGACAGGGCAGGCAAGCACCGCCCAGTGCCACGTCGACATCACGGCCTGCACCCCCAGAATCGACTGCCCCAAGCAGACCACCCGGAGGGCGCCGTCGTTGGCCAAACCGAAGAAAGGCGAGTTATGACCTGGCCCGTCGTCGCCCTCACCGGGCACTGGAAGCTGGGAGCGGCCGAGGAGTGGGTCCGCGCCCAGCTCGCCGCCGGGATCGCCCGGCTCCGCGACCAAGGCACGCACACCGGCCGGTCGGGTATGGCGCTCGGCGCGGACACGATCTGGGCCGAAGAGATCCTCGACGCCGGGCTGCAGCTGCACGCCGTCGTGCCGTTCGAGGCCCAAGCCGACCAGTGGCCGGCGCACGCCAGGCTCCGCTGGGAGCGGCTCCGCGCCGGCGCGCACGCCGAGACCGTCGTCGGGCCGAACCCACGCGACTACGTAAGGACGGTCGCCGCGCTGCACTACCGCAACCAGGTCTTGCTGGACCCGCCGAGCGCCGGATGCATCGCGGTCTGGGACGGCAGGGAACGCGGCGGGACGTGGCAGGCGGTCCGGTACGCGCGGAAAATCGGGCTGCCGATCGTGTGGGTTGATCCAGTGCGGCGGGTTGTCGAGCGGGTGACGTAGCCCTCATTTAACGAGAACTTGCAGGAATGCAAGAAGCTGGCGACCGGCGGGCTTATGTTCCGTGAGCCCTATTCGCCAGGCATGAGGAGGGTCCATGGCCTCGCTACCTGACACGCTCGACCTGCTGCGGCAGATGTACGTGCGTCTTGAGGAACAACGAGCCAATCCTGATCCGACGACGGTCGCCCAAGCACGCCTGCTGGCGGCGCTCGCCGAGCTGGAGGCTGCTCGGCTTTCGGCCGAGGCGGCTGGAAAGTCTACGGTCGCCGCAGAGAACTTCGGAACCTTCGTTCGGCACTACGCGTCCGTCTCCCGGCCGTAGCTAAGCCTCGGTCGCGCCCGCTTGTGTAGAGCGGGAGCCGTACTTCCGGTTGAGCGTGGCCCGACTCTGGCCCGTCTGCTCGCACAGCACAGTGTCGGGCACGTCCAGGTCGCGGGCCTCTTTGATCGCCGCCCACATCTCCGCCTCGATACGGATCTTCTGCTCGGCGAGGGCGGCCGCGCGCTGAACGGCGTTTCGCTGCTCGGCGGTCGCGGGGGTCCAGGTCGGGCGGATCACGGCGCTCAACGTACCACTGTCGTGTCTCACTTGATACAACCCCCTTTGGCCGTTACTGTCTCAGCAGAGACATTAACGCTTCCTGGAGCCGTCCAGCGCAAGGAGCCCAATGCAGATCACCCGTCAGCCCGACACCCTCGTCGACAACCGCCACGACCGGGACCGCTACGCCGGCCGGGTCGACGCCCTCGACAAGGTCAAAGCGCTCGTTCTCCTGCCGGACGACGTCCACGCCACGACCGAGATGGTTGCCGCGTACTACGAGGTCCCGATCAAAACCGTGCGCTCCGTGGTTGTCGACCACCGCGCCGAGCTGGAGATCAGCGGCTACCAGGTGATTACCGGCCAGCCACTGAGCCGTCTTAAGGAGCTCAGTGGAATCGCCACACGTAGCCCGAGCTTGGCGCTGTTCCCGCGCCCAGCGGTCCTTCGGGTCGGCATGCTCCTGCGCGACAGCCCCGTTGCCGTGGACGTGCGCACCTACCTCATCGAGGCGGAGAGGGCCGCACGACTGGTCGTCCCGCCGCCAGCGCCTCCGGCTGTGCCCGACTTCCGGGACACCGCAGTGGCCGTGGACGTACTCGGCCAGATGCTCGAACTCGCCAAGGAGCACCAGGCGCTGGAGCTGGCGAACGCCATTCAAGCCCGCGAGCTGGCGACGACCCGCCCGAAGGCCGCGTTCGTCGACAACTTCGTCAACCCGACCGGCGACACCACCCTCGTCCGGATCTTCGCCCAGCAGATCGGCATGACCGAGGGCGACCTCCGCACCTGGCTCGAAGGCCACGGCCTCATCTACCGGCGGTTCGTCGAGAAGCGCTGGTCGAAGTCGAGGCGGGCCATGGTCGACGAGTGGCAGTGGCTCGCGCGCGCCGGCTACGCCACCTGGTTCTCCGTTAAGGACCAGCCGAACGCGCCGCGCCACCACAACGGCCAGTACCGCACCACCCTCTACGTCACCGCCGTCGGCAAGGAGAGGATCCGCGCTCTCCTCGCCAAGCGGCCCGCCGCGATCGAAGCCTGAGGACAACGTGATCCACGACCGCACCATCTTTCGCATCACCAACATCGCCCTCGACGACGAGGAACGGCCCGCCCAGATCACCTTCGTCGCTAACGACGACGCTGCGGCGCTCCTCAACGACTACGCCGAGTACCCGACCACGCAGCGGGTGCTGCTCGGCGACGGCTTCGACCACCAGTTCGTCCTCACCGTTGCCGAGGCCGCGGACATCCTCGCTGGCATCTACGGCGCGGAGGGCCCGGCCTGGGCGCGGATCCGCTGCGTGCTCGCCGACCTGTTCCACACGTTCTGGCCCGACAGGTCCGAGGACGGGTACCGGGCCGAGTCCGCAGGCAAGGGCCGCCCGATGGACCGCACAGACCCGGCCCACGACCTGCTCCGCGTCGCGCAGATCATGCGCGTGCTCGGTCGGCGCGACTACCTCCCGACCGCATCCGACGTCTACCACGAGTGGGGCGCCCAGCATCCCGGCGATGTCCGCGCCTGGCCGAAGCTCAGCGAGCGGGTCGAGAAAGCGCTTCAGCAGCTCGCGCTCGCGGACGGCATCTACCGGCAGGAGGCCCCGATCCATATCCACCAGGACGAGCTCGCCGCGCTGCTCGCCGACCCCAATCCGACCACCGCCCTGGAGGCATCCTGATGACCATCACCGCGACCGTCCCGAACCCGCCCAGCATCGACGCCGCAGTCCGGGACGCGCTCCCGAACGGCTCCGTCGTCACCATCGACGGCGTCGAGCACCCGATCCCCGATACCGAGTTCGACGGCGGCATCCCCTGGACCGGCACCGGCTACCGCCTCAACCAGGCCGTCCGAGCAGCCGGCTACCGGATCGTCGGCGCGTTCACCACCGTCGGCGACCAGGTCGAGTTCGACGTCGAGCCGCTGGAGCGTGCCGCGTGACTCTGGCCGTCGAGCGGAAGTTCGCCGTGACCATCGTCTACACCGGGGTGCTGCGCACGCCGGACCGCTTCAACACCGAACGTCTCGCCGCCGCGATCGAGCTGGTCACGGCCGGGGAGATCCGGTCCGCGGCCTCCGCGCTATCGGAGCGATACCCGCTCATGGGCGACCGTGACGCCTTCGAGTACGTCCGCGCCGCCCAGCTCCTCATCGACCACAACCTCGTCCAGGAGGCGACCGCATGACGACCCTAACCCGCCAGCACGACACCATCCCCGAGGAGTCCGGCATGGTCCGGCACCTGTGGTCGGTGTCCGCCGGCTCCGACACTGTCACCCTGTCCGCGCTCCAGTCCGCGCTCGACCTGCCCGGCATCGCGAGCCTCCCGAAGGCCGCCCGCGACCTGACCGCGGAGACCCGCACCGGCACGTGGCTGTTCAACGTCCTCGGCGCGGGCCACAACGGCATCGACGACCAGGACGCGTTCGGCCACGCGACCGCCGGACCGGTCTGGGCCGAGATCGCCGCCGCTGGCGTGACCGACGACGCCGTGTACGGGCAGTTGGAGACCATCCACGCCCAGGTGTTCGGCGGTGCCGCGTGATCCCGGTCCCGTCCGTCGCCTGGCCGCTCAACGGCGTCACCTCGCAGCAGCTCACCGAGGCGCTGGCCGCGTCCGGGTTCGACCTGCCCGCCCTGATCGGCTCCGTCTGGCACGACAAGGACTCCGGCAGCTGGCTGACCGACGACGACCGCGAACTCGTCCACGTCGTGTCGGCAGGGAACACCGTCTCCGGCTGGCAGGTGAGCGTCGTCCGGTACTTCGACACCGGCGGCCCGCTCAAGGAGGTCGGCCACGGCGTGATCTACCTGTCCCGGCTCGTGGCCGAGTTCGAGCACGTCCAGGACGGTGCCGCGTGAGCGACACACCCGTCTACCCGCCGAAGTCGTGGGCCGACGCGATGAACTACGCCCACATGACCTACGCCCGGCTACTCGGCCGCCGCCAGACGGTCCGCGGGCACCGCAGCTACGACGGGCAGTGGGTCTACCAGGCCCGGAACAAGCAGGTCGGGAGCGTCTGATGCGTTCCGACGTGAAGCGCCTGGCCCCGCTCGTCGTGCTGCTCGCGCTGGCCGGCTGCACCACCGCCCCCGACCCGCAACCCGAGCCCGCCGACCCGCCCGCCCTGGAGGTGCCGATCGCGGGCGCCGACGACACCGACGTACCAGACTGCGACGCCGAGGACCGGCGCCGGCGCGAGCTGCCCGACTGCGGCTGGTACGACCGCGGCGTCTACCGCGAGTGGACGTGGGTGGCAGCGGGCCGTACGACACCGCCGCGCGGCTGGAGTGCGGCGGCCGAGCAGCGGCCGGCCGTCACCGTCGCGCCCGCCAGGAGCGCGCCCACACGCGTGTCCGGCGACGACCGGCGTGAGCCAGCACCGACCAAGGGCAAGCCGACAAAGCGAGGGAAGCGATGACCAACATCCGCAACGACCTGGCCGAGCACATTCGCCGGACCGACGGCGGCAACAAGCTCACCGCCCACGAGCTGGGCATGGAGATCGCGGTTCGGGTCGTACCGCTGCGCCTCGACCTGTACGGCGACGACGTGATCGCGTTCGTCGAGGCGACCAACCCGGACAAGACCATGGGCGCGGGCGCGCTCGCCGACGCGATCGTGGACCACTTCGGGCTCGACGGCGAGGAGGCGGCGTGACCGACTGGATGCTCGTCCTCGCCGGGATCGCAGCCTTCCCGGTCCTGGCCTTCGCCGGCTACTACGGGTGGCGTGGTCTCCGGGCCGCGAACCGGTGGCTGCGGCTCTACTTCAACGAGCTGAGACTCGACAAGGTCACCAAGCGGGCGCACTTCGGGGCGGTCGCCGCCAGCTCCCGCCGCATCTGGGCCATCCCGCTACCCGGCAGCGCTGCGATCGTCATCGCCGCCGGCATTCACCACCACGACAAAGAGCCCGCCTACCGGGCGCTCCTGCCCGTCCTCACCCAGGGCGAAGACGACCGACCCAAGCCCGCCCGGATCAACCCGAAGTGGCTGCGGCGCGGCCAGCCAACCGAGCCGACCGTCACGTTCGACGAGGAAGACTGACCGTCGCCTGACCTGCACCATCCGCTCGATCAGGGGCGGCCCGGACTTAATCAACTGGCCTGCCCGAGCGTGCCAGTGGGTAGAGTTAGGGCCGCCCCTAGCGTGTACGC